CCGGCTCCGGCGGGAGGCGGCCGCGTACCGCCGTGACGGCGCGGAGGACCCCCAGTGAAGTGGCTGGTGAAGCTGACCGCCGGGCACCCCGGGGAGGAGGTCACCGCGGACCGGTACCGCATGGACGCCGGCGGCTCCCTGGTCCTCACGGATGGGGACGTGTTCCAGCAGCGGCTGGTCCGCGCGTACTCCCCGAACGCGTGGCACTCCGTGGCCCCCGTCCAGGAGCCGTCTACCCCGGAGACCCGCGCCGCGGCCGTCCGGAGCGTCCGGTGAGCCGCGGACCGCTGGCGGAGCTGCTGTGCCGCCTGGGCCACCACAGCCTCACCCGCTGCGCCGGGCGCCTGGACCACCGGTGGCGGTGGAGCACGAAGGACCGCCGCTGGGTGGCCACCACGGAGCACACCCCGCCCACGTCCAGCCTGCAGCGCCGGTGGGACGCGCAGTTCACCAGCCGCGGACGCCACGGCGGCCAGCAGTGACCCGCCGCGGGGTGCTCACCTTCCTGGCCGGCGCCGCCACCCCGCCCGCGCTCACCGTCCTGGTGGGCACCTGGGTGCACGTCACCACCCCGGGCACGGAGTGGACCTGCACCGTCTGCGGCTACCGCACCGGCCCGCGCCGGGAGACCACCCTGGCCGTGGCCTGGCTCCGGTGGAAGCGGCACGTGCACTGGGACCGGCGCCGCGGTGACTGCGTGCCGGAGCCCACCTGGTGAGCGACAGCCCAGGCCCCGTCTGGGACTCCCTGGTGGCTGACCTGGGGGAGCCGGAGCGGCGCCCACCCATCCGGCGGCTGGACACCCGGCCGCCCGTGCCGGTCACCGGCCCCCAGCCGGCGGTGCGCGTGCCGGGCGGGGCCACCGCCGTCTCCCGCCTCACCCGGGCGGAGTCCCGCCGCCGCATGGCCGCAGCTGAGGAGGCTGCCTGGCAGGACGATCAGCCCACCACCAGCATGTTACTGACGGGTACAGATGCCCGAACCCCACCGGCGGGAGACCGCCACCAGCCAGCTGAGGAGCCCCACCCGTGAGCGTCACCGTGCACGTCACCCCCATCGTGGCCACAGACCGCGCCCTGACCCAGACCCACGCCACCGGCGCCAGCGTGGACGTGGACTCCCGCGGCGCCCTCACCGTCTACGGACCCGGGGACGCCGTGGTGGCCGGCTACGCCCCCGGCGTCTGGCGGGACTACGCCGTGGCCCCGGACGAGACCACCGCGGTGGCAGACCGTGGCTGACCGCATCTGCGCGCACTGCACCGCCGGACGGCACCACCACTGCACCGGCCTGGTCTCCCTGGGGGAGGGCGTCCGCGGCGTGGCCCGCTGCGCCTGTCACTGCCAGCACGGCCAGCCCGCCACCCAGACCCCAGCGCCCGCGCCCACCGTCTACCGCCCCCGGCTCCTGGTGGACTTCGACGGCGTGCTCCACGCCTACCCGGACGGCTGGCAGGACGGCACCGTGTACGGCGGGCCCATGCCCGGCGCCCAGGCCGCCATGGCGGAGCTGGAGCAGCGCGGCTACGAGCTGGTGATCTTCTCCACCCGGGACGCGTTCCAGATCAGCGCAGCCCTGGCGGACTGGGGCTGGCCCGCTTACCGCATCACGAACGTGAAGGAGCCCGCCGCGGCCCTGATCGACGACCGGGCGGTGCGCTTCCAGGACTGGCCGCAGGCCCTGGAGGAGCTGCAGCGCCGCCACCCCGTGCGCGGCCGGGAAACCCGGACGGCGCCGGACGCCCTGCACTGCTGCTACCTCACCCCCGGCGGCAGCGGCTGCACCATGCCGTCCACCTTCCGGGTCACGGCTCAGGACACCGGGGACCCGTACAACGGCACGGAGTCCTGCACCCTCCACGTGGGTGACCTGCTGGGCTCTACCACTGACCGGCCCGCCACCGGCTGGCTGGTCACCCCGCTGCAGGTGGACCGTGGCTGACCGGCGGCTGCGGCTGGTCACCCGCCGGAAGCGCCGGGACATGACCGTCATCTGGACCCCGGAGGACGCGGCCGCGCTCACCGCGGAGCTGTCCCGCGCCCAGGCGGAGCGCGGCGTCCCCATCCCCCCGGAGGCCCGCCGTGGCTGAGCTGGCCGTGGACCCGGACGCGCCGTCCTGCGGCCGGTGCATCCGGTACGTGAGCGGGCCCCGCGCCGGGCGCGTGTTCGTCCGCTGCTTCTCCTGCATCGGGCTGGCGTCCGCGTACGCCCGCGCGGAGCAGGACGCAGCCCGCCAGCAGCAGGAGGACGCGGACCGGGCGGAGCACATGGCCGCCGCCCAGGACGCGGCCGCGGAGCCCTCCCTGCCCCCGCTGGAGGAGGCGGCTGCCGCCTGGCGGGAGCTGGACGGCGCGGTCACGGCCTACATGCTGGGAGAGGTGGACGGCGCCCGGGTGGCGCAGGTGCAGTACGCCAGCATGATCCGGGTGCACCGGGCCACCGCGGTCCGCGCGGACGGCGGCCCGGACCTGTGGCACTCCCCCGCCCCCGGACCCCAGCACTGGGACTGGCGGTGCCTGCGCTGCCACCAGCCCGTGGCCTACCACCCCGGCTGGTGGCGCCGGCTCCTCCACCGGTGGCAGCGGTGGGCCTGGTGAGCGGCGTGGCCACCGGCGCGTACTGCTGGGCGTGCTGGCACACCCACTCCGCCCGCGGCTCCTGCCGGCGCTGCCGCTGCGCCCACGCCCTCACCCGCAGCCCTGACCACACCCGGAGGACCCCGTGACCCAGCCCGTACAGGCCCGGTCCATGCGCATCACCCGCCTGGACCCGGGCGGGGACCCGGTGCCGGGCAGCACCCTCACCCTGGCTGGCACCGTCAGCTGGACCCCGGAGTTCCTGGCCCCTGAGGTGGAGCGGTACGTGGAGCGGCAGTGGCTGCCCCGGACGGCCACGCTCACCGTCACCGTGCGCCCCAGCCGCCGGATGCTCCGCCTGCTCATGGGCCCCCGCTGGCGGTACGACCGTCGCCGCCACCGCACCGTCACCCGCCGGAAGTACCGCGCACGCCAGAGGAGCCAGCGATGACCCGCACCACCTGGAGCACCACCCAGGACGTGCCGCCCGCCCCCTGGGCCGCACTGGTCAGCGACATGACCCGGCTGCTGACCATGACCGCCGCGTCCGGAGCCCACGTCACCGGCCCCGGGGAGGACGGCGGCCCCGTCCTGGACACGGAGACCATCGCGTTCACCGTCCACGCCCCGCCGGGGCAGCCCCTCACCGTCACCTTCCACCGCGCCGCCGGGGACGGGGAGGTCATCACCAACGCCCCGCACACGGACGGGATCGTGCTGGTGGCCATGGAGCGCGCCGCCCGCGCCTGGGGCGCCCTCCTCATCTGGGAGTCCGACGCGGGCACCGCGGCCCGCGCCGTCGCACAGACCCTGCTGTCCCGGCTGTACGCCCCGGATGACGCGGCCGTGTCCGGCGGGACCCTGCCCACCACCACGGACCAGCTGGCCGCCGCGGTGAGCCGCGCGTGGAACCGGGTCACGTACGGAGACCGCGGCGCCCCGGACACCACTGGCCGCGCGTGGAGCCGCGCAGCCTACGGTGACCGGCCCACCTCAGAGGCCCCGCTGGCGGACCAGCTGGGTGCCCTGATCCAGGAGCTGACCGCGGAGCGCGCCGGGGTCATGGCCGCCGCGCAGCTGGCCGGCGCCACCCCCAGCCCCGCCCCGGCCCCGCCGAAGGAGAACGCACCGTGAGGGCCCCGTACGCCCATCGCCGGGACCCGCGGTACGCCGTGGCCCGCGTCCTCTGCCGGCTCCGGGGCCACCGGTCTGCGTGGACCGGGACGCACTACTACTGCACCCGCTGCGGCGGGGCTGGAGCGGACCTGAACCCGTGACCGTGCACCTGATCGTCCGCTGTGAGGGCACCACCGCGGACCGGCCCACCGTGTCCCTGGAGCAGTGCCGCGGCGCGTTCCCCAGCCGGGAGACGCTGCCCGCCGGCGCGCAGCACGCCGCCCGGCAGGCCGGGTGGACCACCGTGCACGGACGGGACCTGTGCCCGGCCTGCTCACGGAGCCAGCCGTGACCACCATCAGCCTGGAGGAGGAGCGCGGGCTGCTGCAGCTGGCCCGCGCCGTCACCGGCCAGCACGTGCTCCTGAACCCCGGGGACCGGCACCGCGCTGATGACGTGCTGTCCGACGCGTGCGCCGGGGTGGCGGAAGCCCTCAGCCGCTGGGACCCCACCGCCGGCAGCCTGAACGGCTGGGCGTACCGCCGCGCCGCCGGTGCCGTCATCGACGGCCAGCGCGCCCGCTCCCCCCTCAGCCGCGGCGCCTACGCGCAGCCCGGCGGCCCGGAACGCGCCCGCGCCCTCACCCCCTCCAGCCTGGAGGAGCTGGCGGGCAGCGGCTGGGCCCCGCCCACGGAGGACCATGGCCTGCACGCCCTGGAGGACCGGGAGCTGGTGCAGCAGCTGCTGCAGCTGGTCACTCCTCTGGAGCGGTACGTGCTCATCACCTGCGTGGCCCACGGCTACTCCCAGACGGAGGTGGCCGCGCACATGGGCGTCACCGTGGCCGCCGTGAACCAGTGGAAGATGCGCGGGCTGCAGCGCATCCGGTCCGGCCGGGCCGCGCGCCGCTCCGCCCCCAGCATCACCCCGGTGCCGGACACGCTGCCGCCCACCCCGCGGCCGGTGACCCCGTGACCCGCGGCGCCGTCCTCCCCGGGCTCACGGACCCCGCCGTGATGACCCTGGACCAGCTGGACGCGGAGGTCCGTGCCCTGTTCGCGCTCCAGGACCGCGCGAACCGGGACCACCCCCGGGAGCGGTGGCACACCCCCGGGGACCTGGCGCAGGCACTGAACAAGCGGGTGGTGCAGACCGCCGCGCTGCAGGCGATTGACGCCGCACTGGTCCGGCTGCTGGACACCCCGGACGGCAAGCTCATCATCTCCATGCCCCCGCAGGAGGGGAAGTCCCAGCGGGCGTCCCGCGCGTTCCCCCTGTGGGCGCTGCTGCAGAACCCTGAGCTGCGCATCGCCCTGGCCTCCTACGAGGACCGGGTGGCCCGCCGCTGGGGCCGCGTCATCCGGGACGACATAGCCGGCCACCAGGAGGAGCTGGGGCTGTCCGTCCGCCCGGACGTCTCCGCGCAGCATGAGTGGCAGCTGGCTGACCATGAGGGCGGCATGTACACCACCGGCATCGGTGGTGCCCTGACCGGCCGCCCGGTGGACCTACTGGTCATAGATGACCCGATCAAGGACCGGAAGCAGGCGGACTCCCTCACCTACCGGGAGGCCGTCTGGGACTGGTGGACGGACGTGGCCTCCACCCGTCTGGCCCCGGGCGCGCCCGTGGTGCTCATCCTCACCCGGTGGCATGAGGATGACCTGGCCGGCCGGCTCCTGGCCTCCGCGGAGGGACCCCAGTGGGAGGTCCTGAACATCCCGGCGCAGGCGGACCACCACCCGGAGAACGGGGAGACGGACCCGCTGGGCCGGGAGCCCGGGGAGTACCTGGACTCCGCCCGCGGCCGCACCACCGCGCAGTGGGAGGAGCGCAAGGCCCGGTCCGCGCACACCTGGACCGCCCTGTACCAGGGCCGCCCCTCCCCCGCGGAGGGTGACCTGTTCAAGCGTGGCTCCTGGGCCCGCTACGGCGCCCCGCTCTGGGTGGTCCGGGATGACGGCACCCGCTGGGTGCCGCCCATGCCCGGGGACCAGCTGGCCCAGTCCTGGGACATGGCGTTCAAGGCCCACGACCAGGCGGACTACGTGGTGGGCGGCGTCTGGCTGAAACGGGGCGTGAACCTGTACCTGCTGGACATGGTGCGCCGGCGCATGAGCTTCACGGAGACCCTGGAAGCCGTCCGGGTCCTGGCCGCCCGCTGGCCGCAGGCCACCCTGAAACTGGTGGAGGACAAGGCGAACGGCACCGCCGTCATGGACATGCTGCGGAAGTCCGTGGTGGGCCTGCACCCCGTGGAGCCGGAGGGCGGGAAGATCGCCCGCGCCAACGCGGCCGCCCCGCTGGTGGCCTCCCAGAACGTGTGGCTGCCGGAGCCGGAGCTGCTGCCCAACGTGGAGGAGCTGGTGGTGGAGGCCGCCGCGTTCCCGAACGGCTCCCATGATGACGCGGTGGACATGATGACCCAGGCCGTCCTCCACCTGGTGGTGAACCCCCTGGTGGGTCAGGCCCTGGTGGGCTCCTCCACCGGGCTCCGCGTGGGCGGTGGCGGTGGCGGCCGGCGCCCGGGAATCGGGCGGTGAGCTGATGAGCTGAACCGTCCAGTGAGCAGTCAGCGGACGAACGCTGAGAGGTGCAGCAGCCGCCCTCACCAGCACGATGCAGAACGGACCTTCCCCGTGACCGTCCTGACCACTCTGACCCTGACCACCCTGACCCTGGAGCCGGGCGTTACCCCGTACCCCGCACCGCCGGGCACTGTGCCCTGCGCGGAGACCGCGGAGCTGCAGGCGGCACCGCGGGAGGAGCACCTGGCCGCGCCGGGCTCCCCCGTGGCCCGCGCCTGCGCCCGGGAGCAGACTGCCCCGGACGGCGCCCTGCCCGTCCGCTCCCCTGAGGGGAAGGTGGAGTACACCGTGCCGCCGCTGCGGTACCTCACAGACCTGGAGCTGGCCCAGTGGACCCACGCCCTGCTGGCGGAGCACGCCCGCCGCATCCCGCGGTACCCGCGGCCGTGACCGGGCCGGTGCCCTACCCGGCCGTGGCGCCCGGGGAGCCGGTCCCCGGGGAGACCCCGCCGGCACCGCACGTGCCCATCCACGGGGTGCGGGCCACGGCCGGGCCGCTGGCCGGTGTCCTGCGTGAGGTGCCGCAGCCCGCTGCGGCGGAGCGGGTGGCGGCGCTACAGGAGCAGATCACCGCGGACCCCGCGCTCACCCAGTGGCTGCGGAACTTCATGGCGGACACCCTGACGGACGCGGCCCAGCTGCTGCCCGGCTACACCGCGGCCGGGCTGACCGCTGATGAGGCGCTGCGCCGCATGGCCGCCGCCGCCCGCGTCCAGAACGGCCCGCTGTGGTGACGGCCCGCCTGCCCCGGGTGCGGCGGCTGCGCTCCGGCACGTGGGCGCTGGTCCACCTCCGCGGCGTGGACTGGCCGGGGCTGTCCGCGCGCACCGTCCGCGGCTGGGTGCGGGGCTCCCAGTGCCTGGCCCGCTGCGGCTCCGGCCACACGTACGGGCCCGGCTGCCTGCTGGGCCGGGACCGCGCGCTGTAGGTGATCGACTGGCACCCCACCGTCACCGTCGTACACTGGGGGTGACCAGTACCGGTCACTCAGAGGCGGGGGAAACGCACTGTGACGGTAAGCCTGGCAGGACTGCTCAGAGGACCCCAGCGGCACACCCTGATGGTGTGCACGGACACCGGCCAGTGGTGGGAGCTGATCGACGGGCACCGGGACCGCATCGGCTCCGTGCAGGACGCGGAGCAGCGGGTCCGGGACTGGGGGTGGGGTGACCCGGACGCGGAGGTCAACCTGACCAGCGGCCACCACTACACGGTGGCCAGGGTGGACCGCTCCACCCTGGAGGCCCTGCCCATGCACCCCGGCCAGGACGTGGAGCTGCGGCCGTGACCCCGTGGCTGCTGGCCGGGGCGGGCTGGCTGCTGGCCGCCCTCCTGGCCGCGCTGCTCATCGGCGCGGCCATGCGCCGCCGGGACCACCGCTCCCCGGAGTGGCTGGCCTCCCACGGCCACCACGTCACCCTCCTGCCCAGCGGGGAGGGCGCACACCACCCCTCCTGCTGGTGCCTGATGGAGGGCCACACCCCCGCCGGCACGGAGCTGCCGGTGAAGATGCCCACACGCGGGCCCCGCCGTAGCCCGTCCGGACAGGCCCGCGGGCGCTGATGGACGCGGAGCTGGCGCAGGTCCTCCTGGGAGGAGCGGGCGGAGCGGGGACCCTGCTGGTGGGCATGTGGGCCCGCGGCCGCTGGGTCCTCCGCCACCTGCCGAAGCAGGCCCCGCCAGCAGCCCCCGTCCAGCCGTCTGTGCAGCCCTGCACAGATGAGCCGGACTGGGGCACCCTGGCCGCCGCCCTGCAGTTCGTGCCGGAGTCCGTCCGCGCGGACTTCCTGCCCGCCTGGACCACCGGCGTCCGGCACGGCCACCGCCGCTCCACCCACCTGGTCCAGTGGTGCACCCGGGCGCACGCGGAGGAGCCCGCGGACTACGTGCGGCCGGAGGACCTGCGGTACACCGCCCCGTGGCATGAAGCCCGCTCCGCCGGCCAGGCCGCGGAGGAGCCCGCCACCGGCGCCCGGATGGAGGAGCTGGAGGCGCACCTGCTGGCGCAGGAGCAGAAGAAGTGGGAGGACCGGGCCCAGCACCAGCAGCGGGAGCTGGAGCAGCTGCAGGATGAGCAGCTGGCGCAGGACCTGGCCGTGAACGTGAAGCGCCTGGACGCCGCGATCCACACCCTGTTCCAGGAGACGCAGCAGCAGTACCGGGCCCGGACCCGGGGCCGGGCCGTGGACCCCCACGCCGCGCACGTCCTCATGGCCTACCACCGGTGGGCTCGCGGAGAGGACCCCAGCGGCTGGCTGGCCGCCGCGGAGGGCATGGCCACCCGGCACGGAGCACAGAAGGACGCCACCGCACTGGCCTCCGCCATGGCCACCTCCTGGGACCTGCGCACCCGCGGGCACGGGCGCCCGCAGGTGTGGCCGGCGGCGCCGGAGCCGGAGCGCGGTGCACGCCGGCTCTGGCGCCACCCTGAGGAGAAGAAGCTGACGCTGGCACTGGATGAGCTGGAGGACCAGGCGTCCCCGTTCCGCGGCTTCCCCACCCGGAGTGAGCTGCGCTGACCCCGGACCGTGACTGGCTGATCGCGCTGGCCGTGGTGTGGCTGGGCCTGGCCTGCGCCGCCTGGGTCACCTTCGCCTGGCCGGACCGCCCCCTGGGCGTGACCGTGCTCACCGGCCTGTGCACCGTGGTGTTCATCGCCGCGCTGGTCCTGCTGGGCGCCGGAGCGTCGGGGTAGCCCCGCACCCCGGCGCCCGTACGCTGTGCCCGCGCCGGGGTGGGCTGGTCGTCCCAGGTGGGGCCCCCGTCAGGGGGAAGCTGGCGGGCACCCGCCCGCCCCGGCGCACCCGCACGCTGCTGGCCACGGGCCGGGCGCACGCCAGCCCAGGAGCCCCAGTGACCCCGTACCTGCTGCGCCTGTACGGCCACGGCCGGCTCCTCCGCGTGAAGCCCACCCTGGTCACCCTGGAGGACGACGGGGAGGGCGGGCACGTGAACCTGCTGGCTGTCACCATCACGGGTCTGCCCGCGGGCACGGTGGACACCGTGGAGCTGCGGCCCGCCGGTCACCCGGGGCCCGTGTGGGGCCTGGCCGCGTCCCCGCCGGTGGACGTCCACGGGGATGCGCCGCTGATCCTGGCGCCGCGCGCCCTGCGGGTCCCGGCGCTCACCGGAGGGTGACGTGTGGTGCGCCGGGAAGCCACGGGGGGAGCTTCCCGGCGCCAGCTGAACGTACAGCGCCCATGCACAGACACGCAGCCCCGCGCCTCAGTGGGGCAGCAGTTGGGGCACGGCGCGTCAGGGCGTAGCTACTTGCGCACACGCCGTTACGTTCCCGGCCGTGATCCCCACCGCCGTCCTGGCCGTCCTGGCTGTCCTGCTGCCCCTGGCCGCCACACTGGCCACGGCCCGCGTCACCCGGGTCATCACCGCGGACCGCGTGGCCCAGCCGTTCCGCCGGGCCGTGGCCACCCGCTTCGGGCCCTCCTCCGCGGTGGCCTACTTCGTGAACTGCCGCTGGTGCGTCTCCATGTACGTGTCCATCCCGTTCGCCGCCGCCACCGTGTGGCTGCTGCTGGACCTGATCCCCGGCCTGGGTGACGTCCTGGGCTGGCCGGCCCGCATCCTGCTGGGCGCCCTCCTGGCCCTGGCCTACTCCCACGTGACCGCCCTGCTGGCGGGCCTGGAGGACGACGAGTGAGCACCCTGCCTGAGTCCATGACCGGGGGTCGCTGACCATGGCCGCCCCCTGGCGCCGCGCCGTGAAGCCGGAGCCGGACGCGGAGACGCTGGCCCCGAACGCGCTGGTGGCCTCCGCTGCCCGCCTGGACATGACGCGGAAGCCCCGCGGCGCGATCCAGCAGGACTGGCAGGAGGAGGCGTGGAAGTTCTACGACTCCTGCGGGGAGCTGCGCTACGCGGCCCAGTGGATGGGGAACTCCCTGTCCCGGGCCACCATCTACGCCGCGGACGTCCAGGAGGACGGCACCCCCTCCAGCACCCCCACGGAGAACGCCGGCGCGCTGGGCGCGGCGCACAACCTCCTGGGCGGCCCCACCAGCCAGGCAGGCATCCTCTCCCAGATCGGTGTGCACCTCACCATCGCCGGTGACTGCTACGTCATCGGGGAGACCCCCGTGGACGCGGCCGGGGACCCCCTGCCGGATGACGACTGGTACGTGGCCTCCACGGATGAGCTGTTCTACCAGTCCGGCTGGTGGATCGACCGCGGGAACGGGAAGCGCCTGCTGGACCCCACCCGCACCGTCATCATCCGGGTGTGGCAGTCCCACCCGCGGAAGCGGTGGCAGGCGGACTCCCCCACCCGCGCCGTGCTCCCCATCCTCCGGGAGCTGGAGGCCCTGGTCCGGGTGGCCGGCACGCAGATGGACTCCCGCCTGGCCGGCGCCGGGCTGCTGATCCTGCCCATGGAAGTGCAGTTCCCCGCCCCCTCCCAGGAGGCGCTGGACGCCAACCCGGGCGCGGACCACCTGATGCTCTCCCTGGCGGAGAACACCCTGACCAGCCTGACGGACCCGGAGGACTCCTCCCGGCTGGTGCCCACCGTGCTCCGCGTCCCCGGGGACCTGGTGGAGAAGGTCCAGCACATCTCCTTCGCCAGCCAGCTGCAGAAGGAAAACCAGGAGGCCCGGGAGGCGTGCATCCGGCGCCTGGCCCTGGGCCTGGACATGCCCCCGGAGCAGCTGCTGGGCATGGGTGGCATCAACCACTGGGGCGTGTGGGGGGTGGAGGAGGCCGGGGTGAAGCTCCACATCGTCCCCCGCCTGACCACGATCATCTCCGCGGTGAATGAGGCGTACTACGAACCGGCGCTGGAGAAGCTGGGGCTGGCGCCCTACGCGTTCACCCTCTGGTACGACGTCTCCCAGCTGACGCAGCGGCCGAACCGCTCCCAGGACGCGCTGGCACTGCACAAGGCCGGGCAGCTGTCTGATGACGCGCTCCGCGCGGCCACCGGCTTCGGGGACACGGACGCCCCCTCCCAGGAGCAGCTGGTCACCACGTACCTGATGACCCTGGCCGCCGCGCAGCCCGCCCTGGGCCCCGCGTGCCTGCCCGCCCTCCTCCACCTGTGGAACGGCGGGTCCGTGACCACCATGCCCGTCCTGGTGTTCCCGGCCAACGGCGGAGCGCCCGCCACCACCGTCACCCCGCTGCCGGCGCCCGCGCCGGCGGAGGACCGGGGCACCCCCAGCACCGCGCCGGACACCTCCGCCAGCGCACACGTCCGGAGGGCCGCGTGACCGCAGCACCCCAGCAGGCATCTGAGGAGATCGTCTGCGCACACTTGCTCACCCAGCGGGCCCTGGAGCTGGCCGGGAAGCGGCTCCTGACCCGCGCCGTCCGCGGCACCTACTCCGGGGACCTGCGGGAGCTGCACCAGTTCGTGCCCGTGGCCGCGGACCAGCTGCCCCGCCTGCTGGCCGGCGCGTTCGACTGGATGGAGGACCCGTCCCTGGCGGGCATGATCCAGCTGGACCCAGTGCGCTTCCGGCAGGAGCTGGAGTCCTACGTGGGCGGCCTGCTCACCTCCGGCACCGTCCATGACGTGCGGTACCTGCCGCAGGTGGTCCAGCGCGCACGCCGGAGCGCGGCGTGACCCGCCGCGTGCGGCCCGGTGGCCGTGTCCAGGCCCGCGGCCCGGTGGGCGCGCACCTCCTCACCTACAGCGCCCCGCCCGTGGAGGAGCAGCCGGAGCCGTGGCCGGAGCCCGGGGACCCGCGCATGGCGGACCGGCTGGCGGCCGCGGAGCGCCTGGACGCCTACGAGGCCCGCGTGCTGGCCGCGGCCCGCGCCGCCCTCACGGAGTGGACCGGCCTGGTGTCCACCACCGTGCTGCGCTCCCAGATCACCGCGGCCGCCGGTGACGGCCTCCCCCCGGACCCGGGCGCGATCCCCCCGCTGTCCAGCGCCTGGGACCGCATCGTGAACTCCACCATCGTCACCGCGATCAGGGACCTGCTGGGTGAGGTGTTCGCCGCCCTTCTGCAGGAGGACCAGGTGGTCTCCGCCCGGCCGTGGCAGGAGGAGTACCTGGCCACCGTGGTGAACCGGCTGTCCGGCGTCCCGGATGACACGTTCACCATCGTGCGCGCGGAAGTCCAGGACGCCATAGACCTGGGGGAGTCCATCCCGAAGATCAGGGACCGCGTGGAGGACGTCCTGGCCTCCCAGGGGGAGACCACCTGGGAGAACCGCGCGCAGGTCATCGCGCGCACGGAGACCATCGGGGCCTACAACGGCGGACACTTGGCCGCCTGGGCGGCCCGGGATGAGCTGACCGGCGCCACCACGGACAAGGTGTGGCTGGCCACCATCGACAGCAGGACCCGGGATTCCCACTTCCGCGCGGACGGTCAGCGGGTCCGCATGGACCGCCCGTTCCGCGTGGGCGGGTTTCTGCTCATGCACCCCGGGGACCCCACCGGCCCGGCCAGTGAGGTCATCCAGTGCCGCTGCACCATGCTGGACCTGGAGGCGGACGAGGACACCCCGGACACCGCGGAGCGGCAGCTGCGTGACCCCGCAGACGTCCAGGGTGAGATAGACCGGCGCGCGGAGCAGGAGCCGGAGCCCGTGATCCGCGCGTACGACGACCCGGCGGAGCAGGACGCGCAGGCCCGCTCCGTGGACGCCGCGCGTGCCCTCACCGCATCCACCGCAGGCCCCGCACCCACGGGGCAGACTGTTACCGCTGCTGGCTCTGGGCCGGGCGTCACTTCCGCACACGAAGGACGCACGCCCATGCCGCGCACCTGGCGCTCTGACCCCTTCCTGGCCCCGTTCGCGGAGCCCACCGGGGACGGCCGCATCTTCAAGGTGGGGTCCCTCACCCACCGGGACCTGCCGCTGCCCCTGCTCTACCAGGAGTCCTCCGCCATGGGCCATGACGGCTCCATCGTGGTGGGCCGCATCCTGGACGTGGAGTTCACGGACGCCGGCATCGTGGCCTCCGGGGACTACCTGGACGCCCCGGAGGTGAAGGTCGCCGTGGGCAAGGCCATGGCGCTGGTGGAGGCCGGCCTGGGCTCCGTGTCCGTGGACCTGGCCGCCGTCGTCGGGGAGCTGGTGGACGAGGACGGCAACCCCATCAGCATGGAGGACATCTGGGACGCCTGGGACCGCGGGGAGGAGCCCGTGGTACTGGACCAGGTGGCGGAGGGTGAGCTGATCGCGTGTACGCAGGTCGCCACGCCGGCTTTCGCGAAGGCCCGGATCGTGCTGGACCCCGTGTCCGCGGAGGAGAACCCCGCCGGCGGCGGTGACGGTGAGGCGTCCCTGGCGCTGCAGGACGCCGGTGGCGTCAGCATCGCCGTGGGTGACCAGGTGGACGTGGACCTGGCGGAGGACGGCTCCCTGCGCGGTGAGGTCACCGCGGTGGACGAGGAGGCGGAGACCGTCACCGTCCAGCCGCTGGACGACGACAACCAGCCCGCCGGTGACCCCGTGGTGGTGGCGCCCAGCGCCGTCACCGTCACCAGCGCGGCCGCAGCAGCGGAGACGGAGGAGGACGCCGCGGAAGCAGTGGTGGCCGCCGCCGTGGCCGCCGCGGAGGCCCTGGTCGCCGGCCCCGGCGTGCTCCGCCCCCCGGCGGACTGGTTCACGAACCCGAACCTGCCGGAGCCCACCCCCATCACCATCACGGATGAGGGCCGCATCTACGGGCACGTGGCCGTCTGGGGCACCTGCCACGTGGGGTTCTCCAACACGTGCGTAACCCCGCCCACCAGCCCCACCTCCTACGCCTACTTCCACACCGGTGAGGTGGTGCTGGACGACGGCAGCCGCGTGGCCGTGGGGAACCTGACGCTGGGAGGGAGGCACGCGGACGTCCGCATGGCCTACCGCAGCGCGATCGAGCACTACGACGTGCAGGGCGCGGGCACCGGCATCATCCGGCTGTACGAGGACGAGCACGGCATCGCCATGGCCGGCGCCGTGGCCCCGGGCACCACGGAGGAGCAGGTGTACGACATGCGCCGCTCCCCCGTCTCCGGGGACTGGCGGCGGGTGGCCGGTGAGCTGGAACTGATCGGCGTGCTGTCCGTGAACGCCCCCGGCTTCCCCACCCCCCGCTTCGCCACGGACGAATCCGGCCGGACCGCGCTCACCGCGGCCGCGTCCGTCCGCCCGGCGGACGCCCCCCGCCGGCGCCGCCCCGCGGGCCTGTCCCAGCAGGAGCTGACGCGGCGCATCACGGAGACCGTGCGCGCCGGGATGCGGCAGGAGGTCCGCGCGGAGCTGCGCGCGGCCGCGGAGGAGCAGCAGCGGCGGGAGCGGCTGGAGCGCGTGGCCGCCTCCATCCGGCGTGACCCGCGGAAGCGCGTGGCGCAGCTGGCCGCCCAGGTGACCGCCGGTGGCAAGCGGTGAGCGCCGGCCTGCCCCGGCCCACCATCTGCCGCACGGTGGTGTACCGGTCACGGACGGGGAACTACTCCGTGCCCGCGATCATCACGGCCACGCAGGACTCCCTGTACCGGCCGGGCGTGGACGCCGGGTACGTGGCTGACCTGTCCTCCCCCACGCACGTGCACCTGCAGGTGTTCACCCCGGGGGTGCCGGGGAAGCGGCAGGACGCGGACGACTTCCTGGTGGAGTCCCCGCACGGCCGGGCGGAGAACGTGAACGGCTCCTACCCGGAGTACGACGTCCCGCAGGACACCCCGGAGGACCGGGTGGACGGGGTGCAGGAGCCCGGCACCTGGGCGTGGCCGGCGCGCGTCTGAGGCAGGATCACGCCATGACCAACGGTGAGCAGGGCATGACGTACGGGCAGTACCTGGACGGGATCGCACGGGCGCGTCAGGCCGGACCCTGGTGGTACGGCCCGGCGCGCATCGCCACCACGGCGACCATCAGCGCGGCACTGCACCTGCTGGTGCGCCGCTCCAGCAGGAAGAAGTAGGAGGAGGAGCACATGGCCGGGTGCAACTGCGGGGGCGGCGGGACCGCGAAGCGGTACGAGCTGCAGGACCCGAAGGGTGAGAACGCGGGCACGTACCTGACCCGCACGGAGGCGGTGGCCGCGCTCTCCGTGGCGCCCGCCGGGTACCGCGTGGTGACGAAGGGCTGACCCCCGCCCGCCTCACGGAGAGCCCGCGTCCCCCACCCCGGGGACGCGGGCTCTCCCCCTTCCGGGGGAACCCCCGGTGTACGGCTACAGGTCCCGGCGGCAGCTGCCGTAGATAGGGACATGGACGTCACCACCACCTCAGCTGCCCCGCGGGTCACCGCGGACCTGATGCTCCGCGTGCTGGAGCACCCCGCCTCCGTCATCGTCTGGCTGCCGGCAGTGGACCTGCTGGACGTGGCGGAGTCCGGCCTGACCGCCGCGCAGGCGGACAGCGCCAGCATCATCCCCGTGGTCTGGGCGGACGGCGCCCAGTCCCTCCTGGCCGCCGCCGGTGGCTCCCACGCCGCCGCCGCCCGCGCCGCCACCGCCCAGCTGGCTGACCTGCACGCCCGGGGCCTGCTGTGACCATCAGCCTGCCGGACTGGATGACCGCCACCGGACCCGTGGACTTCTACGACCCGGAGCACCCCGTGGTGCAGGACCTGCTGGCCGCGGACGGGATCGTGGTGGACGCCAACGGCGCGCACCACGGACGCGGCGGCCGCTTCATCCCGAAGCAACTGGAGTACGCGCACCTGGTGGAAGCGCACGTGGTGGAGGACACCCCGGCGCCGGGCACCCGCATCACCGTCCACGCCCCCCGCTGCCCTCACGGGCACTTCTCCCGCTGGGCGCTGCGCAACTGCGTGCCGTGCCGGGAGCCCCTGCAGGTGCAGTCCGTGCGCACGGACTCCCCCACCGGGGCGCAGCAGTGCACGGGCACGAAGGACGACGGAGACCGGTGCACCCGCCGGACCCCGCGGCGCTTCCGCGGCCGCCCGGCGTGCCACCAGCACGGCGGCACGCCCACCTCCTGATCCATCCCCCGCACTGTGCACCCAGGGTGTACGGTGCTGTCACACGTTCCGCACCACCGGCTGAGGAGCCCACCATGCCCGCAGAGCTGCACCTGGTCCCGTCCGTCACGCAAGCCGTGGAGGGGGAGCTGCTGCCCGCCGCCCAGCCCACCAGCCGGCTGTCCCGCGAGGAGGCGCAGGAGCTGACCGTCAGCATCCGGCGGAACCTGCGCGGCGCCCTGGAGGGCCTGGGCGCCGCCCGTGAGCGGGAGGCATGGCGCGCCCTGGACTACCCCACCTGGCACGACTACTGCGAAGCGGAGTTCGGCTCCCTGGCGGAGCTGGCTCTGCCCGTGCAGGAGCGCGTGGCCCTGGTGGTCTCCATGACCACCGCGGAGCCGCCCATGTCCACCCGCACCATCGGTGAGCGCCTGGGCGTCTCCGCCTCCACCGTCTCCGCGGACCGCCGGAACGCCGCCGCCGCGGGCGCCGTCCTGCCCAGCACGGTCCGCGGGAAGGACGGGCGGGACCGCCCCGCCGTCAGCACCCGGAAGCTGGCCCCCGCCCCGGAGCCCGCCCCCGTGCTGACCGTGGTGGACCGCCTGGTGTCCCTCATCCAGGAGCACGGGCCCGCGTCCGCGCTGGCGCTGGAGGAGCGCACCGGGCTGCGGCACGGCGCCGTCTCCGCGGCGCTGCACCGCCTCTCCGTGCCGGGTGGGCGCCTGGTGTACACCCGCCCGGCGAAGCGCGGCCAGCACGGCACGTACGGGCTGGCGGTGACCGGGTGAAGCTGCACACCGCCACCCCGCCCCGGACGGGCACCCGGGTCCACCTGGCGGAGCTGCGGGTGGGCCAGAAGGTGATGCTGCGGACCACCTGCGGCCGCTGGCTGGAGGACCGCTGGCTGGTCCGGCACGTCTCCCCGCGGCTGGCCGTGGCGGAGGTGACCTGCACCCGCTGCGCACCCCAGGCCCGCCGCTGGCTGCAGGGGAATCTGCCGGACCAGTAGCCTGGCCGCCTGTCCAAGGCGGGGGTAACAGCCGCCGCACGCCGGTGGGCAGCCGGTAGCCGCGCATGGGTCGTGCACGGCTGGAGCCCGGGACCGCAGCCGCAGCTGCAGTCCCGGGCTCTGTGCTGTCCGGCGCTACCCTGGCCGCCTGCCTGAGGTGGGACCGCTCACCGCACGCCAGGGGGAGGCAGCTGGCTGGCACCGGACTAGACACCCGGGCCAGGAGCCCGTCCACGCGCATCACGCCGCGGGGGCGGGCTCTGTGTCGTCTGGAGCGCAGCCGCGGTGGGCCTCTCCCCTCCACCAACTCTGGGCACAGCCACCGCCGGCCCTCCAGGGTCCGCTGCGCCGCTCCGCGCCCTGGACCGCCGCCGGCGTCTGCTCCCGGCGCTGGTTACGGGGAGCTGCCCTGAGGGTGGTCTGGCCTCTGACCTGCAGATTCCCCCTTGGCACCGGCCCTCACCAGGCGTACACTAGAGGTGTACAGCCCCCCGCCCCCACCGGAGGAGCGCACCATGATCCAGCCCCAGCCCACCTGGGCCACCGCCCTCATCCGTGCAGCCGGCGGCCGCGTCCCGGAGTACGGCAGCCCGGAGTGGCACGCCCTCCCGGAGGACTCCCCGGCCCGCGTGGCGTCCTGCGTGATCGCCGCGGAGTGCTGGCGGCAGTACACGGACCCGGAGGAGACCGCCCGACGGCTGGCCGCGGAGGTGGCGGAGCTGCGCTACCAGCAGGAGTGCTACGAGGCGCAGGTGGCGGAGGAGGAGTGGCAGGCCGTCCGGGACCGCCTGGCCCGGCCCGCCCCCTCCCAGCGGGTGCTGCGCGTGCGCCGTGGGGACTTCACCGGCGCCGTGCGCGCGCTGGAGCAGGAGGAGCGGGTGGCCCACCTGCCGTTCTCTGAGGGGCTGCCGTACCCGGCCGTCGCCGGCGAGGGTGAGGGGCCACTGCCCGCTCTGCCGTCCACGGCCTCCATGATCCGCCGCGTGTCCTGAGCACCGGCGGCCGGGAGGTGTAGCGCGGACCCTTCCGGCCGCCGGGTTCCATCTGGACACGCTGGGCGCGGCGTGTCACCACCCACCCGTACACGGGTGGTGTACAGTTCTAGTCAGACCGCAGGACACACCACCAGCTGAGGAGCTGACCATGTTCACCACCCCCGCACAGGCCCGCGCCAACCTCGCCGGCCAGGAGGCCCGCGTCCAGGACGCGGAGCTGACCGTGGCCCACCGCGCCCAGCGCGTGGAGTCCCTGCGCCACATGCTCCAGCTGGCGGAGCGGTCCCACGCCATCGCCGTGGAGAACCTGGAGGCCCAGCAGAGCTGGCTCCCGGACTACCAGCTCAGTGTGGAGCAGGCAGACGCCCTGGCCGCCATGCAGGCGCAGGGCACCTCTCCCCGGTACTGACTCCCACGGTCCCCCCTGCGTGACACAGGGGGGTGCCGCGGGAGCCAGACGCTGCCGATAGCACCAGCACCACCCACCAGCTGAGGAGCTGACCATGATCCGCCGTGCCCTGATCGCCGCCACCATCGTCCTGTCCGTCCCCACCGCCGCCGTGGCCGTCCCCGTGGTCACCGTGACCGCGGCCGCGCCCGCCGCCGTGGCCTCCGCGGACGCCCGGAACACGGACGTGCTGGAGAAGCTGACGTACTGCCCCGCCGGGAAGCACCTGGTGGGCTCCACCTGCGTGAAGAACCAGCGCCAGCTGGACACCACCACCGGCACCGCCCGGAAGGTCACCGGCTGGGGCTGGGTGCTCCTGGGCTTCGCCAGCCTGGGCGGCATGCTGGCCGCCTGACCGGGGGCCTGCACGGTCCCGCCCGGGGGTGAGAGCCCCGGGCGGGCGCCGCGGAGGCCAGCCGGTCCCCCGTCACCACCCAGCTGAGGAGCTGCCGCCATGTCCGCACACCGCGCCACCCGCCGCCACCACGGTCTCACCGTGGACCGCCTGGGCATCACCGTCACCCGCACCCCGCGCCGCCGGGTCCGGGACCTGGACCTGTCCGGCGTCCTGTCCGCCGTCACCCCCGCCCGCTGACCCCCATCACCCCCGGAGACCTGACCATGTACACCACCGGCCACCTGACCCAGACCCAACTGGACGCCCTGCAGCCCGGCCAGCGCGTGCTGGCGGAGCTGGGACGCCCCGGCACGCAGGGCATGGAGTACGCCTGGCGCACCGTGGCCCGGCGCACCGCCACCCAGCTGGTGGTCACCTACCAGCTGCGCGGAGAGCAGCAGGAGGAGAGGTACCGCCAGCAGGCCCCCGGCCGGCGGGTCGGGGACGGGGCCAGCTCCGGGTACCAGGCGTACCTGGTGGACCCGGAGCACCCCAGCATCCAGAAGCGCCTGGCGGACCAGGAGAAGAAGCGCGCGCAGCGCCGCGTGGACGTCCGGCACACCGCCTGGCAGAAGGAGCCCGCCAGCCCGGTGGCCTTGCAGCAGCTGCGTGAGGCGCTGGACGCCTACGCGGCCGCGTACCTCCCCCAGGACGGGGCAGGCCAGTGAGCGCCCGCCCCGTCCCCGCCCCGCCGGAGGGCCTGGAGGCCCTGCGCTCCGGCTACGACCTGGACGGAGAGGCTGGCCGGCAGGACCGTGTGCGGCAGCTCCGCGTCTGGGCGGAGGGCGGCTGGCAGGTGGTGACGGCCCTGCGGCGGCGCAACCGGCGCAGCCTGGACGTCAGTTACTACGTGGGAGAGGACCTGCCGCGGAACAGGAACGGGCAGCGCGTGGTCCCGGAGCGCGTGGCCGCACCCCCGGAGCTGATCGCCAGCCACGTGCGCGCCGCGGAGAAGGTCCGCACGGACCTGCCGGCACGCGCGGGCGCCGCACCGCAGCCGGAGCCAGCCCGCCGGGTACCCGCGGACCGCCGCCCGGCTCCCAGCCCGGGGCTGCTGCGCATCCGGGCGGACGCCCAGCGGGAGCTGGCTGCGGACTACCGGCGCATGGCGGAGGAGGCGGACCAGCGGGCCGCGGAACTGGACCAGCAGGCACAGGAGGCAGAGCAGTGAGCGCGCCGTGGCCGCCGCCGCCGGAGCCGGAGCGGTGCTCCACCGGAGACGTGGAGACCGGGAACTGCCGGTCCTGCGTGAACTACCGCCGGGCCCGCGCTGAGGACCGGGACCGGCGCCTGGGGCGTGCACGGTGAGCCGGCTGCAGCCGTACGAGGGCGTCACCGGCCGGGCCCGCTCCGCGGAGGACCCGCTGCTGACCCCTGCGGGCAGTGACCTGGTGCTGCAGCTGGTGAAGCCCCTGTACCGCGCCAGCCTCTCCGCCACCCCGAACTGCCAGGAGCTGCACAGCCAGCTGACGAACGCGGTGCGCGTGGGCCAGCCGGTGGCCGTCCATGACGCCATGTACTTCCGGCGGGACCAGGACGCACGCTGGAAGGCAGTGGGCTACCTGCTGCAGGAGCGGGAGGAGTGGGCCACCACGGACAGCCAGTGGCAGGTGGACCTGCGGAACGGGGACGCTGACCCGGATGAGCGCGGCGTGGAGCGGGACGCCTGGTACCTGCAGTACGGGCCGGCGGCGGAGGACGTGTGCCGGTGGACGAACTGCCAGGTGCTGGCCCTGCCCCTGGAGTGGAAGCCGTGACCGCCCGGGTGCTGGAGCTGGTGCCCGGCCGCGCCTGGTCACATGAGCTGTCCGGCTGTGACGTGATCCTGGACGGTGTGCGCCTGGGCCGGGTGGCCCGCGTGTCCATCACCCGGGAGCGTCGCGCTCCCGGGCTCCGCTACGCCCTGGCCCGCTGGCAGTCTCCCGGCTGGAAGTGCTACCCGGCGGACGGCAGCTGGGCGCCGGAGGCCCAGTCCCGCCGGGACGGGGTAGAGCGCCTGCTGGAGGATGCCGGGGTGCCGTACCAGGAGGCCCGGGAGCTGGCGGCCACCACCGTGCACGTCCGCGTGCGGCCGGCGGAGGAGACCCCGTGACGCTGGAGCACCTGACGGACCGGCAGCGGCTGGCGCTCACCCTGCCGCTGGCCCGCGCAGACCTGGGCCGGGACGCCCTGGCCCCGCTCCGCCGCCACCGGGACGTGAAGCACGGGACGCTGACCACCATCCTGGCGGTGGACCGTTAGGGCCGCCTGAACCATGGCGCGCCGGTCTGGCACGTCTCAGCATCCCTGCAGCGCGGCGGCAGCTTCCTGCGTCTGACCCGTCCCCTGGAGCTGGCGGCCGTCCGGCTGCTGGCCGGCGTCGGCGGGGACCGGGAGTGGTGGGTGTTCACCGCCGGTCGCATCGGGCACCTGCGGGTGCCGCTGACCGCAGAGGAGGTGGCCGCGCTCCCGCCGGGTGGGCCGCCGGAGCATGACGCGGGGGACACCGGCCCGGAGCGGCCGCGCACCATGCTCTGAGCTGCCGCCCGTGGACAGCCGCTCCGCGCCTGCCCACCGTTGCCACCGGTGCTCCGTGGTCACGTGAGGGATGACGTGCCGTGCACTCCCGGTGCACGCGCGGGCTCTCCGTGACGTACACTCACCATGTACGCATCACCCCCCGATGAAGGGCCGAAGATGAGCGACACACAGCCGGCGGAGCAGTTGCCCACGGCGGAGGACAGAGAGCTGGCGCAGCAGCTGGCCCCGTACCTGGTGGACGCCTGGGAGCCCACGCTGGCCGCGGCCGCCGCGGTCCTGCACGCCGCCCGGGAGCAGGGCCGCCAGGAGGTCCGCCGCCAGGTGGAGGCGGAGCTGGCGTCCTGCCAGCAGTACGCGGACGCCTACGGAGACCAGGCGCTGGCCAGCCTGCAGCGCACTCCCCGGGACTACGGTGGCGCCGCCCTGTACGGGGCCCGCGCCTCCGCCGCCCACCTGTCCGCCCTCCGTCTCCGGATCGCGCTGGACGGGGAGAAGTGACCACCGTGGGGCAGCCCTCCCAGCTGCGCTGGCTGCCGTGGCAGACCGCGGCCGCGGCCGCCCAGCGCGGAGGCCGCCTGCAGCCGTCACTGGAGAAGCCCTGGGGCATCTGGGACCAGCACACCCAGGAGTGGGTGGTGGTGGACCTGGAGACGGAACAGGACGCCACGGCCGCGCTGCTGACCGTGGAGTCCACGCACCCATGGGAGCTGGTGGTCCGGGAGGACCGCGGCGGCTTCCACGGGGAGCCGGGCTGGAATGAGGACGGGGTGGAGGACTGGTGACCACCTTCCTGCCGAACGACCAGCAGGCGGCCGTGGACGCCACCGTGGGCCGCTGGGGCGTCTGGGACACCCACACCCAGGAGTGGCTGCACCAGCAGCTGCCCAGTGAGCGGGAGGCGTGGCGGGCGCTGCTCTCCGCGGAGTCCCTGCACCCCATGCTTCTGGAGGTGCGGCAGGAGGACCCGCCGCCGCCGGAGCCGGAGGACGAGGTGCAGTGCCCCACCTGTGACGGGGACGGGGATTGCTACCGGTGCGGCACCCAGTGTCCGGACTGCTACGGCACGAAGCTGGTGACCGCTGAGGTGGCTGCGCAGCTGCGGAAGGACGGAAGGGGGTGGACGTGACCCGCCGCCCGAACATGGCCCCGCGCCGGGTCGGCCAGCAGGTCCGCTGCCCGGACTGCCCCGCCCAGGTAGGCACCGTGAAGGGCAGGCACGGGCACGTCATCCGGGCCCACCCGGACCCGCAGCTGCCCCGCGTGTCCTGCGCCGGCTCCGGGAAGCTGGTGCGCGCATGACCGCCCCGGACAGCGGACCGCAGAGCCTGGAGCAGCGGGCGGCCCAGCGGTACCACACGGACCCCCTGTTCCACGCCCGCGTGCACCTGGCTGCCAGCGTGGTGCTGACCAACACGGCTGGCGCCGCGCAGCTGCCCTCCACTCCCCTGCAGCTCCGCCGCGCGGCCGCTGTGGCTCTCCTGCTGGCGGAGCTGCCTCCGGAGGTCCTGACGCAGCGCACGCCGGCGTCTGATGCCCTGGAGCGGCTGATGACCACCGGGGACCGGGGGGCCATGACCTGGGAGGACGCCGTGCACCTGCTGGGCCTGGACCCGGAGACACCGCGGTGAGCCGCGCGGACGGGCGCCAGCTGCAGCGGCTGGTGCTGGCGTTCACCCGGCACGGCATCACGGAGCGCGCGGACCGGCTCCGCCTCTGCTCCCAGCACGCCGGGCGCCGACTCTCCTCCTCCAGCCAGCTCACCAGCCAGGAGGCCACCGGCCTGGAGCACCGCCTGAACGGCCTACCCGTGAACGGCGCCCTGACGGCGTGGGTGGCGCACCTGGTGCAGGAGGAGGAGAGGGAAGCGCGGGAGCGCGCCTCCCGGCCCCGGCCGTCCCCGGCCGTCATCGTCTGCCGTACCGGCGGAGGAGGCCCACCCACCGCGGAGGACCTGGCCGCCGTGCAGGAGTTCGCAGAGCAGCTACAGGTCCTGGCAGACGCCGGCCTGATCCCCACCACAGAGGAGACCCCGTGAACACCCTCAGCCTGTCCGTCCTGGGCATCGCCCTGGCCTTGCTGGTGATCCTGCTCAGCGTGCTGCTGCACCGGGCGGTGAGCCAGCGGGACGCAGCACGCGCGCAGGTGGACGCGCTCACCCACCGGCTGTCCGTGCTCAGGACTCAGCTGGACACCGCGATGCGCGGGCAGATGAGCGCGCAGGGCTCCTCCCGCGGCGTGGGCGCCCGGATCAGCAGCAGCCTGGGTCTGCGGAAGCCGCCGGCCAGGACCCGCGCGGAGGAGCGGGACGCGGAGCGCGGCGTGGACGTCACGGACATGCTGGACAGCCCGGCGGCCGTGATGCCCTCCTACTACCCGGGCCTGCACACGGAGGAGCCCGCCAGCAGCCGGGACACCGCGGACAGCAGCAGCCACTACGGCGGCGGCTACAGCGGCGGGCACTCCTCCAGCTGGGGCGGCAGTGACCACTCCAGCAGCTCCGGCGGGCACTCCTCCAGCTACGACGGCGGCGGGTCCTCCAGCTCCAGCTCCTCCTCCAGCAGTGACAGCGGCTCCAGCGGCGGAGGCGGTGGCGGGGAGTGACCGCCCGCAGCAACCGGGCCCGCGCCGCCCTGGCCGTTCCCGTCCTCAGCGGCGCCGCCCTGGGCTTCCTGACCGCCTGCGGCGGCGGGGTCCCCTACGACGAGGACGGCGTGGACCGCGCCCAGCAGGAGTCCTACGCGTACTGCGCGGGGGAGGACGGCGTGGTCCTCCCGGACTCCGCCTGTGACACCGCCGCCGGCGGTGGAGGCGGGGGCGGCGGGGCGTTCATCTTCGTGGGCGGGTTCGGCGGCCAGCGGTACAGCCCCGGCCAGGTCATCCCCCCGGAGTACCGCTCCGGCAGTGGCACCACCCGGGTCTCCCCCGGTGACGCCGCCGCCCGCTCCCGGGCCGGGCTGCCCGCCTCCGGGAAGGTGACCAGCGGGACCCGCGTGGCCGGCGGCATCGGGAAGGGCGCCGCAGGCGGCGGCGCCAAGGCCGGGTCCTGATGAGCACGCTGGAGCTGTGGCTGGCGGCCGCGGAGCAGCCGGACCGGGAGGACTGGCACCCGCGGCCGCGGTACACCGGGAAGTGCACCAGCTGCGGCCGCTTCATCCCGAACGCCGGTCACTGGCTGCGCAGCGACATGCTGACCGGGGAGACCGTGGAGCTGGGGACCTGCGGCCGCTGCGGCACCGTGGAGGTGGAGTGATGGACCCACTGCAGGAGCTGCTGCCGGACCACGGCCTGGAACACGTGGAGGTCCCCGGCCAGCTGGACCTGTTCCCGGACCCCGGCTTGCAGCTGCCGGGCATGCCCATCCCGCTGCCGCCGGCGGAGACGTCCCCGGACCGCCGCCGTACCGCCCGGCAGCGGGCGCTGGTGGAGCAGGGCTGGCACCCGCTCACCGGTACCCGGACGCGGCCGGAGCTGGGGACGTGCGGGGACTGCGCGCACCGGCTGTCCGCCGGGCGCCGGTACCCGAAGTGCGAGCTGCGGGTGTCCGCCAGCGCCGCCACAGACTGCAGGGCCTGGTGGCCAGCATGTGCTGACCACCGCACCACCACCACTGAGGAGAGCACGTGACCAGCACCGAGCAGACCCCCGCGGAGCAGACCGTCCAGGAGACCTGGCTGGAGCGGGTGCAGGCCGTCGTGGACCGCATCAGCTACCGGCCGGACACCTACCGGTGGCGGGTGGAGGTGGACCAGGAGGACCCGCTGGGTCGGGTGTTCGTCCAGCTGCAGCACTACCGGCCGGACGCGTTCACCGGCGCCATGGCCTGGGGGCACGGCGGGAAGTCGTACCTGTCCCCGCACATGACGGAGGGGGAGCTGGTGCGCCGGCTGCTGGGCGCCGCGCTGGCGTACGAGGAGCATGAGGTGCGGGAGTTCTTCATGTGGCGGCCGGAGGGCACGGAGCCCGGGGAGGAGCGGCGCGTGTTCGGGCCGCACATCAGCGTCAGCGCCCTGTGGGACGTGGCGGACCAGCTGGACGTCCGCCAGTGACCGCGGTGCCCTCCACGGACGCCCCCGCGCAGCCCGGCCGCCGGGCGCTGGTGGCGGACATGCGCGTCCGCATCGACCGGCGACACATGCGCACCGGTGACTCCATCCGGGGCGGCGTGGTTCTGCATGAGGTGCCCTCCGTGGAGGGCACCCGCGCGGACGCCCTGGCCGTGGACTTCCGCAGCTCTCACCAGGCGCTGGTGGGCTACGAGATCAAGGTGGACCGCGGGGACTGGCTGCACGAACTGGGCCAGCCGGAGAAGGCCCTGGCCTGGGCGCAGCACTGCACGGAGTGGTACGTGATCGCACCGGAGGGGGTGGTGCACCGGGAGGAGCTGCCGGACGGCTGGGGACTGATCGTGCCGGTGGCTCAGGTGCGCAGCACCGTCCGCGTGGCGGCCGTGAAGCGGGAGCCGGCGCCACTGCCCCTGCCGGTGGTGATCGAGCTGGCGAAGAAGCTGGACACGCTGAGGATCGCGGAGGTGGCGCAGGCCACGGAGAAGCTGCAGAAGAAGGTGCGGGACCTGGAGCTGGACGCCAGGCAGGGACGGGCGGCCAGTGACCGGGACCAGGAGGACGCCCGGATTCTGGCGGGGCTGCTGCAGCGCATCGGCGTGGACCGGCGGGAGGCGTCCATGTGGGCGCTGTCCCGTGAGGGGAACCCGGAGGAGCTGACCATGGCCGCGGCTCTCACCGGCCGGGACGGGCTGCTGCGGCTGCAGGAGCGGACCCAGCGCGACCTGGACAACGTGCGCCGCCTGGTGGGCAGCCTGGCGGCCCGGCTGGAGGGCCAGCCGGACACGGACGCCGGGTGGCCGGGGTGAGTACCCCTGACCTGCAGGCGGACCGCTGCCGCCTCTGCCACGCCCCCTGCGGGGAGTGTGGCTGCAGACTGGGCGGCTGCTACAGCGAGGAGTGGTGGGCCAGCCAGCGCACGGACCCACAGCTCTACCAGCAGCCGCTCCAGGTCCGGTCCTGTCCCAGCGCGTACACCGCCTGGCAGGGGCTGGTGCTCCGCTGCACCGGTGAGCACCTGCAGGGCAACCCACGGCGGGGCCAGGTGCACCAGCAGCGCGTGGCCGGCATGACGTGGACCTGGTACGACGATGAGGCGGACCGGGAGGGGGCGCGGTGAGCGGGGTGGAGCACGTGCTGGCGTCCATCGACGGGGCGCTGCACGACTGGACCACCTCCGGGGACGCCATGCGCTGGTCCCCGGAGCCGGAGACCGCGCCGCCGCTGCAGCGCCAGTTCACCGGCCGCTTGGGCTTCCCTCCGCCCCCGCGGACGGCGCCGCCGACGCTGCTGATCCTGGCCGGGTCCGTCACCCTGGCGCGGGCGTCTGCGCTGGACCTGGGGCTCCCCAGCTCACCGCGGAGCGGGCTGTGGCGGGCCGCTGGCCGGTACGCCGCGGAGGAGCTGCGGGCTCAGTCCCACGTGCGCGTGCACGTCGGGTACGGCTACCACCAGCGGCCGGACGTGGCGGACCTGGAGTGGATGCTGGAGCGCATCGCCGCCCGCGGCGGCACCGTGGAGTGGGTGGGTGGCCACCCCTCCGGCCGTGGAGGGCGGGCGCCGGCGTTCACCCCGGAGCAGGAGCAGGAGACCCTGCTGCGCGGCTACGTGGCCCGCGGGGACGCCGTGCTGGACGGGCTGGCTCCGGGGGCGGAGCTGTGAGGGAACAGTCAGACCACCCAGCTACGCTGCGCGTCATGCGCGCCCCCCTCCTTCCCGCTGTAGCAGCGGCCGCCCTTCTGGGCACCGTGGTGCTGGCCAACGTCCTGTCCGCCCACTTCGGCCTGGTCTCCGCCGGGTTCGGGCTCACCGTCTCCGCCGGCACGTACGCCGCCGGCCTGGCCCTGGGTCTCCGGGACCTGCTGGACCGCGCCGGCGGACTCCGCTGGGTCCTGGGAGCTATCGCCGCCGGCATCGTGGTCTCCGCCTGGGCGGCCAGCCCGCAGCTGGCCGTAGCCTCCGCTGCTGCATTTGCGGTCAGTGAACTGGTGGACCTGACCGTATGGCGCAGCCTCCGCAGGACCCCTGCAGCGGCCACGCCGCCGCTTCTCAGGGACTCCTCCGGGCGAGGCGCGTACCGGCCCGGTCCGGCGTCTCCGCCGCGGAGGTCCTGGCGTGTGCCGCTGGTGGCTTCCAACGCCGCGGGGGCACTGGTGGACACCCTGGTGTTCCTGCCCCTGGCCGGCTTCGGACTCACCGCGTCCGCGGTGGGCGGTCAGTTCCTGGTGAAGGCCGTGTGGATGAGCCTGCTGGCGCTGGCCGTGGGTGAACTGGTGAGCCGCGCCCGCAGCCGCCGGGCGGTGATCGCGTGACCCGGGAACTGCCCGCCGCAGTCCCCGCGGAGGCCCCTGTCCGCGTCACCGTCACCGGCGCACTGCAGCACCTGTGCCCACACGTGGAGGAGGTGGACCACGGGGCGGTGGAGGTGGCCTGGACATGCGCGGGCGGGACCCTAGAACTGCACTCCCTCAGGAAGTACCTGGACTCCTACGCGCAGCAGCGGATCAGCCATGAGGAGCTGACGCACCTACTGCGGGAGGACCTGGCCGGCGTCTCCGGCATCACGGACGTGCGGGTCATCACCACCTGGACCACCGCGGGGCTGTCCGTGCACGTGCAGGGCGCCTGACCGGCCGTGCGGTACTTCGCCAACGCGTCCACGCAGCGCACCCGGGACGCCATGCGCGCCGGCCTGGTCGGCATGATCGCCACACCCGCGGAGGGGCGGTCACCCGCGGACTACCCCGTGTGGTGCGCGGACAACGGCTGCTTCGGGAAGGGGTACCCCGGTGACGCCGCCTGGGTGCGGTGGCTGCAGAACCAGGCCGCTCACGCGGCGCGCTGCGTGTTCGCCACCGCCCCGGACGTGGTGGGAGACGCGGCCGCCACCCTGGCCCGGTCTGCGCCCTGGCTGCCGGTGATCCGGTCCCTGGGGTACCCGGCGGCCCTGGTGGCACAGGACGGGCTGGAGGCCCTGCCGGTGCCCTGGGACTCCTTCGACGTCCTGTTCCTGGGTGGGACCACAGAGTGGAAGCTGGGACCAGCGGCGGCCAGGCTGGCGTCTCAAGCGAAGGCGCGGGGGAAGGGTGTGCACATGGGCCGGGTGAACTCCGCGCGCCGGTGGGCCTACGCGGAGCTGATCGGCTGTGACACCGCGGACGGCACGTTCATCGCCTTTGGGCCGGACGTGAACCTGCCAAAGGTGCTGGCCTGGCAGGAGCAGGAACACCTGTTCAGTCACATGGCCTGACCGGTCACAGCACAGGAGCCTCCGCCCACCTGGACGGGGGCTCCTGTGCGTGCGGGGCCTACTGCTGGGCGCGCCAGTCCAGGTAGCTCTGCGCGGCCGCCCGGTCCCGGCGGGACCGCCACTGGCTGGCCACCGTCCGCGCGGCCCACGCGTCCACGTCCGCGGGCGGGACCGCGGGCGCCACCGGCACCGGGGACACCGGCCCGACCGGGCCGCCGGGCTCCGCGGGGGCGGGCTGCGGTGCCGGCGCGGTGAGGGGCACGAACTGGGTGGCGTCCCCCTGCCGGGCCAGCAGGGTGGCCAGGGTCTGGGACTTCATGGCGAACCGGCCGCGCACCCCCCAGGCGTCCGTCCAGGAGTTGTCCATCCACCACAGGTCCCGGTCCGCGTCGTACTCCCGGCACAGGTACTCATGGCCGCCCTCGTCGTAGCCCAGGGCGGAGACCACGCCAGCGGAGTCCGGGGTGTTCATGGCGGACAGCCAGACGGTGCCGATGATGAACGGGCCACGCTGGATGCCCACGTGCGCGGCCGCCAGGGTGGTGATGTGCTCGTACCCGCTGATGATGCCCAGGCGGCGCAGCACCTTCGCCAGGGACAGGCCGTCCGTGCCGGTGTCCTCCGGCTCCCAGGCGCCTGGGAAGGGGTCCGCGGCGGTGGTGAGGCGGTACAGCTCCACCGCCCACTCCTGCGCCGTGGACGCCCGGGCCAGGCGCTGCTGCAGGTCCGCGGGCAGGGTCTGCCAGAACGGGTCTGTGGACAGCGCGGCCACGCCGGAGGACGCCACGCAGGTCCCCAGCCCGCCCTGGTTCAGGGTGGGGGAGTGCCGCTCCCAGCGGACGGTGCGCGGGGTTACGGTGACCCCGCGGGGGGCCACCAGATAGCGCAGTGACTGGGGGTCGTGGTTGATGTGGCGGCCGTTGCGCTGGCCGGGGCGGACGATCTCTGGGACGAGCTGGCGGCGGTCAGCCACGGGGTGCTCCAGGTGCTGGTGGGGGTGCCCGGCCCCCAGCCAGCAGCCGCACCAGTCTGCGCGCCTGAGCCACGCGCCGCGGTCACCCGACTACGGTGCGTGCGTGTCTGTGACCCCGGTGACGCAGTGGACCGTGACCGCCGTGGTGCGGGCCGTGGACGGGGACACGGTGAAGCTGCGCCTGGCTCGGGACACCGGGGAGGTGCCCGGCCTGGTCCTCTCCGCGCGCACGAAGAACCCCCGCGGCGTCTCCGCGCGGCTCACCTGGGTGGACACCCCGGAGGAGAGCAGCGACCCCGCCGGGTGGGCGCGCGCTGCCGCGGACACCGGCCACTGGCTGGCGGACGCCCTGCAGGCCGCGGTGAACGGGCTGACCGCGGACGTGTACGGGGAGCCGGACGCGTGGGGCCGGTGGCTGCTGGACCTGTACCCCACCGGTCACCCGGAGGACTCCCTGTCCCGCTGGCTGATGACCAGCGGGGACGGCGGCCGCGGCTGGCCGGCCTACGTGAGAGGGAAGTGACCCGTGCCGTTCCTGTCCCAGGTGGCGATCCGCCGCGTCGGCGTGAACCGCTGGCAGCTGCTGGAGCCCCTGTGCTTCCGGGACCCGGTGACCGGCCGCACGTACACCGCGCCCGCGGGGTTCATCACTGACTTCGCCACCGTCCCCCGAATCACCCAGTGGGCCGTCCCCCGCACCGGCATGTGGGATGAGCCGGCCGTCATCCATGACCTGGGCTGTGAGGCGGTGCGGGAAGCGTGGGAGCAAGAGCGGGAGAACCGGCGCCGGGAGGACTGGCTGCAGGCCCCGCTGCCCGTGCGGCAGCCCTGGGCGGACGCCCGGGGCGTGGACCAGCTGTGGCGCCGGATGCTGCGGGACGGCGGCCTGGACCCGGTGTCCGCGCTGGTCCTGTGGGCCGCGGTCCGCTGGGGCGCCCTGGGCTCCCGGTACCGGTGGGCCGGGTGGTGGCGGGACCTGCCCGTCCTCCTCCCCATCACCGCCCTGCTGCTGAGCCTGGTCTTGGCGCTGGTACTCCTGGTGGCCGTGGCGTCACAGGGCGTGGCGCTGGCGCTCCTGCTGGCGTAGCTCCACGACACTGACGCCCGTGCCCGAAGCCCCCACCGCCACCACCGCGGAGCCCCGCCTGCCCTCCGTCTCCGTCCACGTGGACAACCTGGAGACCCACCCCCAGAACGCGCGCCGCGGTGACGTCCAGAAGATCACCGCCAGCCTGCGCCGGCACGGCCAGTACCGGCCCATCGTGGTCCAGCGCCGCACCGGCTACGTCCTGGCCGGGAACCACACCCTGATGAGCGCCCGCCGCCTGGGCTGGGAGCACCTAGACGTGGTGTACGTGGACGTGGACGACGAGGAGGCGCGGCGCATCCTCCTGGCGGACAACCGGACCAGTGACCTGGCCGCGTACGAGGACGGGGCGCTGGCGCTGCTGCTGGCGGAGGTCCCGGACCTGGAGGGCACCGGCTACGACGGGGAGAACGTGGACGTGCTGCTGGCGCAGCTGGCCCCCGCACCGTCCGGCGGGGCTACCATCCTGGGTCTGGAGCAGTTGACGGCGGAGGCGATCCGGGGCACCGCGGAGAGCGCGCCGGCCACCGCCCCCGCTCCCCCGCCGCCCGCGCGGGAGGAGCGGCCGCTGCCCCCGCCCGTGGAGGACCCGCCGCCGCCGGCGGACCCGCCGCGGCCGCGCGCCACCCTGGTCACGGACTGCCCGCAGTGCGGGCACACCTGGCACCCGGAGCTGCGGAGCGCGGACCAGTGACCACCCCGGACACCACGCCCGTCCGCCCCCTCCCCCAGGCGCAGCAGCTGCCGGTCACGGAGGTGCGGGAGGCGGAGAAGAACCCGCGCCGCATCCCGGAGCGCGCCGTGGAGCTGGTGGCCCAGTCCATCCGGCGCTTCGGCTGGCAGCAGCCCCTGGTGGTGGACCGGGACCGGTACCTCATCGTGGGCCACACCCGGTACCGGGCCGCGCAGTCCATGGGCCTCACCCACGTGCCCGTGGTCATCGCGGAGGATCTGACCCCGGAGGAGGTCCGCGCCTACCGGATCGCGGACAACCGCACGCACGACTTCACCAGCTGGGACCTGCCCGGCCTGGCGCAGGAGCTGGAGGACCTGTCCGCGGAGTTCGGGGACGTCCTGGCCCTGGCGGACTGGGAGGTGGTCTCCGCCCGCATGGAGGAGGCCGCGGAGCGCGCCGGCGGAGACGCCGGGGACGTGGAGGACGGGCTGCCGGAGCTGGACCTGCCGCGGGACGTGAAGGACGCCCTGGACGGCGGGTTCCAGGTCAACGTCTGTTTCCACACGAAGGAGCAGGCCCTGGCCGCACAGCTGGCCCTGATGGAGCTGCCGGGGGTGTTCGATGTACGTCACGACTTCTGAGCAGCGCGGCGGCATCCTGGTGGCCGTCATCACCGGTGGCCGGCCGGAGCTGCGGCAGCGGCCCGTCCGCCACCTCCTGCCCGTCCTCCAGGACGCCGGGGTGCAGGACGTCACCTGGGTGGTGTCAGACCAGGACGCCCCCGGCTACGAACCGGACCAGCACCCGCAGGTCATCTACCCCCGCGCCTGGGCGGAGGAGTACGCGGCCGCGCACTGGATGAACCCGGCCCCGCCGGAGCCCGGCGCGTTCCTGGGCGCGTTCCCCGGCCGGGAGTGGGCCTGCCAGGAGGCGGAGCGCCGCGGCTGCTGGGCCGTCCTCCAGTTGGACGACAACATCGACACCCTGGAGTTCCTGCGCCGCAGCGGGGCGTCCATGCGCTACACGCTGGAGCACGGCGGCATGGCCCTGTTCCTGGACTGCCTGGCCGGGGTGATGCTGTCCACGAACGCGCGCACCGTGGGCGGGCAGCTGTCCTCCGTGGCCCCCAGCAGCAAGCAGGCCGCGCAGGTGGCCCGCGCCGGCTTCCCCTACTCCCTGTTCCTGGAGCGCGTGGGAGAGGGCCGGGAGGAGTGGTACGGCCCGTTTGAGGACGACATCACCCACTCCCTGCAGTACGGGTCACGCTGGGACGGCGCCACCGCCGCGGTGGTCCCCAGCCTCCGGTACCACAAGGAACCGGGGAGTAAGTCCGGGATGCGCTCCCACTACAGCGGCACCCGCGCCGTCCAACTGCAGCGCCTGTTCCCGCAGTCCGCGAACATCGGGGTGCGCGCCACGCGGTCCAACGGCCGCGGAGAGGGCCGGGTGTTCCACACCATGCCGCCGGGTGCCGTCCGGAACCCGCTGGTGGTCCGGGACCGCGCCCTGTTCAGCGCCGTCCGGGACCGGCTGCAGGAGCTGACCGTGGGCTGGTTCGCGGTGGAGCTGGAGGCCAACCAGGACAAGGCCCGCCGCCGCGCCGCCCAGGCGGAGAAGATGAGCGGCGGGCAGCCGGTCAACGGGTGATGACGGTCTGGCTGCCCGGGGTGAAGTGCATGAGCCGGCACACCTTCCCCTCCGGGCACGCCGCCCACGCGGCCGCTTCCGTGGCGTGCATGCCGTTGACCGGCTTCCACACGGACATGCCGGGCTGGAACACCTGCACCTTGTAGTACGGCTGGAAGCGGGTGGTGCGGCCGGGCCGGCGGGGGGCGGGCGTACGGCGGGCGGGGACGGTGGCGCTCATGGTCAGCTCCTCAGCTGGGGCGTGTCTGCTGTACACCGGGAGAGTACACGTGCCATGGTCTGCGGCATGACCGGACGCGCCCTCATCACCCCCCGCTCCGCCACCCTGCTGGGCATCTACCGCGGAGAGGGCACCGCCTGTGACGCGTGCGGCCGGGAGCTGTCCGCCCGCCAGTTCCGCTGCACCACGGCGGACGGCAGCCTGCTGGTCCTGGGCCGCCGCTGCGCCGCCCGCGCCACCGGCTACCCCACCACCCGCCTGGAGCACCTGGCCGCGGCGCTGGAGCGCCGGCAGGCGTGGGAGCGGGAGGTGGCCACCAGTTGGACGGTGGAGCAGCTGGCCGCGCACTACCGGGAGGTGGTGGTGACATACCCGGACGGCACCCTGGACACCTGGCTGCCCGCGGAGGAGGGACAGCCAGCACGGACCACCCGCCGCCCCGTGCTGGAGGTGGCCACGGAGGAGCTGACACGCCTGCAGGCCCAGTACGCCAACTGACCCCGCAGTGCGTACACTCCTGGTGTACGCACTGCAGACCAGCTGAGGAGCTGACCGTGACCCAACCCAGCGTCCTGCTCACCGGACGGCCCATGTGGCACGCCGGCACCTGCCACATCTCCACGGACGGCGGCCAGACCGCCCTCTGCGGCATCACCCCGCAGGACCCCTCCACCACCACTGACCCCGGCTGCGGCACCTGCCTCCAGCTGGCGGAGGCCGCGGACTCCACCCCCCGGCCCGTGAACTGCCACTGCGGCCGCACCGTCTCCACCCTCCCGGGCGGGGACGGCCTCCACTGCGCAGAGCACGACCTGCCCGTCAGCACCCCCCGGCGCACCCGGTGACCGCCTCCCTGGGCATGCGCCTGGCCGTGACCGGCACCTCCGGCCGCTGGCAGGCCGCCCTCCGCTCCGGCCACCGCCGCACCCTGGCGGAGTGCGGCCACGGCCACCGAAACAGGGACGGCGGACAGGCCAACGCCCGCCAGTGCGGTGAGCTGCTGATCCGCGCCGCACGCAACCCGCACGCCGCCGCCGCGTTCCGTGCGCACGCCGTGGAGTCCGCGGCCGCCGCCCAGCGCGCCGGAGCCCGCATCACCCTGGAGGAGGCCAGCGCCCGCGCCACGGCCACCCTGGACACCTGGCGCACCGTGGTCCTGGACGGGGACCTGCACGTCCCCAGCCGGGCCTGGGGCGCGGACCGCCCCGCCTGCGGCTGCTGCATCCCAGAGCCGTCCCCGGGGGAGCAGGAGCGGGCAGCGCGCCGGGCGGCTCACCGGGCACCCTGGAGCGCCCCGTGACCGTCCTACACCTGGCCGTCCTGGTCTGTGACGGCTGTGGCACAGCCAGCCGCCACGTTCAGGGCACCGCAGAGGAGGCCCGGGTGCTTCTCTGGCAGGACGGCTGGCGGCGGAACGGCGGCCAGGGTGACCGCTGCCCCACCTGCTCCCCCGGGCGCGTGCAGCGCAACTACCTTCCCGGCGCAGCACCCGGCCTGTGTGACTGCGGCTGTGGGCGCACCACGCCGGTGGCTGACCGCAGCCGTGCCCGTTCCGGCTGGGTGAAGGGACAGCCTCTCCCCCGCATCCCCGGTCACCGCACCCCAGCCCCGCTGCGCGTGGACTCCGGCTGCCTGCTCTGGCAGGGCCGCGTGGACCCGGAGACCGGGTACGGCCGCCTGGGCGCTGGGCAGGCACACCGGGTGCTCTGGGAGCGGACCCGCGGGCCCATCCCGCCGGAACATGAGCTGGACCACCTGTGCCAGACGCCGCTCTGCGTGGAGCTGACCCACCTGGACTGCATCACCGCCGTGGAGCACTACGCCCGGACGCACCCGCGCGGTGAGACCTGCGGCCGTGGCCACACGGACTGGCGTCCCCGCCGAGACGGCGGGCGCTACTGCTGGCAGTGCAACCGGGACCGTGACGCGGAGCGCCGCCAGCTGCTTACCACGACCCCCTGACCGCTCGCCACCCCCACTGCTGAGGAGCAGCCATGACCACCGCCACCAGCCCCACCGTGGGGTACGTGCAGACCAGCACCATCCACGCCGTGCACGCCTCCATCAGCGGCGCGGACGTCATCCGGGACCACATGGGCCGCCTGTTCCTGCCCGGCCGCGTGGAGCTGCGCTGGATGGACGGCGTGCTCACCCAGGCGTCCGTCCGCGGCGTCCGCGTCACCGCCTCCGGGGACCCGTACGCCAACGGGGCCACCACCGCCCGCACGTACCTCAGCGCGGCCGGCACGCTGCTGCAGCCCAGCGTGCAGGAGCCTGGCGCGCCGGCCTGGCTGCAGGACCTGGTGAACCTGCACGCCCCCGCGGAGGCCCGGCCGTGAAGCGCCTGCAGGACCCCAGTGCGCGCATCAGCGCGCGTATGGCGGAGCTGGGCCACCGGCCCCACCTGGACGGCTACCACCACCGGCACACGTGCGGCCGCTGCGGGCGCGCAGGGCTGAACGCGGGCGGCCCGGACTACGGGTCCGCGCTGCAGGAGCCGTGCCCCGGGCGGGAGGCGCGCCTGTGGCCCGCCGGCTGGGACTACTACCGGCCCCCGCGGCTGACGGAGGCCAACACCCGCGCCGCCCGGCTCTCCGCCTACCGGCACCAGGTGGGCCGCATCAGGGACGCCCGCCTCCTCCAGGACCAGCCCCTGCTGGCGGCCGCCCGCTGGCACGCCGCCCAGCACCGCGCGCACCTCATCGCACAGCACCGTGACCTGTCCACCCGCACCACCCCCACCCAGGAGACCCACCGTGGCCGCTGACCCCTTCCGCATCCCCGCCGCCCTGCTGGAGCGCATCGCGGAGTCCCGGAACACCGTGGTGGACGCCCGCGGTGACCTGGAGCAGCTGGTGTCCCAGCTGGAGGACGTCACCTCCGGCGCCCGCGCCGTCTGGGAGGAGCGCACGGAGAAGTGGCAGGACGGTGACCGCGGCCAGGCCGCCAGCACCTGGCTGGAGAACCTGGAGGAGCTGGTGGACAACCTGAACGAGCTGCGCTCCGCCATGGAGACCGCGGAGGAGTCCCTGCTGGACCCCGCGGCCTCCCCGGACTACTGACATGGCCCAGGCAGCCGCCGCGTGGGTGACCTGGCTGATGACGCTGCTGGCGGTGGTGGTCCTGCTGTGCTGGGCCCTCCGCCTGGCACTCATGCACCACGGCGGCGGACAGATGCCCTCCCTGCGCTTGCCGCGGCCCTCCCGCGTGATCCAGCGGGCGATCTACGGCGGCCACGTGGAGCCCACCGCCAGCCAGGCACCCGCCCTCCACGTACTGGAGGAGGACGTGCACACCTACACCGCCCAGCAGGTCCTGAACACCCTGGCTGCTGACGTCCGCGCAGCCCTGGAAGCCGCACCGAAGGAGACCCCATGACCACCCCCACCACCGCCCCGTGGAAGCCCGGAGACCCGGACCCCACACCGCAGCTGACGGACTACACCGGCCACTGCTTCGCGGTCGCCTACCCGGCCCGCCTGGGCCGCGCCGTGCACTGCTCCTGGGAGAAGGGACCGGACCACCCGGACTGGCACGTGGCCGCGGACGTCCGTGGCCGCGTCACCCACGTCTGGGAGACCGGCATTGACCTGCCGGACGGACGGTTCCTGTCCCCCGCGGACACCCCGCCGCTGGGCTTCCGGGACGGGGAGACGCCGGAGACCGCCACGGACCGCTGCGCCCGGGAGGGCGGCGCCCTGGGCATCCGGCGTCAGTGCTCCATCGGCTACCACGCGGAGTGCAGCAGCCCCACCGGGGACAACTGCACGTGCGCCTGCCACGTCCTCACGGAGGAGGCCCCGCCGCCCCTGTGGACCGGCCCGGATGAGGGAGACGGACCGGTGGAGCTGGTGGAGGCCGGCGCCGGGCTGCGGCTGGAGAGCGACACCACCAGCCTGCTGGACCTGACCCGGGACAGCGCCGTCAGCCTGGGCCTGGCCCTCCTGCGCTGGGCACCCCAGTGCAGCGTCCGGTACGTGTCCCCCGGTGGCTTCTTCACCACCTGCGTCCGCCCGGACGGACACCCCATCCAGGACGTGGACGGCATCGGCCACGCAGACGCAGAGAGGCTGCAGCAGCTGTGACCACACCCCACGGAGACCGCCTCCAGGCCGCCCGCCGCGTCCTGGACGGACTCCCCGCAGCGAAGGACCCCGCCAGGTACCTGGCCGCCGCCATGGAGGCCCGGGAGTACGTGGCCGTTCGGCAGGCCGTGGGCGGGCCGTCCGGCCCCCGTAAGCCCGCACCGGAGCCGGAGGCCATGCGCCTGGCCGCGGAGATGACGGAGGAGGAGCGCGTGGCCCTCCCCGCGGAGTGCCACCGCCCCGTCTGGAACGGCCTGGGCACCCCGCACCTGTGGGCCTGCGCCGTCTGCTGGGGGGAGGGCACCATGACCAGCTGGCCGTGTGAGCCCGCCCGCGCCGGCGGCCTCACCCTGGCCCGCCACCTGGGCCTGGACTACCACTGGTGACCAGCACCCAGGCCACCGTCTCTGAGTGGCTGCGGACGAACCGGCGCGCACCCGGCAGCCCCTGGCGGCCGGATGACCTGAGGCCGGAGCAGTTCCACGCCGGACCGTGGCACGCGATCCGCGGCGGCATGGGTGGCCGGCCACTCAGCTGGTGCGGCCGCCACCCCACCGCGGTCACCATCAACACCCGCCGCCACCCCGGCGCGGAGCCCCCCACAGGGGAGCGCCTGTGCGCGGAGTGCGTGCGCCGCGTCCGGGACGGGGAGCCCCGGCCGTACCAGCGGAACAGGGGGCGGGGATGACCCCGCTGGTGCTCTGGGCGGGCGGCCTGGCGCTGCGCCGCTGGGGCCGGGACTGGGCGCGCTACGGCACCCCCGTCATCATCACCGGCTGGCTGTACCTCACCTGCCAGAACGCGGCCGCCCGCGGCGTCAGCTACTTCACGGACCTGCTGTACCTGGTGCTCACCGTGACCACCTTCCTGCTGGCCGCCAGGTGGTTCATGCGCACCAGTGCCCAGCTTCTCCGGGACACCCTCGCCTGCCCCTGCGGGGAGACCCTGACCAGCCCACAGGAACTGGCGGACCACCGCCGCGTCATGCACCCCAACGACACAGAGGAGACCCCATGAGCATCCCCCACCTGGTGTACCGGAACACCCGCCCAGAGCTGCTGGCCTGGCGTGAGGACGTCCAGGCCCGGCTCCGCGCCTGCGGTGACGCCCGGGACGCGTTCCTGGACCGCTTCTGCACGGAGCACGGCGGGCCCCCGCAGGGAGAGCGCGGCACCTTCTCCCGCGGCACGGAGTGCACCGGGGTGGCCTGGCCGCAGGACACCCCAGTGCCGAAGGGGTGGCGGCGGCCGGCTGATGACCCACGGCTCATCCGGCCCCACCTCAGCACCCGCATCGGCAAGGCCGCCCAGTTGGAGCTGGACCAGCTCCGCTGGCCGGACGTCCAGGAGGAGCTGTCCCGCCTCCACGGCATGCGCTCATGGGCCGCGCCGCCCATGACCGGCCGGTACTACACCCCCGGCGTCCGCCTGGAGGAGGACGCCGTGTGGGCCACCTGGGGCACCCAGGACGTGGCCGCGGACGTGGAGCCGGACGCCACCGGACACGGCTGGGAGCGGGTCTCCCTGGTGGAGTACCTGCAGCGGTTCGGGGAGGGAGACAGCACCACCTCCTGACCCACCTGGCGGGCGCGCCACCGCGCCCGCCAGGCCCACCCACTGCACACTGCTGACGCACACCACCCCACCTGAGGAGACCCGCGCACGTGATGAACACCCGCACCCGCCGCACCGCCACCGCCCTGGCCCTGGCCGGCGCCGTCATGGTCACCGGCGCTGGCTGCGCGAAACGGAACATCGACCCCGCCGCCACCGGCTCCGCCCGCGTGGAGGGCACCGGCGGAGAGCACGCCCTGCAGAAGTTCTGCGACGGGCCGACGCTCATCTACTGGACCCCCGGGTACTCCGGGGAGGAGGACGAGTACGAGGCGTTCATCTACGAGTCCCCCGCGTGCACGGATGACGGAGACCCGGCCACCATCCCCGCCGGGGTCGTGGGCGCCGGACCGCAGCAGCCCCGTGACGCGGGCGTGCAGGACGACGACGAGTGAAAGCCGTCATGCTGGCCGTGGTCAGCGTCCTGGGCTACGTGCTGGTGGCCGCCCTCAGCGCGGTCATGCTGTTCTGGCCCGTGATGATCCTGCTGGGCGCCGTCCACTCCCAGCCGGGTCTGGAGTGGGTCCCCGCACTGGGCTGGTGGCCCACCCTCCTGGTGGTCCTCCTGCTCCACTGCCTCATCCCCAGCAGGTCCAGCGACGACTGACCCAGCACACACAGGAGGGCCCCCACCGCGCTGCGGTGGGGGCCCTCTGCCGTATCCGCGGGAGCGACCCGCAGCCTCTCATCAAACGGCCGTGACTGGACGGCACGCTACTCCGTGGCCAGCGCGTTCACCGCATGCTGCACCAGCACTGACGCGCGCCCCTGAGCCCGCGCGTACCAGGCCATGAGCCCGGCCGCGTCCACGGGCTCCGTGACCGTCCGGGACACCGCGCCCAGCTCCTTCCCGTTCCCGTCCAGCACGCGGGCCATGACCGTCACCTCTACGCGCGCCGCCCTCACGGCTGCTCCTCCCGCGCGCTGCCCCGCTGCGCCTGCGGCGGCCGCATCTTCCACTGGCCGGGCGCGCGCCTCCCCAGCTCCTGGAACAGAGCCGCCACCGCGTCATCCCGGGTAGCGGTCTCCGGGAGAGCGCGGACCAGCTCCCAGGCCACGCCGACGCCACGCGCCACGCCGGCGGTCTCCGCACCCTCCAGGCTGGTGTACACCCGCCCCACCAGCTCCTGCTCCAGCGGCCGCGGTAGCCGCGCACCATGCGGCATGCGCACCGTCTGCAGCGCCCGCGCCCGCCGCCGGTCATCCTCCTGCGGGGAGGTCACGGCTGCTCCTCCCGCGCGTTCTCCCGGTGCTCACCGTCCGCGGTGCTCACCGTCTCCGCCTGGCCCTGCCCGCGCTGCTTCCTGTTCCGCGGCCGCCCCGGCACGCGCACCTCCGGCGGGCTCACGCCCACGCGGTCCAGCTCCTGCTCCGTCCACCCAGCCCGGGTGCACGCCGCGTACGCCTCAGCGTCCTCCTTCTGCCGCTCCGTCACCACGGCCTTCGCCTCACGCAGCGCCGTCCTGGTGCGGGCCATGGCCTGCACCGTGCTCATCCGGCCGGCCAGCTGCTCCTCCAGGAGCTGCCTGGCCCGGTCCTCGTACTGCTCTGGGGTGGGTGGGGTCGCCATGCACGCAGCGTAGCGCTCCCTCCCCTCACTGCCACCCCACTCCGTCTGTCCACAGCTGGGGGGAAACCCTGTGGGTGAGTGGGTGTGAGCAAGCTAGAGGGATAGGGCCCCTAACGGCGCCCCATCCCTGGACGCCAGGGTGACGCTGTGCGACCCTGGCGTACACCGGTGGTTCCCCTGGCGGGGATCGCTGCGCTGGGCTGACACACGACAGACGGAGGAGCCAGTGCCACAGGACAGGCCGCTGACGGCGGCGGACATGATGGAGCGGCTGCCGTTCAGCGTGCGGGGCACGCCGGGCTGGATGGACCGGGAGACGGCGGACGGGCGGACCATCGCGGCCGGCGCGATCAGCGCCGTGGAGTGGGTCCCGCTCCTGGCGCTGTACACGCGGGCCCGGGAGGGCGGTCACGCGGGTCAGAAGATGGTGGGCTGGGTGAACGTGTACCGGTCTGGGCTGGACCCGCTGGAGCTGCTGGTGTCCGGGTCGTGCGACAACATCGCGCCGGGCCGATACCCGTGCGGGCTGGACCTGGCGGAGGTGGAGGGCACGCTGGACGGCATCGACGTGGCGGCCTGGGTCCGGGGTGAGCAGACGGAGGAGGAGGTGGGCCCGGTGCGGCAGCGGATCACGTCCGCGCGGGTGATCGGCGTGACCGTGTACCTGCCCGCGTCGGGCATGACCGGGGCGTTCCCGGACGCGTACGTGGAGGTGCTGAGGTGACGGAGCTGGACGCCACGCGGCTGTGGCTCTCTGAGAACGGGGACCGGACGGCGCGGGACCGTGAGGTGCTGCGGACGGTGGTGGGTTCCGGGGTGCACGGGATCGCGCTGGAGGGGCAGGACGACCACGACGAGATGGGTGTGTTCGTGGAGTCCCCGCAGCAGGTGCTGGGCATCCGGGAGGACGCGCAGCACTACGTGGCGCGGACGGTCCCGGAGGGGCACCGGTCCCGGCATGGGGACACGGACCTGACGCTGTACTCCCTGCGGAAGTACCTGGCGCTGGTGGCCACGGGGAACCCCACGGCGCTGCTGCCTCTGTTCACGCCGCGGGAGCAGGTGCTGCTGTCCACGCCGCTGGGTGAGCAGCTGCGCCTGTTCGGTCCCAGCCTGTTGTCTCAGCAGGCTGGCCGGCGGTTCCTGGGGTACATGACGGCGCAGCGTCAGCGGATCACGGGGGAGGACACGCGGCACACCCCGAACCGGCCGGAGCTGGTGGCCGCGCACGGCTTTGACACGAAGTACGCCAGCCACGCGCTGCGGCTGTGCATCCAGGGCCTGGAGGTGATGCAGACGGGGCGGCTGACGCTGCCGCTGCCGGACGGGCACAGGGAGCTGGTGCTGGAGGTGAAGCGCGGGGAGGTGCCGCTGGAGCAGGTGCTGGACCTGATCGACGTGCGCGCGGTGTTCCTGCAGTCCCTGCTGGACAGCGGGCGGTCTCCTCTGCCGGAGCGGCCGGACCTGGACGCGGTGAACACGTGGTCCACGGCCGCGCACCTGGGCTACTGGACGGCGGAGTCCTGATGGACGTGCTGCTGGTGGTCCTGGCGGTGGTGGTCCTGGTCCTGTCCATGGCGTGCGGCTATCTGGGGCGCATGTTGCAGGTGGCTCTGCGGGAGCAGCGTGCGGACGCCGCGCGCATCCTGCAGGAGTGCGGAGGAGGACCGCTCCGGTGAGTGCGCCGTGGCCGGGCCGGGAGCATCTGCGGGACTGCCCGGCTGACACCGGGTGGGACGCCGTGGACTGTGACTGCGGTGGCCGGTCACGGCAGCGGGTGGGGGCGGTGCGCGCCCTGTCCGGTGCGGAGTGGATGCGGCGCATGCCGGAGGTGGAGGCCGCCTGGTGGCGGGACGTGCGGCGGCGGTTCATCGCGGAGTACCGGGCGCAGGGTCTGCGGCAGGTGCGGCCGCCGGAGGAGACCACGGAGTACGACGAGGAGGGTCGGATGGTGCGGCTGATCGTGGAGGGGTGGGCGGCGTGAGGCGGCGTCACTGTGGGGCGTTCCACGTGGAGAGCGGCAGGTGGTGCGGCCGGTGGCGGTGGCACTTCGGGCGGCACCGGCTGGGGCGACGGTACGGGGAGGTGGGGAGGTGAGGGAGCCGGGGCGGGAGCTGTCCCGGGAGCGCCGCGCGAACGTGCCGGGTGGCCGTCCTGGGCGGCACAAGGTGACCACTTCCCCGGAGGAGGAGGCGCAGCTGCTGCTGCTGGCTGGGGAGCTGCGGGTGACGGTGCCGCGGCTGCTGGTGGAGTCCACGCTGTCCCGGGACGGGGTGCTGCCGGCGGAGCGTAAGCAGCTGATGGTGGACCTGTTCGCGGTGCGCCGTCAGCTGTCTGGAGTGGCCACGAACCTGAACCAGCTGGCGCGGCGGGCGAACGTGGGGGAGCTGCCGGTGGTGGAGGTGCGGGAGGAGTTGCGTCACCTGCGGGAGGTGGCCGGTCCGGGTGGCCGGATTGACCAGGCGCTGGAGGCGCTGGCGGCTGCGGGGGTGGGCGGGTGACCACGCCGGAGCGTCAGGAGCTGCCGGTGGCTCTGACGACGGACGCGGGGGCGGTCATGGCGGCCACGCTGGACCTGCTGCGCGCCGGTGGCGTGGGGGTGGCCACGGCGCGGGAGCGGGCGTGGCTGGAGCTGTGCGGGGCGGCCACCCAGCTGGGGACGGCACTGGCCCGCTGGGACATGGCCATGGAGGCGTACAAGGACGCGCGGCGCGCTGAGGAGGCGGGGAGCTGATGGGGACCGTGGAGGCGGAGCCGCCGTACGGGCCGGGCGCGCTGTGTGAGGAGTGCGGGCACTTCGCTGCCCGGCACGGCGCCGGTGGGTGCACCGGCGTGACCGCGAGCTGCGGGTGTGCAGGGATGCGCTGGCTGGGTGTGCTGTGGCCGCGGCCGTGGCTGCCCGCGCCGGACGGGCTGGTGGCGCAGTGAGCGGGGAGCCGGACCCGCAGTACCAGGTGCAGCTGCGCCGGCCTGGGGAGCAGGCGTGGCAGGCGGCCACGACGTGGCAGCGGTGCGGGCGGAGCAACGCGCGGCAGCAGGCGCAGGTGTTCGCGGACGGCTACCCGGTGGGCGGTGCGGTGCGCGTGATGATGCGGGACGCGGTGGACGCCACCCCGGTGGAGGTGTTCCTGGAGGTGAAGGAGCCGGTGCGGAAGTGTCCGGCGTTGGACTGCGTGTGGGACACCCGCGGGACGGGTCACGGCGCCGGGATGCCGGTGTGCTGGCCGGACACCGGGAAGCTGGAGGGGTGCCTGCTGGGGAAGCGGCAGGAGGAGGCGGAGACCCCGGAGACGGACGACGCGGCGGCGGTGAAGCGGGTGCGCGCGTACTGCCAGGAGGTCAGCGCGCAGAGCATGGCGGCGGTACCCGCGGAGAGCCCGGAGGAGGGCAACCCGGAGGAGGCGGCCGCGGAGGCGCGGGCGGTGCGGTACTTCATGGCGCAGCGGGTGCTGAGGCTGCTGCGGGGGCCGGTGTGACGGCGGCGCAGCGGCGGGAGCTGGTGGTGGCCCACGCGCTGTCCCTGGGGCTGTGCGGGGAGCGGTTCGGGCACCACGGGGTGTGCGACATGCCGCCCGGTCACCCGCCCATCGCGGAGGTCATGGGCTGGCTGCACGGTGAGGACGTGGGCGGTCCGCTGGACGCGTACCGGAGGCAGCTACTGGAGGAGGAGCGGACATGAGCGTGAGCCCAGAGGCGCGGGACTGGCTGGGTCGCCGTGTGCAGGTGCACCCGGCGTACGACACGGAGATGAAGCACCGGCCCATGGCGGAGGGCGTGGTGGTGGGGTTCTCCCCCGCTCCCAGCATCCTGGTGCGCGCGGAGGACGGGACGCAGACGGACTGGCAGGTGACGCTGCCCATCCGTGTGGTGGAGCAGTTTGCCGCCGCGCCGGCGTACGTGTCCCAGGAGGAGCGGGACCGGGACCTGATCGCGCGGCACCTGCGCGCGGCGGCGTCCGCGACCAACATCACGGACTGGCCGGCGTACTTGCAGCGCGTGGCTGACGGGCACCGCACCGGCACCTCCTGGTACCGCCCGTGAGGGCGTGGTGGCACCGGCGGCTGGGCCACACCGTGACGGTGCGGCGCGTGTCCGTGCCGATGTGGGACCCGTCCGCCCGGGGGGAGCTGATCGACTGCTCCTGCGGGAAGCGGTGGGCACGGTGATGCCGAACATCACCCGGGGCACCCGGCCGGGTGGGCTCATGGCGTACCTGGTGGGGCCAGGCCGGTCTAACGAGCACACGGAGCCGCACCTGGTGGCGGGGTCCTCCAGCATCATGGCCTGGTTCGATGAGGAGGAGCTGTCCCACGACGCGGCGCTGAGCATCGCGCGTGAGCTGGACGCCCCGCACCGGTTGTACGGGGTGGACGTCCCCGGCGGGCACATCTGGCACTGCTCCCTGTCCCTCCGCGCGGAGGAGGGGCAGCTGACGGATGAGCGGTGGGCAGAGATCGCCACGGACTTCATGGAGCGCATGGGCTTCTCCGGTGGCGGGGATGAGACGGAGCCCGGCGGGAAGGCCCCGGTGCGCTGGGTGGCGGTCCGGCACGGCCTGTCCAAGGCGGGGAACGATCACGTCCACCTGGTGGTGGACCTGGTGCGTGAGGACGGCACCCGGGCGGACGTGTGGCGTGACCAGGTGCGCGCGCAGAAGGTGTCCGGGGAGTTGGAGAAGAAGTACGGGCTGGAGGTGCTGGAGTCCCGCAGTCGTGGCCGTGGGGAGCGCGGGGTGAAGCCGTCGGAGCTGGCGCGGGCGCGGACCGCGGGTGCCCCGGAGACGGAGCGGGAGACGCTGGCGCGGACGGTGCGCGCCGCGGCCGCCGCCGCGGGGGATGAAGCGGAGTTCGTGCGCCGGCTGAGGGCGGAGCGGGTGCTGGTGCGGCCGCGGTACGCCACGGGCACGGACCAGGTGGTGGCCGGGTACTCCGTGGCCGTCCGTCCGTCCGGGACCGGGCAGCGGCCGGTGTGGTACGGCGGCGGGCACCTGGCCAAGGACCTGACGCTGCCGCGGCTGCGGGAGGACTGGGCGGACAGCCCGGAGGCTGCGCAGGGCGCGGTGGCGGAGTGGCAGGCAGCGCGCACGCAGCGGCGGCCGGCGGCGCCGGGCCGGGAGACGCGGGTGCCTACCGCGGACGTGTGGGAGCAGGTGAACGCGGAGCTGGAGCAGGTGCAGGAGCGGCTGGGCCGCGTGCCCGTGGATGACGTGGCGGAGTGGGCGCGGGTGGCCCGTGAGACGTCCGGCGCGTTCGCCGCCTGGTCCCGGCGGGTGGAGACCACCCCAGGGCCGCTGGCGGCCACCGCGGACGCCCTGGCCCGGTCCGCGCACGTGCCTGCGTGGCAAACGCGTGGCCGGCGCCCGTCCGGGCCGTCCGCGCGGGGTGCTGCGCTGCTGCTGGCGTCCGCGGCGCACGGCGGGCGGGGCCCGGTGGCGGAGGCGGTGCTGCTGCGTCAGCTGACCAACATGGCGCGGGCGCTGCATGACGCGCATCTGGCGGTGGGGGATGCGCAGCGGGCCGCGCAGATCGCGTCCGCGGTGCGGCAGGACCTGGAGCGGGTGCGGCAGGTGCTGCCTGCCCCGGAGACGGCGCTGGCCCCAGCTGGGACGGTGCAGGAGGTGGCCCGGCCAGCGCCGCGGCCGCCCGCTCCCCCGGTGCGCCGGGTGGGGGACGTGCTGCCCGCGGACCTGGAGAGGGCCCGGCGGGTGCAGGACACCACCGCAGAGCGCGGTGGCGCGGAGCGATGAGGAGGCACCGTGGCTGAGGACGATGGAGTGGACGAGGAGCTGCAGGCCGCCATGCGGCTGGGGGCCACCGCGGTGGCGGCCCTGCGGGAGCGGCGCGCCCGGGAGGTGCAGGCCGCCGCCCGTCAGGCGGAGGAGGAGTCCCGGCGGGCGGCCGGGCAGGACGGCACGCGCGGTGAGGCCACCAGGCAGGTGAAGGAGGCGGTGCGGCCGCAGGACCGGGAGCGGGGGGACCTGGGGGTGCTGCCGGAGGACCTGGCGCGGCAGCGGCAGGAGCGGGCGGCCGCGGAGGCGGTGGTGGCGGCGGACCTGGCGCGGAAGCAGCTGGAGCAGCGGTACGGGGCGGAGTGGGCGGGCCGGGAGGACCTGCCGGAGGTGGTGACCGTGGAGACCAGCCACGAGTTCTTCACGGCCGTGTCCGTGGCGGAGCTGGTGCAGGAGGAGCGGGACCTGCCGCTGGTGATGCCGGCGCGGGAGGTGCTGCACCCGGAGATGAAGCCGCTGCTGGACCTGCAGCGGGAGGCGGACGTGGCCGCTGGGCGGCCGCCGGTGCCGCTGGAGTGGTTGTCCCCGAAGGACGTGGAGGGGAACCCGGCGCTGGCGGACCAGTGGCTGCAGCAGCAGGTGGACTCCGGGGTGTTGTCCCCGCGCGTTCAGGAGCGGGCGCAGCGGTCCCTGGACGCCAGGCGGGCGGGCCTGAGCCCGGAGGCGGTGACCGCGGTGCAGCTGACGGAGGCCGCGCAGCGGACGCCGGGGTCTGCTGCCGTGGCGAAGTCGCCGGCCAGCGCGCCGCGGGCCCGGAAGTTCCTGGGCCGCGGGGGCGGGAAGGAGCAGGAGCGCAGCCGGTAGCGTGCACGGGGCCACCGTGACCCCGTGACGCACAGAGCCCCCCACCCGTCTGGGTGGGGGGCTCTGCTGCGTGCTCAGCTGAACAGACCGTCCGGTGGCTTCCCCACAGGCAGGGGCTCCGGGCGGTCCTGGTGCCGCTCCGGTGTGCAGGAGCGCATGGGCCCGTCCGGGTCCGTCAGGGCGTCCATGTGCGGGCGGTAGTGGTCCCGCAGCCACACGGACATGCCGGTGGCCCCGTCCAGGCCCAGGTGCTCCCAGGCGCGCCACAGGGCGTCCAGGGTCAGGACGGCCTCCGGGTGCTCCCACCAGGTCTGGCACCACACGCGGTTCTGCCCGAACGCGCGCCGGTAGAAGGGCGCCAGCCAGTCCTGGACCCAGGTGGGGGAGTCCGGGAACTGGAGGGCGGGGGGCTCCTCCGGTGGCGGTGGTGGCTGCCGGGGGCGGGGCTTCACGGACGCGGCCAGGGCCTCCAGGGCCGGGTCTGTGCGGTCCTGCACAGACCCGGCCCAGGCGTCCGGGGGGACGATCACGGGGTGACCCAGGGGCTGCGGGCCCGCACCTCAGCCACGGGCGGCACGTCCGGCTCATGCTTGACGGCCGGGGGACGGGCGCCGCCGGCGGGGTCGTGGGCGGCCTGGGAGGCGCGTACGGCGTCCGCGTGGGGGCCGTCCATCCACGGGACGGTGCGGACCAGGGTGGGCGGGGCGCCGGAGGAGAACACCAGCGCCCTACCCTTCGCCAGGCTGGACAGCTCCTGCACGTCCAGCAGGCGCTCCGCGTGGGTGGAGCGGCTGGTGGTCCGCTGCCCCTTGGCGTAGGAGGTGGAGACGGTGGTGGGCCGCCACTCCGGGAGCAGCTGGGACAGCTCCTGCAGCCACTCCGTCTCCCGGACGCCGCCGCCGTAGATGAGCACGTTCGCCGCGGACAGCAGCTTGCGCATGCCGTCCCGGCCCCACACCTCCACGCCCTGGGAGTAGGACTGCAGGATGGTCAGGATCAGGATGCCGCGGGAGCCGTAGTGGCTGTACATGTCCGGGAGGTCCTTCCACCGGCACACGTTCGCAGCCTCGTCCAGGACGCACACACCGGGGATGGGGAGCCGGCCGCCGGGGCTCTCCTTGGCGTACGCCTCCGCGGCCTCCGTGATCGACACGGTGAGCGCGGTGACCAGGGGGCCGGTGGAGCCCTCCCCCTCCCGGGACAGCAGGTGCAGGGTGTCCGCGGAGCGCACGAAGCGGGCGGGGGAGAACTGGCGGCGCCGGTCCCCCGCGGCGGGGGTGACCCAGCGGGCCGCGGCCCGGGAGGTCAGGAAGGAGCACATGCCCTTCGCGCCGCCGTACACGCCGTCCCGCTGCTTCGGGTTCAGGTTCACCATGCCCTCCAGGGCGGCGGCCTGCAGCGTGTAGCCCTGCCCGGACTTCCGGAGGATGACGGCGGGCTCATCGTCGGCGGGGGTGGTGAGCCACAGGTACACCTGGGTGATGGGCCGCTGGGCCACGGCGCAGGCCAGCAGCAGGTTCCCCAGCAGCTCCATGGCCGCGTTGTCGAAGTACGCGTCCGTGCGGGCGCCGACGTCCCGTGAGCTGGTGGCCCAGAGGCGGGCCAGCTTCTGGGCCTGCACCTCGTCCGTGACGTAGCTCAGCGGGTCCCACCACCAGGTGGGCTGCTCCCCCGCGATGCCCTGCGGATCGAACACCCAGACGTGGCCGTGCTCTCCGCGGGGGTCCCGGGTGGCGTCGCACAGGTCCCGCTTGTTACTGGTGGCCACCACCCAGCCGGGGGCGTTCAGCACCCAGGGGATGCCGTAGGCGGAGGACTTCACGGTGCGGGGCCCGGCGACCAGCAGGGCCACGTCCTCCACCCCGGCGTACAGGGGCTGCCCGCCGGCCACGGTGACGCCCAGGGGCTGGCCCACGTAGCCGTCCACGCCCAGGCGGCGGGCGGTGGCGGTGGCGCCCTTACGGCTGAGGGCGCGGAGGTCCTTCCCGCGGCCCAGGTGTGCACCGGCGCGGTCCACGCTGGGCTTCTGGCCGCGGCGGGCCCACATGGTGAGAAGCAGCCCGCCCGCGCCCAGCAGCAGGGCGGCCAGGCCGATGCCCAGGGCCAGGGCGCGGGGCGGCCACGGGACGGCGCCCTGGATGACGCCCAGGAGCAGGGCCACGGGGTTCCCGGGGAGCGCGGGCCCGCCGGGGGTGATCCACCAGCCCACGCGGGTCACCAGGTTCACGCCCCCGACGACCAGGACCACCAGGCTGATGCCCGCCCAGAGCAGGACGGCCTCCGTGTTGCTGGCGCCGGAGCGGCGGCTGGTGACGCTCACTGCCGCGCCCCGTGGTGGCGGGGGGCGTGCGCGTTCTGCCCGGACGGCCGGGCGGGGCCGGTGCCGCGGTGCAGGGCGCGGGCCCGCGGGTCCACGGGCTCCTCCTCCGGGATCACCCCAGCGTCCCGCAGCCAGTCGTGCGCGCACATGACGTGCTCCGTGACGGAGTTCATCACCTCACGCCACTGGCCCATGATGCGCTGGCCGGCGGCTTCCACCTGCTCCTGCCACGTCGGCCCCGCTGGCGGGAACGGCACGTCCAGCGCGCGGGCCAGGTACTCCTGGGTGCGCTGGCGGACCTGCTCCTGCATCTCCCACTGGACGGGGCGGGCGTACGGGACGTCCGGGCGACGGACCAGGGCGGGCAGGTCCTCCGGGATGGTCAGGGTGCCGTGGTACTCCGCAGGCAGCGGGATGGGCCGCTCTGGCTGCGTGGGGATGCGCGGCTCCGCGGCGGGCTCCAGCTGCGGCATCTGGACGGCGGGCAGGTTCTGCAGCCAGGAGTGCTGCACAGGCTCATCCACGATCAGGACGGGTGGGCGGGGCGCGGGCCGCGGCCGCCGGGGGACGGTCAGCAGCTGCAGCACCTGGCCGTCCCGGGTGAGGTAGTAGTGCGCCAGCAGCTCCCAGGAGTCCGGGCGGCGTTCCACGGATGCCAGCTCCATGCCCAGCAGGGGCCACGGGCGGTGCGGCGGCCGGTCCCATGCGGTCACCAGCGGGTTCCCGTAGGAGTCCACGTCCACCGGCCGGTCATCCTCAGCCAGGGCGGGGGTCCAGGTGGCCGCGTCGTACGTGGCGTCCCAGTCCGGGTCCGGCTGCTCTCCCTCCGCCAGCAGGGCGTCCAGCTCCGCCAGCAGGTCCTCCGTGCGGTCCGCGCTCACGCCGCGGCCTCCTTCTGTAGCTGCACCGGGGCGGTGGTCCACCGGTGGTTCGTGTTGTTCAGGGCCAGCTCCGTCCGGGTGAGCACCACCTGCACGGGGATGCCCGGCCGGCCGCCCACCTTCACCAGGAACTTCCCGCGGCCGGGCGGGGGCTCCTCCCGGCCCGCGGCCTGGTTCCAGGCCGGGGGGTCCGTCCAAGAGACCAGCACCTCCTCCTCCGCGGCGGAGAGCCCCACCACGTTCCGCAGCATGGGCATCTCACTGGCGGGGAGCCCGGCGCAGACGACCATGCCGGAGGCGGCCACCAGCTGGCGGGCCATGGCGCGGTCTGCCTCATCCGGCAGGGTCTCCAGGTCCTCCATGCTGTGGGTGATGGACAGCTGGCCGGTGCCCCGCTGGCGGTTCAGCTTGGACAGGGCGCTGACGCGGCGGACCATGCCGCGGCCGGCGCGCAGCGGGCGCCACAGTTCGTCCTGGACGGTGAAGTAGCGGCGCTGGGGCTCCAGCCCGGCGTCCGCCAGGGCGTGCGCGATGTTGACCATCCCGAACCCGGCGGACCAGCACGCCAGGAGGAGCGCGGCCTGCAGGTCCTCCTGGGAGTCATCCACGCTGGACACGTCGAACACCAGGGGCCGGTCACGGCGCAGCGGGGTGGTGGTCTGCTGGGAGAACACCTCCCCGAACACGCCGCCGCACAGGCCCACCAGGGTGGCCTCCAGCGGCTCCGTGATCTGCAGGTACCGCTCCGTGCTGCCTCTGTCGATCGCCACCTCCCGCACCTCCGGGGGTGCGGACCGGATGACGCGGAGCAGGTCGTGCAGGGTGGGGATGCCCTGGTGGTCCCGGTCCAGGACGCGCAGCGCCCGGTCCACGATGGACTCCTCACGGTCTGTGGGGGGCGCGGACCGCCGGATGGTGACCAGGGCGGAGACCATGGTGACGCGGCGGCCGTGCGCGTCCGCCACGATCTGGGCGCGGTACTGGCGCAGCTCCGCGGCGCGGGCGGTGTCCCCGTCTGTCTCCGCGGCCGCGGCGGCGGTCTCCAGCAGCTCCGCCGCGGCGGTGGCCTCTCCGGGGTCCAGGACGTTGATGCTGCCGCGGCCCAGGCCCAGGGACAGGACCTGGCCGCCCATGGCCCGGATGGGCGCCACGTAGTCCGGTTTCAGGTCTCCCAGCACCAGGGGGATGACCCCGCACGCGTCCAGGCCGATGATCCAGCGGCGGCCCACGGTGGACTTCCCCAGGCCGGGCTTCCCCAGGATGAACGCGGACGGGTTGCTGATGAGGTTGGCCCGCTGGAACCAGGCGATGGGGTCACAGCAGACGGTGGCGCCTCCACCGCCGCCCAGGTGACGGCCCAGGGGCACGCCGATGAGGGGGGTGCCGGCGCCCACGGACCAGGGGTACAGGCCGTTCACCTGGACGGTGGTGCCGCGGAACTCGTCCGCGGGCTGCAGGTAGGTGGCCTCTCCGCGGCCGTGGCCCTTCCAGCCGCGGGGGCCGGGCAGGGGGGCGGTGGCGGGCTTCTTCTTCCGGCCGATCACAGGGACTCCCGGATGACGGAGGGCAGGGCCAGGTGGTCCGGCAGGACCAGGCCCAGGGGCAGGGCGGCGGAGAACGCGGAGTCCTGGGAGCCGGTGACGGGGCGGAGGGTGATGCGGGCGGTGGCGGACAGGTTGTCCACCGCGGCGCGGGCGTCCTCCACGCGGAGCGCCAGGTGCTCCTCCGGGGTGCGCCAGGACTCCTGCTCCTCCCAGCGCCAGCGGGCGGGGGTGTCCAGGATGGTGGCGGTCACGACCAGCCCGAAGTTCACCAGGCCGGCGCCGCGCGCCTCCTCCTTCGCGGACTTGTCCGCGGACTCCTTCGCCGCCAGGTTCCGGGCGGAGGGCCGTTCCACGCTGGCGCGGGCGTCCGCGTTCTGCTTGTCCAGCTCCACGATGCGGGCGGCGCGGGCGGAGTCCATGGGCCGGTACAGCAGGGTGACGCGCTTCCGGTCCACGGACGTGTGCGGGGACAGCAGCTCCTGCAGCACGGAGTCATACACCTCTCCGCGGGGGGCCTGGGACATGGACCAGGTGACGGACACGGCGCCGTCGTGCCGGTAGTAGGGGACGGCGGCGTGGTGTCCGGCGGGGCCCACGTCCTGCCAGCGCAACTCCACGGGCTCACCGCTGGCGCGGGCCTCATCGAACACGGGCCCGGACCGGGGGTCGTACGCCGTGCGGATCACCTCGCACAGCTCCGCGGCGGAGAGGGGCCGCGCTGCGCCGGCGCCGGTGGTGTGGAGCCCGGCGGCCAGGTTCGGGATGCGGGACGCCAGGTCCCGGGCCACCTCCTCCGCGTTCCGGCGCTTCCCCCCGGTGCGGGTGGCGGCGGTGAACGTGAGCGCCACCCAGGCCCGGGTGCTGGCCTGCCCCGCCGGGTAGCTGGTGACGATCTCCTCCAGGACGGTGTGGGACAGCCGCGGCGGGCCCTGCAGGTTGCTGCGCACCTCCGTGCGGAGGCGGGTGCCGGTGTCCGGGGCGGTCTCCACGGTGACGGAGGCCGCGGTCAGGCCGGGCTCATCACCCAGGCTGGCCATGTAGCCGCCCCAGTTGGCCACGTACCGGGTGACCTGCTCCCGGTCCACCAGCTGCGCGCCGTTCGGTTCGCACTCCAGCACCACGGTGAAGTGGCCGGTGGCGGGGACGTGGAGGAGTGCGAACGGGTGGCCGTAGGAGTCCCGGCCCTCTGAGAGGCGGGACGGGGCGGCCAGGCCGGGCAGCTGGAAGGTGCCCCAGTCCGTGCGTCCCAGCGGGCCGGAGCGGTACAGGTGGGAGCCGGAGCGGCGGGCGCGGCGGGAGCCCACGCTGGCGCCGATGCGCTGGAGGCCGGAGCGGTGGTGCCGGTCCCGGAGGGTGAGCGCGCCCAGGAACAGGGCCACCAGACCGGCCAGCACCAGGGCGGGGATGATGCCGGCCAGGGACAGGGTGAGGATGACCAGCACGCAGGCGCCCAGGAGGACGTAGGTGCCCAGGCGGCCCAGGTGCCCGATGCCGGGGGTCTCTGGGCGCCGGTAGTTCCCGTGGGTGGGCCGGTCCTGGACGGTGCTACTTGCTGCCACTGGGTCCTCCGTCGTCGTCCTGGTCGGGTGCGCCAGCGCCGCTGGCGGTGTTCTGGCCCAGCACCTGCGCCACGGCGGCGCCGCGGGTGAGGGTGGCCACCCCGCCGCCTGCTGCCGTACCGCTGCCCCCGGGTCCACCGCTGGGGCCTCCGCTGGGGCCTCCGCCGCCGGCGGTGGGGGAGCCGGACGGGCCGGGGCCGCCGGGTGCGCCCGGGGCGCCAGGTCCACCGGTGCCGCCGGCTGCTGCTCCCCGGGTGGCGCCGCGGGGGACCACGGCGGAGCCGGAGGGCATGGCCATGGCCGCCACGGTGCCCGCGGCCGCTAGGCCACCGCCGCCGCCACCGGACACGGCGGACACGGCGGGCACCATCAGCCGGAGCAGGGCGGGCAGAGCCAGCAGGGACAGGAAGTGGAGCGCGATGCCGGAGGTGGACTCCGTGAGCTTGTCCCCGCCGTCCGCGTTCCCCACCATCTGGAAGCTGGCCGCGTAGATGGTGGCCGCGGTGGGCTTGTACAGCGTGAACGCCAGCAGCCAGCCAGTGATCTTGTCGAACCAGTTACGGCCTATGGCCGTGTTCGTGGCCGCGGCGGACAGCTGCCAGGACCCGGCCAGCAGGACCAGCAGCCCCCCGCGGGCCACCAGCAGGATGATCTGCACCACGTTGATGACCAGGGCCGTGAGCGCCACCCCGATGATGATGATGACGGTCATGGTGGCGTTCTCCACGTCCCCGGGGCCCAGGTTCAGCATGGCCACCAGGTCCTCCCCGAAGTTGTCCGTGGACCGGCCCAGAATCCAGGTGGAGTACGCCTCCCCCGCGGTGATGCACAGCTGCAGCACGGTGAGCCCGGCGCCGGAGACGGCGATGAGCCGGGCCAGGGACTGCACCAGCTGCTTCCCGGGTTCCGCGCGGCGCTCCAGGGCCATGCGTATGGCGGCCACCAGGACGGAGAGCACGGCCACGGACAGGACCAGCCACCGCAGGGACCCCTCCAGGAAGTTCACCGTGCCGGAGGCGTCCCCGCCGCCGGGACCGGGGGTGGCCACCTCCGGGGTGGGGGCGCTCATCCAGAAGGTGGCCAGTGAGGTGGTGGCCTGGCCCAGGCCGGCGATGAGCTTGTTCGCCAGGTCTGTGAACGCGTCATCCAGCGCGGCGCTGGCCTTGCAGCCGAAGTCCACCAGGCCGCAGTCCGGCTCAGGCACTCAGGCCCCCCACGGCACGTAGCCGGTCAGGGACGGCAGCTGCCCGGCGCGGCCGGCCACGTCTCCGTCTGCGGGGAGGTCCACGCGCCAGTCCCCGTCCTCCCAGATGAGGGAGAGGGGAACGGAGGCCAGGCCGGCGGAGCTGGAGCCGCGGACGGCCAGGCTGAGGCTGGCCACGTCCTCCGTGTAGGAGGTGACCCGGAACCCGGCCAGCTGGTAGCGGGCGCCGGTGCCGGTGACCCGCTGCGGGTCATCCTCCAGCTGGTCCAGCAGGGCCTGCCGGCCGGGGCCGGTGGTCATGGTGTCCACGGCCGCGGGCAGCTGACGGGCGTCCGTGGTGGCGCCCAGGAAGCTGGCCGCTGCGTACAGGGCGCCCTCCGGGGTGCGCGCGAAGCAGGAGCGGAGCCCGGTGGCCGGGTCCACCTGGCCGGGCCCGGCGGCGTCCGGGTTGCTGGGGACGGCCAGGAAGCCGACCAGCTCCCACTGCCCGCCGGCGGGCGGGGTCATGGGCACGGTCTGGGGGCCTGCGGGCTGCGCGCAGTCCCCGGGCTGGGCGTCCGGTGCGCCGGTGGCCGGGGCGGGCGCCACGGCCGTGGGCACGGGGGCGTTCTGCGGGTCCTTCCCCAGGAACACGGTGTACAGCCCCAGCAGGACCACGGCCAGGAGGACCGTGCCGGCCAGGTAGCCGGTGCCGGGGTGGTGCCAGGCGCGGCGGAGCGTGCCGGGGCGCTCCGCCTCCTTCTCCGGGGTGTCCGGCTGGGTGCGGGTCATCAGAGGAGCGCCGTCACCAGCGGGCCCGCGGAGCTGCCGATGATCGCGGCGCCCATGACCCAGCCCAGGGAGCCGGCGTGCTTACCGCCCTCCCCGTGCTTGTGCTGCAGGGCCATGAGGATGGCGGTCACGATGACGCCGATCACGCAGGCGATGGTGAGGCCCCAGGCCAGGTAGCCCAGGCCGGTGTCCACCCCCTCCATGCCGTCCGGCCGGACAGGGGTGGGCTGCTCCACAGCCAGCACGGTGAGGGTGTGCAGGGTGTCACGCACGGGGTGCCTCCTGGGCGGTGATGGGGTTGACCAGGGCGGAGACGTCCTGGAGTAGGTGGCGGACGGGGCGTGGCTGGGTGCGGGGCTGCTCACCCACGCGCCACTCCTCCATCCACGGGAGCCGCCAGACCCGGGGGACTCCCCCGGTGATGAGGGCGGCCAGCTCCTGCAGCGGCCGCGGGAGGCGGCCGGGGGCGTCTGCCAGCAGGACCAGGCCCAGCAGGTCCTGCTGCAGGGCCGGGACGCCGCGCCCGGCCCACTGGCGGGCGGCGGCCTGGGCGGCGGTGAGCCCGGCCAGACTGGTGCGGGCCACCAACAGGGTGGGGACCGGGATGCCGGGCCAGGTGCGCTCCCCGTCGTAGCCGTCCAGCAGGCCGGAGAGAGTGGTGACCCCGGCTCCGCCGTGCGCGCCGGTGAGCCACAGCCTCACGGGCTCCTGGTGGAACACCTGCTGGACGCGCAGCGGGCCGGGCATGGTGACCAGCGGACCGTGCGGCGTGGTGGGGCCGGTGGCGGGGGCCGCGGGGGGCTCCTCCGCCACCGGCTCTACCGTCTCTGCTGGGCGGGTCAGCCACGGGTTCGTCATGCCGCGCTCCCCCCGGTTAGCAACTGGTGACGGTCGGTGCCGCCTCCGTGACTTTATCCCAGCTAACGCCACGCGCAACAGTGCCAGCTCAGAGACCGCGGGAGACTTCCGCGGCCACCTGCAGCCACGCGTACCGGCTGCGCGGGCTCATCGCCTGGTAGTCGATGGGCCGGCCACCGGCCAGGGCCGCGTCCGGGGGCACCTCCACCACGGCGCGGGTGAGCTTCCCGAAGTGGGAGTGCACGCGGCGTGCCAGGTCCCGCTGCGCCCGGACCCGCTCACCGACGGCGGCGGCGGTCTCCGCGCGGACCAGGATGGTGACCGCGTTCCGCACCAGGTCCACCCGCCCGGCGTCCAGCAGCTGCTCCAGCATGAACGCGGCGTGGTCCACCGTGTCCTCTCCCAGGGACATGGGGACCACCAGCTGGTGGGCGGCGCTGACCGCGGCCTGCCAGACGGGCGCGATGGAGGAGTTCCCGGTGTCCACGATCACCAGGCGGTAGAAGCGGGACACCAGGCCGTGGACATGGCCGAACCCGTCCGCGTCCACGGCGTCCCGCAGGCTGGGGTCCTCCGTGGAGGCCAGGACGTCGAAGTGCTGATCCCCCTGCGGGCGCACGTAGTTGTCCAGGTCCCCCATGCGCGCGTTCGGGCCGGTGAAGCGGGGCAGGTCCCGCAGCAGGTCCACCGCGGTGTTCTTCTGCTCCGGGTTGGCCATGGCCCGCAGTCCCAGCGTGCCCCTGTTCTCGTTGGCGTCCCAGGCCAGAACTCCGCCGCCGCGGTGCTGACCCAGGGTGGCGGCCAGCGCCAGAACGGTGGTCGTCTTGGGCGCTCCGCCCTTCGGGTTCGCCACCACGATGGTGCGGGGCCCGTCGTAGGACCGCTGCACGGTCTGGACGTTCCGCCTCCAGGTCATCTCTGCGCGGGAGGGGCTGGGCTTCACCAGGCCGCCGGTGCCGCGGCGGACGGCACCCTGCCAGCCCTGCTGCGCGTGCTCCGGGCGGCGGGGCGGCTGGGTGGCCTGCCAGTCCCGGTGGGTGGGGAGCGCGTCCGGGGCGGTCTCCGCGGGTGCCGGTGCCGGCTCCTCCTCCGGCGCGTGGCGGGGGCGGCCCACCAGGGGGTCCAGCTCCCCCAGCGTGGAGTGCCGGGTCCCCGGGGCCTGGTCACCGGCCCGCCAGACGGGCTCCTGGGGCAGCGGGTCTGTGCGAACTCGCACAGACCCGGCGGCCTCCGCCGTCCCCGGCCGGGCTGGGGGCTCCAGCCCGGCCTCCTCCACGCGGCCGTCCGGGTGCACGTACAGCACCCAGGCGCCGGCCGGGTCGTAGGTGTCCACGCGGACGGCGCGCTGCAGCTCCACGGCCACGTCCTTCACGTGGTCCAGGGCGCTGGTGCGGGCGGTGGCCACGTCCGGCGCTGCCACCGGGCGGTCCGGGCGGCCGGGCATGCTCACCTCACCGGTGCCGTCCTCCCGGACGGTGGCGGTGATGCGCGGCCAGGTGGGGATGGTGGCGGGGGTGGGCGTGGGCATGGGGTCCTCCTCAGGTGGGGTGATGCGGGTCAGGTGAGCGGGACGCCGTGGGCGCGGAGCCACGGCACGGGGTCTGTGAACTGGCCGTCCAGCTGCACCTCAAAGTGCAGGTGTGGGCCGGTGCTGTCTCCGTAGGAGCCGATGCGGGCGATCTGCTGGCCGGCCACCACGGGGTCTCCCACGCGGACCATGAGGTCCTGGGGGTACATGTGCGCGGAGCGGGTGAGGACCTGACGGCCCTGCTCATCCCGCCCGTGGTCCACCACGATCAGGTTTCCGTAGCCGGTGGAGGGCCCGGACCGGATGACCACGCCGGGCCCGGCCGCGTAGATGGGCTGGCCCAGGCCGGGGGCTATGTCGATGCCGTTGTGCATGGTGCCCCAGCGGGGCCCGTACGGGGACGTCATGCGGCCCACGGCGGGCAGGGTCCAGCCCTGCGAGGACGCCCCACCGGCGGGCGGCAGCGGCGGGTTCGCACCGCAGGGCAGAGCGCCGGCGCCGTCCACCACGGGGGTGGTGATGACCTGCGCTCCGGCCAGGGCGTTCACCACCTGCGTGGCGGGGCCCCAGTAGCGCGTGTAGTGGTTCGGGTCCGCGTTCCGCTGGACGCGGTGCGCGGCCATGGTGGGCGCCATGGTCTCCCAGCCCTGGACGCTGCGGAGGCCGGGCTGTCCGCCGCGGCCGCCGGTGAAGAACATGGTGGCGCTGCCGTAGGCGTCCAGGCGTACCTCCCGCGGTCCCCACGGGTCCCGCTGCTGGAACCAGCCCAGGGAGTCCGGCCCGGCCAGGTCCCCGTGGTCCACCGCGGTCAGGGTGGACTCCCCCATGGAGACCATGACGCCGATGGTCTGGCCCTGGACGGAGAACCCGGCGTCCGCTCCGGCCTGGATGATCGCGGCTGCTCCCACCAGCTGGGCGCCGGAGTAGCCGGCCACGGAGCCGGTGGGCACGCCGGACACGGACACGGAGACGCTACCGCCAGTGGCAGCGCAGGGGGTCTGCTGGTCCGCGTCATCCTGGGCCATGACGGTCAGGAAGATCAGCAGGAGGATCAGGAAAAACACGGGGCTGGCCACCAGCATGGCGCCCAGGGCGGGGAGCGCGTACCGGGCCGCGGCGCTCCTGGTCACGCCTCCTGCGGTGCTCACCGGGCCGGTGGGGTGATGCGCTCCACCCGCCAGGGGCTGGCGCCGTCCTCCCGGACCATCAGCACGGCGTAGGTGCCGCCGTCCGTGTCCACCTGGGCGGTGGCCAGGTACGCGGAGGGGGAGGTGACCGTGGCGTCCCGCACGGTGCGGGCGGTGATGGTGGTGGGGTCCGTGCCGTACTGCTCTGCCTGGCCGGTGGCGGTGAGGTGCCCGGCCAGCACCTCATACCAGGTCTGCGGGTCCCGGTCCGGCTGGGCGTAGGCGCGCATGGCGTCCAGGGCCAGCAGGCGGGCGTCCTGCTCCGCGGCCGCATCCCAGGTGGGCGCGGGCTGGGGGGTGCCCAGCCCGGCGTGCTCATCTGAGGGCCCGTCCGCGGGGGACGGCGCCGGGACGGTCACGGTGACCGGGGCGGCAGCGTCCGGTGGGGGCGGGCTGGAGCAGCCGGCCAGGACGGCAGTCGCCAGCAGTGCGGCAGCGGTGGTGGGGTAGCGCACGGGGTCCTCCTCCATCCCAGCTAACGGGGCGCACCCATCGAACCACGGAGTGCCACCGTCCGTCACCAGCTGGCGCGGAGACCAGCGCGCCCTGTAGTCAACTAGCGTGGACTCCGGCAAGAATGGGCCAGCGTCATCAGGGGCGCGGTGAGAGGAGCTGGACGTGGCGGAGCAGGACGACCAGCCGGTACCGCACACCCTGGCGGAGAAGCTGGACCGCCTGTTCCGCACGGTGCACCCCGCTGGCCGCGGCCCGTACAGCAGTGAGGAGGTGGCCACCGCTCTCCGCACCCAGGAGCTGCCCACCATCTCCGCCACCTACCTGTGGCAGCTGCGGAACGGGGCGCGGGACAACCCCACGAAGCGGCACCTGGAGGGGCTGGCCACCTTCTTCGGGGTGGACCCCGGGTACTTCTTCGACGCGGAGGCCAGTGCGCGGATCACCGCGGAGCTGGAGCTGCTGGCCGCCATGCGGGATCAGGACGTGCGGTCCGTGGCGCTGCGTGCCGCGGACCTGTCCCCGGAGTCCCTGGCCGCCGTCCGCTGCATGATCGAACACACCCGGCGCCTGGAGGGCCTACCCGCTGAGCCCGGAACCCCCGCGGCTGCGGTGGTCTGACCCACCACCCTCCCGTACATTCCTGGTGTACGTACACGCACCAGCTGAGGAGCTGAGACCATGAGCGCACCGCAGCGCACCGTGCGGGTGTCCCTGCTGGGAGGCCCCCTGGACGGGAAGGTGGCGGAGCCCGCCTCCCTGCCGGGGACGAAGGGCCTCCGCATCCGGGGGCAGGTGTACCGGCCCACCGGCCGGGTGGACCGGGACGGGCGGCCCATCTACGCGCACGCCAGCGTGAACTGGCCTCCCCGGTCCTGACGGACCCCTCCGCTAGAACAGCGCCCGCCCGCGTGTCGCTCAGGACACGTAGGCGGGCGCTCTGCATGTCGGTTACCCTCCGCAGCAGGCGTATCGCTGGCTGAGGGCCGGGCGCGTGGCACCGCACCCCCCTCAGGAGACCCCGCCGTGACCCGTTCCCGGTCCACCACCACCCTGCTGCCCCGCATCCCCCGGGACGTCCCCGGCTACCTGCTGACCGTGTTCACCGCGCCCGTGGCCACGGAGCCGTTCCAGGCGCCGGAGGACCTGACCGTCCTCACGGACCAGGAGCTGGCGGACCTGGAGGCCGCGGCGGTCGCCGTCGTGGAGTCCATCGCCGGCATGGAGCACCCCACGGACGAGGACGCGGACGAGGCGGAGCGCGTCGCCGGCGTCATCGCCAGCGTGCGTGAGGTCTCCGCCGGCCGGGAGGAGGCCGCGGAGGCACGCCGGGCCCGCATCAGCGGCGCCCGTGAGCAGGTCGTGGTCCCCGCCGTGGAGGAGCCCCCCGCGGAGGAGGTCGTGGTCCCCAACGACGCTTCTGAGCTGACGGACCCGGCGCAGGCCGTGGAGCCGCAGCCGGAGGCCGTCACCGCCTCCCCCGCCGCCCCGGCCGCGCGCACCGGTGCCACCGCCGCCACCCGGGTCCGGGCCGCGGACGTCGGCACGCGTGCGAACGCCGCCACCGCCCCGCAGCGCCGGCCGGTCTCCCTGACCGCCGCCCCGGACGCCCCCGGCGTCACCCCGAACAGCACGTTCGACTCCATCCAGGACGTGGCGGACGTCGTGGGCCGCCGGGCCAGCGAGTACCCGGAGACGGTGGTCCCCGGCTCCGCGCGGGTGAAGATGCGCCACGGCATCGCGATCCTGCGGAAGGACGTGGACGCCAACCTGGTGGCCGCGAACACCACGGACAGCCACGTCCTGGAGTTCGCCGCCCAGGAGTCCCGGCTGCGCGGTGGGTCCCTGGTGGCCGCCGGCGGCTGGTGCGCCCCCAGCGAGACGCTGTACGACCTGGTGGAGTTGGAGGCCGCGGACGGTCTCCTGGACCTGCCGGAGATCCAGGTGCGGCGCGGCGGAATCCGGTTCACCCCCGGCCCGTCCTTCTCCGACATCTACTCCGGCGTGGGCCGCGGCTTCTCCCAGACGGAGGCCCAGGCCATCGCCGGGGACACGAAGCCCTGCTACAAGATCGACTGCCCGGACTTCACGGAGGTGCGCGCCGGGGTGGAGGGGCTGTGCATCACCAACTCCATCCTGCAGAACACCGCGTACCCGGAGCTGACCGCCCGCGTGGTCCGCGGCGCCCTGGCCGCGCACGCCCACCGGATCAGCGCCAAGTCCATCGCGAAGATGGTGGCCGGCTCCACCGTGGTGGCCCCGTTCGCCGCGCAGGGCGGCGGCGTGGCCCCCGTCCTGAACGCCGTGGAGCTGGGCGTGGAGGACTACCGGTACAAGCACCGCATGCCCCGCGGCGCCACCCTGGAAGCCGTGTTCCCCGCGTGGGTGTTCGGCGCCCTCCGCGCGGACCTGGCGTTCCGCTCCGGCCTGGACGCCCTGGACGTCACGGACGCCATGATCCGCGCGTGGTTCACCGCCCGCGGCATCGTCCCCCAGTTCGTCTACGACTGGCAGGACACCACCCTGGGTGCCGCCACCGCGGCCGCCGCGTGGCCCACCACCCTGCAGTTCATGCTCTACGCGGCCGGCACCTGGGTCCGCGGCATGGGCGAGGTCATCAGCCTGGACACGGTGTACGACTCCGCCGGCCTGGCCCAGAACGAGTACGTGGGCCTCTTCACGGAGGAGAAGCTGCTGGTGGCGAAGCTGGGCCACGACTCCCGCCTGTACACGGTGCCGATCAGCGCCAACGGCGTCACCGCCGCCCAGGCCACCATCCCCAGCTCCGCGGCGGCCTGACCCTTCCCCGGGTCTGACCCACCGCCCGTCTGACGTGAGGCCGGGGAGCCCACCGGCTCCCCGGCCTCACGTCATGGAAGGAGCACCAGCAGCATGACCACCCCCCTGTTCGGCCAGCGGCTCATCGTGGAGGAGCCCGTCCCGGAGTCCACCGGCTACGGGCTGTACTCCGCGGCCACCGTGGTGGACTCCACGGACAAGCGGGCCTCCATGGGCGTGCAGTGGGAGTCCAGCTCCTGCGGTGTGGCCGGGACGTACCCGATCAACTGCCCCGGGGACTTCACCCTCCCGCTGACGGACGGCATCCCGTGGGTGGACGCCGCCCCGTTCGGTGTCGCCGCCGGGCAGCAGTGCAAGCCGGTGGGCGTGGAGCTGGAGCGCATCCAGGAGCTGGCGCAGGTCCGGTTCCAGCTCTCTGAGCAGTACGCCGTGGAGCGCGCCTACTGGACCGGGGACGTGTTCCCGGACGGTGTGGAGTCCCCGTACCTGACGGACCCCTCCGCGGAGGTCCTGCACGGCACGGACCCGGTGAAGCCCGCGCACGCCGTGGGCCTGCTGGAGGCGTGGCTGGGCCACCAGTCCGGCGCCGTGGGCGTCATCCACGCGCCCCGCGTCCTGGCCCCCGTCCTGGCCGGCATGGCGGACTCCGCCGGCGGGAAGCTCCGCACGAAGGTGGGGACCCGGCTGGCGCTGGGCACCGGCTACCTGGGCACCGGCCCCGGCGGCAGCGCGCCCCCGGCGGACACCGTGTGGGTGTACGCCACCGGCCCCGTGCAGGTGGTCCGCGCGCAGGAGCGCCTGACCCCGCAGAACCCCGCAGACGCGCTGGACCGGTCCACCAACGAGGCCCGCGCCCACGCGGTCCGCATCGTGTCCGTGGGGCACGCCTGCGGGCTGGCAGCAGTCCTGGTCACCCTGACCTGACCTGAGAGAGGACCCAGCATGAGCGAGTTCGTCACCGTCTACGTCAAGAACGGCGACCAGCAGGAGACCGCCCGGAAGCTCCTGGACGCCGCGGGCACCGACCCGGACTCCGTGGAGACCGTCACCGGCGGCTTCCGCGTCCGTGAGGAGGTGGCCGTGGCCGCCGGCTACGGCCCGGGGGAGGCCACGTCCGTGGACAGCGGGAACGTGGAGGGTGACGCGCTCCGCCAGAACGGCGGGACCGTCCACCTCCAGCACGCGATCGACACGGGGGAGGTGCCGGAGGACGCCATGCCGGCCACCACCCTCACGGACGCCGTGCAGCAGACCGTGGAGCGTGGCGCGCAGCAGGCCGTGGAGCCCCCGGCCATGAACCCGGACGGGGACACCCCGGCCGCGCCGCCCACCCTCCCGGAGCCCGCGGAGCTGCGCGGGGAGGCGCTGGACCAGGCCCTCCGGGACGCCAACCTGTCCACGGACGGCCGGGCGGACGAGAAGCGGGCCCGCCTGGCGGAGTTCCGTGCCACCCAGGCGGCGAACGCCTGACCCCGTAGCACCACCCCTGCGGCCCAGGTCCCCCAACCCGGGGACCTGGGCCGCCCCCACTCCTGCACTCAGAGGACAGCCCGTGCGTCTCCTGCCCCCCACCCCACCAGGGCACATGTACCCCCGCGTCACGTCAGCGCGTGTCCTGGCGTCCCTGTTCAACCTGGCCGTGGGTGTCCGGCTGCTCATGCCGGACACCATCCTGGACAACCCCGCGAACCCGTCCTACCGGCTGGCGTCCGTGCACTTCCTGGGGGACGTGCCACTGGGCGTGGGCCTGCTGGTCTACGGCGCCGCCATGGTGGCCAGCCTGTACACGGACCGCTGGGAGGTGGTCCCCAGCGTGGCCACCTGGCTGTCCCTGGTGACCTGGCTCCTGTTCGCCGTGGACCTGGCGCTGGTGAACATCTCCCAGCTGGGCACCCTGGTGTACCTCCTGGTCGCGGCGCTCAACGGGTTCGCCTACTGGCACCTGCTGCTGTGGCACCGGAACATGCAGGACAACGCACGCCAGGCGGCCGCACTGTGACGGTGGAGAGCTGGGTGGCGCTGATCGTGGCCGTGGCCGGCGCCATAGGGCTCCGGGAGCTGATCGCCTACCGGATGAAGCGCCGGGACGACCAGTCAGACGTGCGGCACGCGGAGCAGACGAAGCGCAGCAACGAACTGTCCGTGGTGGAGGCGGGTGCGAACGCCGCGATCCTGCAGACCCTGCTGACGGAGATGCGCGGCCGCATCGACTCCTACGAGGCGTCCATCCGGGACATGCGGGACATGCACGTGAAGGACATGGCGGAGGTGAAGGCGGAGAACAGGCAGCTGGACCGGCAGGTGCAGGACCTGCGCGCCTCCCTGCGGGACTACCAGCTGGGCAACCGGGTGCCCCGCGGTCAGGTCCTCCTGCCGCTGCGGGAGGTGCGGCGGCTCCGGGAGAAGTACGCCGGCGCCCTGGACGCCTCCTGGTACCCCGGTGAGGACCTGGACCCGGAGGACCCCGCGTCCTCCATCGTGGCCCGCATCACGCCCATGCAGCAGCAGGGCCCGGAGCAGAGGGTGCAGGAGTGAGCAGCGCAGCAGGTGAGCATGAGGACCACCTGGACACCATCCGGGAGCTGATGGACCGGCTGGACGTGGTGGACAGCCTGTTCACGGAGGACCGGCTGGCCCGGGACCTGGCGGAGAGGCTGGCGGACGCGGCCGCGGACGCCGCGGAGGACGCGGCGGAGACCGCGCACACGAACAGGCGGCTGCTGACCGGCATCGCCGCCGTCCTCACCACGGGCCTGCTGCTGTGGACCCCGGTGGTGGCCTACGGTGCCGTCTGGGGCCACGAACGGGTGCGGAACACCTGCTACCCGGCCGCGGGCGCCCAGCAGGAGACCGTGGAGGACCCGTACTGGTACTGCGGCATCTTCCCTGGCACCGGCCGGCCGGACCCCGCACGCCACCCGTAGCCGCACCGCCCGCCTGAACGGCTCCGGCCCCCCTCAGGCGGTACCCTCCGGATCGAAACACGCTGCTGGCCGCGGGCCGGGCGCTCGCAACCTGAGACGCCCAGGAGCATCCCGTGGCAGCTGGTAAGACCTTCGCCCCGATCCGCGGCCGCCGCATGCGGATCACCCGTCTGGACGAGTGCGGCGCCCCCGTGGTGGGGCCCACCTCCGTCCGCGTGTCCAAGGGCTTCGTGACCGTGGGCCTCAGCCCGCAGTACGAGGACGCGGACGCGATCAGCGTGACGAACGCCGCGGGGGAGGTGGACTTCAACGAGCAGGGTGACTCCACCCTCACCTCCATGCAGGCGGAAGTGGCGTTCACGCGCGTGGACCCGGACCTCATCTCCCTCATCACCGGCAGCCAGACCGTGGTGGACAAGGCCGCCGCCGCGGTCGGCTTCCGCATGTCCGGCGGCGCTCCCATCCTGGGCGGCTGGGCGCTGGAGGTGTGGTCCGACCTGGGTGGTCAGGCGTGCGCCGGCGGCCGCTCCTACGGCTACTTCCTGCTCCCGTTCCTGCGCGGCGGGAAGCTGGGGGACTTCACCATCGAGAACGGGGCGGCCAGCTTCTCCGTCACGTCCAACACCCGGGAGGGCAGCCAGTGGGGCGTGGGGCCCTACGACGTGGCGCTCACCGGCGGCACCGCGGAGGCCCCGGTCCCCGGTCCGCTGCTTGCTGAGGTGGGGGAGCGGGACCACTTCCACATGGAGGCCGTCCAGGTGGCCCCGCCGGCGGAGACCGCCGGGCTGGTCGCACTCGCCGCCTGACCGTGACCGCCCCCGCACCCCAGGTGCCTCCTGGCTGGGCCCCGGACGTCTCCGCGTTCGGGGCCCAGTGGGATGCCCTGCCCGCTGAGGTGCAGGCGGCGGCGGCGTCCTGGGCGGCGCGGTCTCTCTGGGCGCTGTCCGGGCGCCGGTTCGGGACCAGTGAGCTGGTGGTGGCGCCATTCATCACCCCGCCGCGGCCCAGCTTCTACGACCCGCGGGGCGGCCGGTACGCGGTCAGCACCGCCGGGGTGTCCGGCGGCCTGGCCGGGTGCGCCGCGCAGCGTGCGTTCCGGCTGCCGTGGGGGCCAGTGAAGGAGGTGGCGCTGGTCATCCTGGACGGGGTGGCCATGCCGGGGGACCGGTGGCTGCTGGACCCGGACGGCACCCTGGTGCGCACGGACGGCGGGGGGTGGCCCGTGGCTCAGGACGTGTACGCGCCCCGGTGGACCGTGCAGTACACCCGCGGGCAGGAGGCGCCACGGGACGCCAACCTGGCGGCCGGCCGGTACGCGCTGGAGCTGGCCAAGGCGATGACGGCGGACGCGTCCTGCAAGCTGCCGTCCCGCACGCGGGACGTGGCCCGGCAGGGCATCGGCCTGTCCCTGGCCGCACCTGAGGACCTGGCGGACGCCGGGCTGACCGGTGTGACGCTGGTGGACCAGTGGCTGCGGGCGGTGAACCCCGCGGGCCTGCCGGAGGCGCCCAGCTTCTGGAGCCCGTCCGCGGCCCGTCACCGCGTGCTGGCCGTCCTGTGAGCACCACCCTGTGCGTCACGCAGTCCACCGTGGCGGACCCAGTGGCCGCGCCCGTCCTGGCCGCGGTCCTGGACTGCGTGCTGGACCTGTACGACGAGCTCCAGCCACAGGGCATCACCACACCCTGCGCGGCCGCCGTGGTGTCCGGTGGCGCGCCGGCGCTGGACCGGGGGATGGACCAGGCGGACGGCTGCTGCGGGCAGCTGTGGGTGCGGCTGGTCAGCCTCTACCCCTCCGCCGCGTTCCCGGAGCAGGACGCCCTCCCCCGCGCGCTGGAGGACATGGCGTGGGCCGTGGTCCTGGAGGTGGGCGTGGTCCGGCCGGCGCCGGTCATCCAGGAGGTGGCCGGGGAGGCGGTGCTGCCGCCCATGGAGGAGGAGCAGGAAGCCGCAGCCGTGGCGGTCACTGATGCCGCGATCATCCGGCAGGCGTTGATGAGCAACTACGCGCAGGACCAGGACGTGGCCGTGGTCCTGGGCGCGTACCCCCCCCTGGGCCCTGACGGCGGGATCGTCGGCGGGGCCACCACTGTCACTGTCCAGGTCGTGTGAGGAGAACCCCGTGGCTGATGTGCGCGTGCGCTGTGAGACCCCGATGCTGGGCCTGGCCTGGGGGGCGGAGGTCACCCTGACCCGCACCCCCCTGGTGGAGGCCGCGCTGGCGGAAGGGCGCTTCACCCTGCTGGACGCGGAGGGTGAGGAGAAGCCGCTGGCCGGTGCGGCACTGGACCAGGCCCTGCGGGACGCGGACCTGTCCACCGCGGGGACGGCTGCGCAGAAGCGTGCCCGGCTGACGGAGTGGCAGGACGCTCAGGCCGCAGCCGCAGCTGGCCCGGAGACGTCTGTGCAGGATCGCACGGACGGTCCCGCGGCGGACTGACCGGTGCCGGCCACCGTCCGCCTGGAGATAGCGCAGGCGCAGCTGCAGCGCGCGCTCACCGGCCCTAGCGGGTCCGTGACGCGCTACGTCATGCGGACGACCCGGCAGATCAGGAACAAGGCGGTGCTGCTGTGCCCGGTGGACACCGGGAACCTGCGGGCCTCCATCACCCACGCCGTCTCCTCTGACGTGGGCAGCCGGGGCATGGTCATCATCGGCCGCGTGGGCACCCCGGTGGAGTACGCGCTGGCCGTCCATGAGGGGGTGACGGCCAAGACGGTGACCGTGCCCGCGCACATGGTGAAGGCCCACACGGTGAAGGCCCACACGGTGAAGCCGAAGGGCGGGCGGAAGGCGTACACGGTCTCCGCGCACCAGGTGCGCGGGCACATGCGCGGCTCCTACACCATGGAGGTGAAGGCGCGGACGGGGCGGCCGTTCCTGCGCCGGGCCATGCAGGAGGTCATCCCCGGGTCCGGCTGATCCGGCGAGCCGCACAGTCACCGGGCGGGCACCCGCGGTTACTGTCGTCGGCGCCCGTCCCCGCACCCACCTGGAGCACCTGATGACCACCCCCGTGTCCGGCCCCGTCGTCTCCGGCGGCGGCAGCATCCCGGAGTTCACGTCCAAGGCGGCCCGGGGGGAGGAGACCGACAGCACAGGCGGGCTCCCCCCGTACCACTTCATCCTGGACGGCGTGCAGTACACGGCCAAGCGCCCGAAGGACGCGCTGGTGGCTGAGCTGGCGCCCGTGCAGTCCCGCCGGACCGCGGCGGGCACGAAGGTGAAGCTGGCCCTGAACTTCCTGGACGACTGCCTGGAGGAGCCGGGCCGCACCATCCTCTCCAGCCGCCTGCTGGACCGGGACGACCCCATGGACGTGGAGGACGTGCTGCCGATCCTGCACGCAATCGGTGACCACTGGAAGGCGCACCAGGCCGCGCAGCGCGGCCGGTGATCCCGTCCCGTCAGGCTGCCTGGCGGGACCGGCGCCTCACCCCCCTGGGCTTCCGGCTGGACGGCCGGGAGTACCTGATCCCAGACCCTCCCGCCCGGGTCTGGGTCCTGGCCGTGCTCTCAGATGAGGAGGCGGACCTGCTGCTGGACCTGCTCCAGGAGGAGGAGGCGGAGGACCTGTGGGACGCCGCGCTGGACCCGGACAGTGACGTGACCATGGACCTGCTGGTGAAGATCGGCAGGCAGATGCTCACCGCCGCGTCCGGGCGCCCGTGGTGGAAAGCCCAGATGCTGGTGGCCCAGCTGGTGGAGGACTGGGAGTACCTGGACGCCCGCGCCGCGGACCGGGCGCTGGGAGACCCGCTGTCCTGGAACCTGGAGCGGCTGTGCTCCTGGGTGTACCTGCGGATCACGGAGCACGCCACGAAGGAGGAGCGGGCCCGCATAGACGCGCGCCTGGACACCCCGCCCATCCCCACGGAGCCGCTGGGGGAGGACGAGGTGCCGGAGGGCTGGGAGGACGAGGCGTCCGGGTGGGAGGTGGCGGCCGCGCAGCTGGGGCACGCGTAGCACGCGCGCCTGACCAGCTCCCCCGGGCCGGTCCAGCTATCGTGACCCCTGCGCTGCTGGTTCTGGACCGGGTGCCCACCCCACGCGGAGGGCCCAGTCTGTGTCTGCTGCCGGCCAGAAGCTGGGTGACGCGTACATCCAGGTCACCGCGGACGCCAGCAAGACCGGTGAGGAGCTGTCCCGGAAGGTCTCCCGGGACCTGGAGGCAGCAGCCCGCCGCGTAGGTGAGACGTTCGATGAGGCCCTGACGGAGGCCGTGGAGAACTCCACGGAGGGCGTCGGGGACGCGCTGGGTGAGGAGCTGGAGCGGGCCTCCCGCCGGGCCGGTGGCCGGTTCGCGGAGGACTTCTCCAAGCAGCTGGGCAGCGCCCTCAGCGGGCTGCCGGACGTCCAGCTGGAAGCGGACAGCACGGAGACGGACCGGGCGCTGGATGAGGTGCGGCGCCGCATCGCGGCCCTGCGCACGCAGCGCATCGGGATTGACGTCAGCGCGGGCGCGGCCACCACGGAGCTGGGGCTGCTGCAGGAGCGGCTGCACGAACTGGGCCGGGGCACCACGGACGTCACGCTGCGCGCGGACACCGCGGCGGCGGCCGCGGAGCTGGCGGCCGCGGAGGCGGAGGTTCGGCGGCTGGACGGCCAGACCGCCAACGTGGACGTGCGGGTGAACGACTCCGGGCTCCGCGGGATCAGCGGCACCGCCGGGAATGCCATGGGCGGGCTGTCCCTGGTGACCGCCGCCGCCCTGGCCGTCTCCCCCGCCCTCATCCCCATCGGCGCCGCCGCCCTGGCCGGGCTGGGCGCTATTGGCCCCCTGGCCGCCTCCGCCGGCGCCGGGCTGGCCGTCCTGGGCCTGGGCTTCTCCGGGGTCTCTGACACCGTGAGCCTGCTGGGGAAGCGGCAGGACACCGCGGCGCTGCAGGCCGCCACCTCCGCGGGCTCCCAGGTGTCCTCCGCCAACCAGGTGGCCCAGGCCACGGCGGCGCTGGCGAACACGCAGCAGAACGCGGCGGACTCCGCCGTGCGCGCCGCGGAGACCATCAGCCGCAGCCAGGAGGACCTGCAGGACGCGGTGACGTCCGCGGCCAAGGACGTGATCCGCAGCCAGCAGGAGCTGGAGTCCGCGGTCACGGACGCGGCCCGGGAGGTGGCCCGCGCGGAGCAGTCCGCCGCGGACGCCGTGGCCGCCGCCCTGCGCCGCCAGGAGGGCGCAGAGGACTCCCTGACCCGGGCCCTGCGCACCCAGCAGCAGGCGCAGCTGGACCTGACGTCCGCCCGTCGCACCGCAGAGCAGCAGATCGAAGACCTGGCCAGCTCCGTGGTGAGCAACACCAACGCGCAGCGGCAGGCCGCCCTGGACGTGGCGGAGGCGGAGCTGTACCTGGGGAAGGTCCGGCGCTCCTCCAGGGCGAAGCCCGCGGACCTGGAGGCCGCGCAGCTGGCCTACGACGTGGAGCTGCAGCGGCAGAAGGACCTGCAGACCCAGGGCCGGCGGCTGGCGGAGCAGCAGGAGGAGACGGCCGCCAAGGGCGTGGACGGCTCAGACGTGGTGGTGGACGCCCAGCAGCGGCTGGTGGACGCCAACGAGCGGGTGCAGGACGCGCAGGAGAGCGCCGCTGACGCGGCCGCTCAGCTGGACCGGGCGCGCCTGGACGGCGCGGAGGCGGTGGCGCGCGCCCAGGAGGAGGGCACTGCCCGCGTGCAGCGCGCGCAGGAGAGCCTGGTGGAGTCCCAGGAGAAGGGGCAGGACCGGGTGGAACGCGCCACCCGGGCCGTCAGCGATGCGATCCGGGACCAGGAGCAGCAGGCCCGGCAGTCCGCGTTCTCCATCAGCCAGGCCATGGCCGCCGTGTCCGCCGCCGGCGCGTCCGCCGGAGCGGCCGGAGGCTCCGCCCTGGCCGGGATCGACCAGCAGCTGGCCAAGGTGAACCCGGCCACCCTCCGGTTCGCGCAGTACGTGCAGGACACCCTGCAGCCGGCCTGGGAGCGCATGAAGGGCGCGGCCGCGGCCGGGCTCCTGCCTGGCGCTGAGGACGCGATCAACAAGCTGCTGCCGCTGCTGCCCCAGGTGGAGGGCTTCCTGGGCTCCCTGGGCACCACCCTGGGCGGCATCCTGGGAGACGCGGCCACGGAGCTGTCCTCCCCCTTCTGGGTGGACTTCTTCACGAACCTGCAGACGGTGGCCGGGCCCGCCCTGGAGGACATGTCCCAGGCGCTGCTGGACGTCCTCCACGGGCTGGGCGGGATCGTGGAAGCGTTCTTCCCGTTCACCGATGACGTCGGCGGCGGGATCACAGACCTGACCGGGAAGTTCGCCGCCTGGGGTGAGCAGCTGGGGTCCTCTGAGGGCTTCCACGAGTTCATCGCCTACGTCCAGGAGAACTGGCCGAAGGTCCAGCAGATCATCAGTGACCTGGCCACCGTGGTGGGCACCCTGGTGGACGCTGGGGACGAGGCCGGCGGCGGCATCCTCACGTTCATGCAGGACCTGACCGGGTTCCTGGCCGGGCTCAGCGCCGGGGAGCTGCAGGCGGTGGTGGCCGGGTTCCTGGGGTTCCAGGCCGTGGCTGGTGTCACCTCCACCCTGGGTGACGCGGTGGAGAAGGCGAAGCAGGCGAAGGAGACCTACACGTCCCTGCGGGACGGCGTGACGGCCGTGAAGGACGCCTACGACGGGCTCCCGGCGAAGCTGTCCACGGTGGGCACCAGCCTGAAGAACGCGGCCAGCTCCGCGGGCAGCGCAGCCTCCAGCGCGGCCAGCACCGCCGGCCGGTGGGTGAGCATGGCCGCCTCCGCCACGGTGAGCGCCGCGAAGGTGGCGGGGCAGTGGGCGCTCTCCGCGGCCCGCACCATCGGCTCCCTGGTCCTCATGGCCGGCCAGTTCGTGGTCCAGGGCGCCGCCATGGCCGCCTCCGCCGCAGTGTCCGCCGCGCGGGTGGTGGCTTCCTGGGTGCTCATGGGCGCGCAGTCCCTCATCCAGGCCGCCCGCATGGCCGCCGCCTGGCTGATCGCCATGGGCCCCATCGGGCTGGCCATAGCCGCGGTGGTCGGCATCGTGGCCCTGGTCGTGGCGAACTGGGACAAGATCAAAGAGTTCACGATCCAGGCGTGGGAGGCCGTGTCCGGCGCCGTCTCCGGCGCCATAGACGCGGTGGTGGGGTTCGTGAAGGGCCTCCCGCAGCGGGCCCTGGACGCCCTGTCCTCCTTCGGCTCCATGCTGGCCAGCGGGGCGCGGGCGGCCTGGCAGTTCTACTACGACAACGTGATCGAGCGGGCCCTGGCCGTGGTCGGCTGGGTGGCCGGGCTGCCGGGCCGGGTGATCGGCGCCCTGTCCTCCCTGGGCTCCTCCATCGCCGGCGTGGCGCGCTCCGCCTGGCAGTGGTTCAACGACACGGTGGTGGAGCGGGCGAACTCCCTGGTCTCCTGGGTGACCGGGCTCCCCGGCTCCATCGCGGGCGCGATCGGCAACCTGGGCTCCCTGCTGTACAGCAAGGGCCTGGACCTGATGCAGGGCCTGGTGAATGGTATTAGCGCGGCCGCTTCATTCGTGGGGAATGTGGGCCGTAACATCGTGAACTCCGTTATCGGATTCGTGAACTCGCAGGTCATCGGCCGGGTGAATGATCTGCTGGAGTTCAGCATCGCGGGCGTGAGGATTGACCCGCCGGACATTCCGCGGATTCCGCTGCTGGCGGACGGTGCCATTGTTCAGCGCGCCACGCTGGCAGTGGTGGGTGAGGCCGGGCCGGAGGCAGTCATCCCGCTGTCCCCGTCCCGCTCCCGTCAGCGGCGCGCCCTCATGGAGGAGTCCGGGCTGGCCGGGAACGGCGGCGGAGCTGGCATCCACGTGGACGCCAGCCAGACGTACATCGTGCGGGACACGCAGACCGCGCAGGAGGTGGGCGCCGTGGTCGGCCAGCGGGTGGTCCGTGACATTCGCCAGGGCGTCTCCGGCGCCTACACCGCCGGGAGCGCAGCATGACCAGCAGCACCACGCTGACCGAACTGCGCCGCCAGCTCGTCGCCAACCCCCGCGGGGCCGGAGGGATCGCGGGCTGGACCGGCTCCTACGGCACCGGGGGCGCCGGCACGCGGGTTGCTGCCGTCAACGACCCGGAAGTCCTCGGCGGCACGTACGTCCGACAGACCTGGACCACCGCGCCGACGGCTTACAACGGGGGACTCGCGGCCGGTGTCACTGGCAGCACATCGAGCTTCTACGTCATCCCCGTCACAGGCGGGCAGCCCCTCGCGGTTGCCGCCCTGACGCGGGTTTCCCGCGACCAGCGCCTCGGGCTGCAGCTGTTTTGGTACAACGCCGCGGGCGTCAGCCTCGCAGGCCCCAGCCTCACCGCCTCCGCTGAGATCATCCCCGGTGGCACCTGGCACCGTCTCAGCGCCGTCGTTACCGCACCCGCCGATGCCGTCCGCGTCGTCCCCCAGATCACTGGCTACTCCGGCGCGGGAGCCTCCCTGTGGGCCGTGGGCGACTACCTCGACGTGACCGCGGTCCTGGTAGAGCAGGCGTCCACGGTCGGGGAATACTTCGACGGGGGGCAGGACGACAGTCCCCCGCTCTACTACAGCTGGGGTGGCGTGCCGCACGCCTCTCAGAGCCTGCTGCAGCGGATTGACTACCGCACCGCTCCCTTCTCCACTTCCCGCGGGGTGTTCACCCCGCGGTCCCGCCGCGTCTGGAGCATCGGTGACCCGGACGCCCCCGCCGTGTCCCTGAACGGCGTGGACGGGGACGGGGTGACCTGGGTGTGCGCGGACCCGGTGGGCTGGTACGCCTCCCCGCCCACGGAGCTGGGGCTGACGGACCGCGCCACGCATGGCTCCAACTACGGGCGGGGCGCGTACAAGGCCAGGGTGCTCACCCTGTCCGGGGCGTTCCGCACCTGCACCGCTGACCCGGACCTGCTGGACGACATCGCGGAGCGGCTGCAGGACTGCCTGGACCCCATGGTGGACACGCTGCTGTCCGTCACGGAGCGCATCCCGAAGCAGCTCACGGTGCGGCCCTCCAGTGAGGTCAGCGTGCTGCCCGTCCCTGGGCACCGGAACGCCCGTACCTTCTCCGTGGTCCTCACCGCCGGGGACCCGTTTAAGTACGCGGCGGGCGCGGCCGGGCTGACCACGGTGGAGCTGGCGCTGCTGGACCCCAGCACCGTCCGCGGCTTCACCCACCCCATGGAGCACCCGCTGGACCACGGCGGTGCACCCCTGGAGGCCCCGGACCGGAAGAACGCAGCCAACCCCGGACAGCTGCCGGTGGACGTGATCCTGCGGTTCGTGGGCCCCGCCGTCCGGCCGGTCATCACGAACGCCAGCACCGGGGAGTTCTTCGCCCTGAACCGTGAGCTGCTGATCGGTGAGGAGGTGGTGGTGGACACGGAGCTGCGCACCGTCTTGGTGAACGGAGCCTCCAGCACCGCGATCCGCCAGCCCCGCTCCACCTTCTGGCAGCTGGCCCGCGGCGTGAACGACCTGAGGTTCACCGCGGACTTCTACCAGTCCACCGCCCGCGCCTACGTGTCCTACCGCCCCCGCTGGAAGTGAGCCCCCCATGACGAAGCGCAAGCTGTCCTACCTGCAGGGCACGGACGCCGCGAAGTACACCCTGCCCGCGGAGGACCACCGGCTGAACCACGCCGGGCTCTGGACCCCAGACGCCACCGCCGGCACGCCCGCGCTCTCCACCCGCAGCGGGTTCGTGCCCGGACCGGGGAACCCGGGTGCCGTGTTCTCCGGCGCCGGGGGAGTGACGATCAACCCGTTCCAGTTCGTGCTGTGGGGCACCGTCACCACCACGTCCGGGGTGTACGAGGGCGTCTCAGACGCCGTGGAGTTCCTGCCCATCACCGCGGCGTCCTCCACGGAGTTCCGGCGGGGCCGCATCGTCGTCCGCGTCTATGACCAGCTGGCGGCCGCGGCTAAGGACGATTGGGGACTGGAGGTCATCTACGGTCCCGCGGCGGCCACCGCTGGTGCGGCGCAGCTGCCTGCCCTGCCGGCCAACGCGTTCCAGGTGCGGGAGTTCTCCGTGTCCAACACCGGCGTGATCGTCACCGGCGGGTACGTGCCCTGGGTGGGGTCCCGCACCGGCATCACCCCCATGTCCGACCCGAACGACGCCACACCCGGCGGGTTCGTGGGCCAGTACCGGGACCACCCCACCCGCAGCCTGGAGCGGTGGGACGGGAACGCCTGGCGCACCATGTTCCACCAGCTGGGGGCCACCAACCGGCAGCCGGTCCAGCCGTGGCTGGCCGCGGGCTGGTCACCCGGCGGTGACGGCGCCACCTACGAGGTGAAGAACGGGTGGGGGAACCTCTCCGTCCACCTGGTCCGCGCCTCCGGCGGCACCTACCCCGCCGCCACCGCGATCCTCACCCTGCCCGCGACCATGACGTACACGAACGGGCTGGTCGTGCCAGCCCGGCCCACGCAGATGCAGTGGCCGGCTGGGCTCAAGTTCGGCGGCATCCTGGGTGAGTTCAAGGTCGCCCCGTCCGGCGTGGTGTCCATGGGGCTGGCCGTGGAGCAGGGCTCCGGCATCGTTGCCACCGCCAGCTTCCCCGTGGGGAACCCCTGATCTGACACGCCCCACCTGAGTGCCGCCGTCTCAGGTGGCCGGACCGGGCACACTGGAGCTGCTGCTGGCCGCGGGCCGGGCGTACCTCCGCTACGCCCTGGAGAACCCATGCCCCCCACCACCGCCCGCCAGCTGCAGATCATCGACGCAGGCTGGTCCGCCAGTGACGTGGACCCCGCAGAACTGGTGGATGACGCCTGGATCGCGGCCAACACCAGCCCCGGCCGCCCGTTCTCCCAGACCCGGCACCTGGGGCAGCGCACCCTGCAGGCCGTCCGCACCATCGGCGTGGACCCGTACGAGGGGGCGGACCGGTACGCACGCGCCATGTCCGGCACCCGGACCGCGAAGCTGCCCCGCAGCATCCGGCGCACCCTCATCCAGAAGGGCGGCCTGACGCAGGAGCAGATGCGCCGCATCGCGCAGCGCACCGGTTACCCCGTGGTGGAGGCGTGGTCCTCCCGCACCGCTGGCGGCGCCATGCGCGGCGTGTGGGGTGCGCTCATCCACCACACCGGCACTGCCTGGTCCGCCGCCGGGGACTACCCCACCCTGCGGATCGTGCGGGACGGCCGCAGTGACCTGGCCAACTCCCTGTCCGCGTTCGGGCTGGGGAAGTCCGGGACCATCTACCTGGTGTCCGCCCGGACGTCCTGGCACGCCGGAGCGGGGAACTGGAACGGGTGCACGGACGGGAACGGCTACCTGCTGGGCATCGAAGCGGAGAGTGACGGGAAGAACTGGACGGACCAGGAGCGGGACGCCTACCCCCGCCTGGTGGCCAGCATCCTGATCGAGATCGGGCAGGACGACCGGTTCACCACACGGCACGCCTCCTACGCGCTGCCGAAGGGCCGGAAGGTGGACGCCGGTGGTCTGGACATGGACCGCTTCTGGCGGGAGGTGTACGCCTACCTGGCGCACCCGGAGACCATCAGCCGGAACAGCGCCAGCCCCGCCCCGGCGCCCGCGCCCGGTGCTCTCAGCCACGTGGTGGCCGCGGGAGACACCCTGTACTCCATCGCCCGCCGGTTCGGGGTCACGGTGGAGAACCTGACCGCCTGGAACGGCCTGTCCTCCACCGCGCTGTCCGTGGGTCAGGTCCTGCGCGTGGCCGCCGGCCAGACCCCGGCCCCCGCCCCGGCTCCGGCTCCGGCGCCCGCTCCGGCGCCCGCCCCGCGGCCGCCGGTGATCCCCGCGTTCACGGAGGCCGCGCCGTCCTGGCCCACCCGGCTCCGGATGCCCGCCACCCACTACTTCGGGGACGTGAACGGGCCCGCCCAGTCCCACGGTGGCTGGGCGGCCTGGGAGAAGCCGTACGTGCGCTGGGTGCAGCGCAAGCTCATCGTGCTGGGGTTTGTCCCCGGCGTCACGGACTGGCGCTCCGGCTGGGCGGACGGCGTGTGGGGCCCGGCCACCACCACCGCCATGGCCGCCTACCAGCGGCGGTGGCTGCCCAGCACCACCCGCTTCGGCCGCTGTTACGCGGACGACTACCGGCTGCTGGTGGCCGCCCGCGCCTGACCCCTTCCGCCCCGGCCCTGACTGCAGGGCCGGGGCGCGCCCACCCACCCCCGTCAGCAGGAGCGCAGCCCGGTGAGTGACACCCCCTGGACGTACACGTTCTACGACATGCGGACCCGTGAGGAGCTGGCCGTGCTCCCGCTCACCGGCGTCAGCTACACGCGCGCCATTCGGGGTGTCGGTGGCCTGAACGCCTCCCTGGACCTGGGGCCGGACAAGACGCGGAAGCTGAACCCGTGGCGGGCCACCCGCGGCCGCCGCACCGCCCTGTACGTGGAGTACGGGGAGGACATGGTGTGGGGCGGCCCGGTCACCTTCCGGGAGCGCAGCGACACCTCAGAGGTCATGTCCATCAGTGGAGTGACCTGGGAGGGCTGGCTGCACCGGCAGCGCCTGATGAGCACCATCCCCCTGCAGCGCCTGCCCCTCCCGTTCGCGCTTCGCCTGCTGCTGGTGAACGCGCAGCAGGTGACGAACGTGGGCCTGGAGCTATTCGACTACATCAGGGGCGGCATCACCTTCCCGGGCGGGGACCTGTGGAACCGCCTGGAGGACGTGGGCCCCTACCCCGCGGAGGAGGTGAAGCCCGTGCTGGAGCTGATGGAGGAGTACCCCACCTCCGTGGACCGGGAAGCGGAGTTCGCGATCCGTCCCCGGCGGAACGCCACCACCGGCCGGGTGGAGCTGCCCATGATGGTGGGCATCCCCACCCTGGGCCGCCGGTACGAGGACACGGGCCTGAACTTCTCCTGGCCGCAGGGAGACCTGCTGCACTGGAAGCTGGTGGAGGACGGCTCCGGGGCGGACAACGTGATGCCGCTGCTGGGCGCCGGCAGCGGACCCACCCAGCCGTTTGAGACCATCAGGGACCAGGACGCCGGGGTGGATGAGCTGGCGTCCGGCTACCCGTCCTGGATGCGGGACTACCGCGCGCAGGACGTGGACGATGAGCTGGCGCTGCGGCGGCGGGGTGTGGCTGAGATGCGCACCGGCCTGGCCAGTGAGTACGTGTTCACCGGGGTGGAGGTGAACCCCACCGCCTACATCGGCCGCGTGGACCCGGGGGATGACGTGGGCCTCCAGATCACGTCCAAGGCGCTGGAGGAGTGGCCGGCCGCGGTCACCACCATCACCCGGGTGCTGGGGGAGAGCGTCACCGTGGGGGACGGCGGCGCCGGGGACAGCGTGAAGCTGACCGTGGGCGGGGTGGCCGCGTGAGCAGTGACCCGGAGGTCGCATCCCTCACCGCCATGGTGGCGCGCATGCAGCGGGAGCTGCGGGAGCTGGCCACCGGTAATCCCCTGAACCGCGGGTCCGTGCAGCACGCGAACGGCGGGTACGTGTCCCTGTCCTCCATCGCCTTCGGGCAGGTGACCTATGAGTCGCCGAACGATGGGCAGTCCGCCACCCTGACCCAGGCCCAGGACGTCAGCGGGTTCGGCACCGGGTTCCGTGACATAGGCCCCCCCGTGACCCTGGACGTGCTCGTCACCGGAGGCGCCCTGCGGGTGGACATCAGCACCAGCATCTTCCTGCGCATGAACAGCGGCACGGACCCCCTCTCAGAGATCAACGGGACGATGAGCTACGCGCTGCTGGGGCCCGTGGAGTCCCAGGAACTGCTGAACCCGGGGTCCCCCGTGGCCGTCCCCCCGGACTCGTTCTCCGCGGTCTCCGTGTCCTGCGCGGCGCCCGCGCCACGCATCCAGCTGACCGCCGGCAACTTCGCCACGCACGCTGGCCTCCGGCCCGGCTGGTACCGGATCGCCGCCCGGTACTCCCTGACCTACGCGGCGTCTGCCAAGGCGTCCGCGTTCGCTGACTTCTACGGCCAGCGGCTGGCCGCCACACCCCTGTGACGAACCCGAAGGAGACCCCGTGAGTGACACCGCACTGCCCGTGGATCAGCCCAGCGCCGCGCCCACCAGGAAGTGGGTGGCCGGGACCAGTACCGGCGGCGGCACCCTGGTGCTGGTGTGGGCGGCTGGGCAGCTGGGCGTGGACATGCCGCCGGAGGTGGCGGGCGCGCTGGTGCTGGCCGCTGGGGCGGCCGCGGCGTGGCTGCGGCGGAACAAGGCGGTGCTGGTGCGGGAGACCGGCGGCCGCCACACGGACGCGGACGGGGACGGCTTCCCGGACCGCTGACGCAGCAGGGCCCCCTCACCGCGCGGCTGGTGGAGGGGGCCCTGTGCTGTCCCGGGTAGAGCCGGGACCGGAGGGGAGCGTACCTCCGCGGGCGGCGGCGTGCATCACCGGTGCACGGTGCGTACACTCCCCATGTACGCACCCCACCTGAGGAGACCCCCATGACGTCAGCCATGCCACCGCGCCGGCCAGAGGAGGAGACCGCGGCCGCGTACCGCAGACTCTCCGCCCAGGGAGCGTGCTGCGGCCACACCCGCAGCGTGCACGCACCGGACGGCTGCCGCGTCTGCCAGCTGCAGCCCCGCTCCACCACCCCGCTGTGCCCCGGCTGGCAGGCCCCGGATGAGCAGGACGCCCGGTACGCCCAGTACGCCCGCGGCGGCACCCCGGACCCCGGCCAGACCCAGGAGCAGGTGGGCTGCCCGGACAGCGCCCGCTGCCACTACGAGTGCCGGACTAACTGCTGGCGGGTCCTGAACGTGAGCCCCATGGCCGGGGTGTTCCAGGGGGACCGGTGGCCCGCTGGGATCACCGCCGCGCACAGCGTGGCCCGCGCGCACGGCCACACCCCGCCGGATGACGGCGTGGTGGACGCGGAGGTGCTGGAGCCCTGGGCGTGGCTGGAGCAGGAGGACCCGGACCGCCTGGTGCCGCTGGCCGCCGTCCGGGCCGCCTTCATGGCGGGGCACGATGCCGGGACCAGCTGGACGGTGCCCGCGGAGGGAGAGGCCCAGGCGGAGCCGGACTGGCTGGCCTGGGGCCAGGAGCACGGCTACTACCCGGCCACCGGGGAGCTGTCGTGAGCCACGTGCCGGACCGGCTGACCGGCGCTCCGCTGCCCACGGAGCCGCCTACCCCGGAGCAGGCGGCCGCGGAGCAGGCCGCCCTGAACGTCCCCGTGGGCAGCGGCGGACCTGGTGCCTGCACGGACCCGCGCTGCCCCACGCACCGGTTCGGCCGTCACGTGCACACCGCCAGCCGAACCTGGCTCCTGCCCCCGGAGACGGCGCCGGTGCCGGACCCGGAGGACGCCGGGTGGGTGGACCGGTACAGCCGGGGCTTCACCTGCGTGCCGTGCCGGGGGACTGGCCGGACCATCCACCACGACCTGCCGGACGGCAGCGCCCGCGCTCAGAGTTGCCTGACCTGCAGCGGCAGCGGCCGCCAGCCACATAAGCGCCTGCAGGAGGTGGTGGCGTTCGGGGAGGAGCTGGCGGAGCTGGCGCTGAACCTGGAGGACGACGCGGCGGCCGCCCGGCTGGTGCACATCGCAGCCCGGCTGCGCGCGCTCCCGGTCAACCTGGCGGGGGAGCAGCTGTGACCGCCGCTGCACTGGACGGCCCCCGTACCCTGGGGGTGTACATCATCGACGCAGAGGAGGAGCCAGTGGCCGCCAGGCGCACGCCAGAGAAGCCGCCCGTGGGGCTGCCGGAGGTGGCCGCCATGTTCGGCGTGTCCGCCAAGACGCCCGTGCGGTGGGGGTACCGCTCCCGGCTGGGTGAGATGCCCGTGCCGTTCCCGGAGCCGGACTTCACGATCAGCCGCGGCGTGCCCGGCTGGTACCGGTCCACCATCGACCGCTGGGCGCAGGAGAGCGGCCGCCCCATCGTGGCGGAGCCGCAGTACGTGCGCCGGGCCGGTGCGGAGGACGCTGTGGACAGCGCGGAGGAGACCCCGGAGGGTGCCCTGGTCACCGCGGGTAGCTGAGGCCAGGGCGGTCCTCCCACCCGGGGGGCCGCCCTTCGGCGCGTGATCCGGCGGGTGCATAGAGTCACCTGCCTGCCCTAGACGTACTGCACCCCCGCACCGCTGGCAGGCGGCCGGGGGCATGGACTGAGGAGTCCCGATGATCGTAGCGGCATGCCCTGACAGGAACCAGCGCGCTCACCCCATCGGGTGGTGCTGCTGAGTGGCCGTCCACTACACGGAGCGGGCGGCAGTGCTGCCGCTCCAGCCAGGTAAGAAGCTGGTGCTGATGTGCGTGGCGGACTCCGCCAACGCGGACAACCGGGTGGGGTTCCCCGGGTTCGATGCTCTCCAGAAGTGGTCCGGGCTGGCCCGCTCCACGGTGTACAAGGTGCTGGAGCAGCTGGTGGAGGACGGCTGGCTGGCGCGGTACGGCGCCGGCGGCCGCGGGAAGCGCGCGGAGTTCCTGGTGTTCCCGCACGGGGACTGCTGCCCTATGCACGGACCGCTCCCTGGCTACGCAGAGCGACGTCCGGGTGACCACTCCTCAGGGTCCAGCCCAGTGGACCCTGAGGAGGACGGTGCAGATGGGGCGGAAACCTGTGCACAGACCCCTGTGGAAACTGTGGATACAGACCCTAAAGCTGAACTCCAGGGTCCACAGCAGGGTCCACCCCAGGGTGGACCCCTTCCCAGCTCCCCTACTAGGACTACTTCTAGGGGGTCTCTTACGGAAGTAGGGGCGGGGCCAGCTGTGGACAGCCCCCCTCCCTCATCCCCTCCAGCCGCCGGGGCTGCGCCCCTGGCGGAGACGGACCCGGAGCCCGGCTCCCGCTGCCACGTCCACCTGGTCTACCCCGCCACCGGCCCGTGCCAGGACTGCGGGGACGCCCGACTGCGGCACCGGGCCTGGGAGGAGCGGCAGGTGCAGCGCCGGCGCGCGGCGGACGCCCAGGAGCGGGCCGCCGCCGCGGAGACCCGCGCGCTGACCCGCGCCGCGGTGGCCGCCTGCCGCCTGTGCACCGCGCACGGCCGGGTGACGCTGGAGGGCGTCACCGTGGCCTGCCAGCACGACACGGCGCGGAACCTGCGCGCTGTGCGCTCTCGGGCGGAGGCGCGGCGCGCGGCTGGGCTGGACCAGGACCCGCCGGACGCTGAGGGTCCACCCGCGGAGACCGCCACCGGCTGACCCGGACACGCAGCGCGACCGCCTGTTGGCGGACTGTCACTGGACACTGCTACTGTCCACCAGGGGAGTACACCTGTACCCCCGCACCTCGTAGAGGAGGACCTGCACGTGAGCACTGAACTAGCAGTCCGGGGCGGCGCGTCCGCCCTGACCATCCAGGACGGCCAGACCACCTGGACCCCGCAGCAGCTGGCCACGCTAGAGCAGCTGGGCGTGGCCGGAGCCAGTGAGGGTGACCTGGCGGTGTTCTTCCACCAGTCCGTCCGTACCGGGCTGGACCCGTTCGCTAAGCAGCTGTACATGATCGCCCGGAAGGACCGGGCCAACGTGAACGGCCAGTGGGTGGACGTCCTGAAATGGACCATCCAGACCGGGATCGACGGCTACCGCCTGGTGGCCCGCCGCGCCGCGGACCGCGCTGGCCAGCAGCTGACGTACGACGACACGCTGTGGTGCGGCCCGGACGGCGTGTGGCGTGACGTCTGGCTGCAGCCGCAGGCGCCGCTGGCGGCGAAGGTGGTGGTGTACCGCGGCGCGGAACGGTTCTCCGCGGTGGCGCACTGGCCGGAGTACGTGCAGACGAAGCGCACCGCGGACGGAGACGTGCCGAACAGCATGTGGGCCCGCATGGGCCGGAACCAGCTGGCGAAGTGCGCGGAGGCCCTGGCCCTGCGTAAGGCGTTCCCGCAGGACCTGTCCGGCATCTACACGGACGACGAGATGGGGCAGGCGGACTCCCAGGCTGAGCGGCAGGCGGAGGAGACCCGGCAGCGGGAGGAGCAGCGCGCCGCCCAGCGCGTGGCCTCCACCCGCGGCCAGGCCCAGCCCAGCCAGGCCGCGCAGACCGTGGAGGGGGAGGTGGCCGCGGAGCCCGTGGACGCCCGGCCCGCCCGCGCCGCCCGGGTGGAGCGCACCGCGGAGCAGTGGCTGCAGGCCGTGGCGGACGCCCACACCCTGGACGCCTGCCACCGCCTGTTCCATGAGGCCCGCGCCGCGGGCTGGGAGAACCGGGACGTGGACGGCACGGACCTGGGAGACCGGATCAAGGCCCGCGCGGAGCAGCTGCAGCAGCGGCCGCAGACCGCCGCGCAGAAGGAGGCGGCCGCGGCGGCGCCGGAGCAGCCTGCCGCGGAGACCCCGGCGGAGCCCGCCGCCCCGGCCGCCCCCCAGGTGGACCCGGAGGACATGTGCCGGGACACCCCGGTCCGCCGCGGCGTGATGCTGGCCTTGGTGGAGCTGCTGGCCTCTGACGCTCCCACCCCGGAGCTGGCCACCGCCATGGTGGCTGACGCCGCCCAGGAGGAGTACGGCGTCCCCGTGGAGCAGATCAGCACGAAGCGGCTCCGGGACTGGCTGACGCAGCGCACCCGCGGCATCAGCGCCGCCTGACCCGCATCACCGCCCGGGGGTCTGTGCAGCCCTGCACAGACCCCCGGCGCGCACCCACCAGCCAGCACACCCACGGGGGAGACCCAGCACCATGACCATGACGGACACCACCCATGACCTGACGGCCGCGATCCGGCGCGTGGACGCACGCCGCACCCGCAGCCGCCAGAAGAAGATCGGCGCCAGTGACGTGGGCACCTGCCGCCGCCGGACCGGCTACAAGCTGGCCGGGACGAAGCCCACGAACGCGGAGACCGGCCTGCAGGCAGCCATGGGCACCATGCTGCATAAGGGCGTGCTGGCCGTCCTCCGCCAGGAGTACGGCGCGCTCACGGAGGTGCGCCTGGACAGTGACATGGTGCGTGGCCACACGGACGCCCTGTACTGGTACCCCCCGGAGCAGGTCCTGCGGTACGGCGGCACCGGGGTGTGGTTCTCCTCTCTGCGCCCCATCGACGTGCAGCGGCTGCAGATGCGCGCCGCCCTCATCGCGGCCGGAGAGGACCCGGACTCCGCCACCGTGGAGGACGTCAAGACGAAGGGGCTGTACGCCTACCAGCAGGTGGAGGACGCCGGGCCCCGGCTCTCTGAGTGGTTCCAGGTCCACATCTACGCGTGGCTGCTGCGCACCGGCCAGACCGTGGACCCCCGCCGCGGCTACCCCACCGGCGTGAAGGTCCCCGTGGACACCGTGCGCCTGCGCTTCCTGAACCGGGACAACGGCCAGAGCTTCCCCCGGGAGGCGCCCTACGATCCGGCGATCACCGCGGAGGCCCTGGGCTGGATCGCGGAGGTGCTGGAGCAGCTGGAGGCCGGTGGCCCGGAGAACGTCACCCGGGACGGGTACGGCCCCTCCACGTCCATCATCTGCAAGTCCTGCCCGTTCCTGGACGCCTGCTGGGGCCCGCAGCCCCTGGGCCCGGAGGGCTTCACCCGGGAGTCTGAGGTGATCCGGGAGGACGCGGACGTGGAGCTGGCCCTGATGGAGTACGACCGCGGCCGCGCCCTGGAGCGGGACGGTAAGCAGATCAAGGACCGGAGCCGGGCAGCACTGGACGCCGCGGCCCCGGGTATCTACGGGGACAACCAGCTGTCCTGGAAGCGGTCAGACGCAAAGTACGTGCTGGATGCTGACCAGGCCCTCATCATGCTGGAGGAGGCCGGGCTGGAGCCGCCCATGAAGTGGAAGGACCCCAGCCGGTCCATCAGTGTCCGCCCCCGCCCCGTGGCCACCCAGCCCGCGGCCCAGAAGAAGAAGCCGGCACGGAAGCCGGTCACGGAGACCACGGAGACCAGCGGAGGCTGACATGACCCGGACGCGCGTACTCCTGGAGCTGGTGGCGGCTGACGGCCGCCTGGACCCGGAGGCGTGGCGCCTGGCGCACCGTGACCGGACCCCCGTGGCTGTCTGCAGCTGCGGGGGTCCGGTGTACACGGACGACGACGGGCCGGAGTACGTGGTGCACTTCGGCGTCCGCTGGCACTCCCTGCGCTGCAGCAGCTGCCACTCCACCAGTGAGCTGCCGGCCACCCGCGTCCTGCCCACGGTGGAGCACCGGCCGTCCACCGCCCGCGTGGCTGCCGCGGCCGCGCTGGAGCGCCGGAAGCTGGCGGACCACCTGTGACCTGGCAGAGCGCGGAGCAGGAGCTGCTGGACCTGGAGCGCACGGACCCGGAGGTGCGCGCCGCGGCCGCCAGCCTGGACCGCGCAGTGGAGCACGTCCTGCGCGGCGTGCCCGTGACCCGCTTCCGTAAGAGCACGCCGGACCGGCCCGTGGAGGTGCTGAGGTGAGAGACCCGGACGAGTGGCCCGTGCCGGAGCGGATCACCTGGGCCCTGGACATGCCGCAGGCCCCCGGCGCGGAGGGCCCACTGGAGGGCCCGGGGGTGGACGAGTTCTGCGGCGTCCAGGAGCCCACGGTGGACCTGTGGGAGACGGGGGAGGTGATTCCCTCAGAGGAGGAGCTGGCCCGGCTGGCGGAGCTGACCGGCTACTCGCTGGAGTGGTTCTACCGGCCGGTGCTGGACCTGTCCGGGCCGGGCACGTTCATGTGCGTGGGGGACGGGCCGCGGCACGGCTGCTACCACCCGGATGACCCGGCGCTGCTGACCGCACTGGCGCTGGCGGACGTGGGGGAGGTGTCCCGCGTGCCTCGCCCGGCGCCCCGCCCGCAGCCCTCCACTCCCCGGGCAGAGCCCCGCCGGCGCACGGTCACCGTCACCACCGCGTCCATGCCGGAGTGCCTGGGCTGCCAGGCGCCCATGCGGCGGACCGTCTGGGTGACCCGGCACGGCCGCTGCTCCAGCTGCAGCTGACGTCCCGGCGTGTCCACCCTTCCCACCACGGCACCCGTGTGCGTACACTCCCCATGTACGGCACGGACGGGACCCCCTCCACTGGGGGCCGACACCGGCGAGGCAGAACACCACCGGGGCGCTGGAACGCCACCAGCGAACTGACCGCCGCACGCAGGAGCCCCAGCCGCACACCAGCGGCTGGGGCTCCTCCAGTCAGACAGCACAGAGCCCCCCCACCCAGACGGGTGAGGGGGCTCTGCTGCGTACGCGGTCAGCCCTGGGTGGGCTGGCCCTCCACGTCACCGCTGGCGTCGGACGCCGGGACGTCCTCCGCAGGGACCGGCTCCGGCTCCACGGGCGCCGGGTCCGCCGGGGCGGGCTCCTCCGGGGCGGGCTCCACCGGCGGTGCCGGCTCCTCCGCGGCCGGGTCCGCGCCCACCTGGTTCAGCTGCGCGGCCAGGCTGTCCAGCCGGGTGGAGGCGGACCGAGCGTCCTCCAGCGCGGCGTCCGTGGTGGACCGCAGCTCCGCCAGCGCCGCGTCCTGCTCCACGTCCTCCGCGGCCTCCGCACTGGCCGTGGCGTCGTACCGGGCGCGCTCCGCGGCCAGGGCCTCCTGGGCGGCGGCCAGCTTCTCCGCGCTCCGGGCGCCCACCTCCTCCACGGCGGTGGCGATGCGGTCCACGGACTCCTGCAGTGCACTCATGCTGTGCTCCAGACGCTTGACGACGGTGAGAATCTTCCGGGCCGTCCCCGTGCCACGGGTCCGGATGGTGAGCAGCAGGGACATGGCGTGATCGTAGGACCACACGCGGTGAGCGCGCCTCCGTTCCGGCGCGGCGCCACGCGGTGATGATCTGCCCGTGTGTCCCAGCGGGAAGCTCTCCTACGTCAGCGCGGCGAAGGCCCACGCCGCCGTCCGCGCGATAGCCACCGGCCGCCACCGGCGGGGGGACAAGGCGGCGGTGGAGCCCTACCGCTGCAGCCTCTGCCCGCACTGGCACCTGATGGGTAAGGACCCGGCGCGGCGCAGGCGGCGGCGGTGACCGCGCCCGCCCCGGTCTCCGTGCTGGCCGGGCAGCAGGAGGACCCGGTGCACATCGCGTGCGCCACCACGGAGCGCACCTGGTGCGGAGAGCCGGCGGAGGACGTCTGGGTGGAGCACGTGGACGTAGACGAGGTGTGCCGGGTCTGCGTCCTGGTACTGGAGCTGCTGCACGCCGGTGACCCGTGCCCGGTGTGCGGCAGCCGCGCCTGCCTGACCCGCTGACGTGAATGCCGATAACGATTCTTATGTCAAGTAGCGGCGGCGATTGTGCTGGTCAGCCTGCAGTGAGAAGCGGCACGTGTTTGAGTTGCAGGTATGGACACATGGCACCCCACTCCCCCACCTGCCGCTTTGCCTGTCCGTTACGCGGACCGCGTAGAAGTACAGGAGGACGGCTGCTGGTACTGGACGGGGACCGTGCTGGACAACGGGTACGGGCAGGTGAGCTACCAGGGCCGGCCGTGGCTGGTGCACCGGCTGGTCCGGACGCTCCTGGTCGGGCCCATTCCCGCCGGTCTCACGCTGGACCACCGATGCCACGACCGGACCTGCGTACCCCGCGGTCCGGTCTGTCAGCACCGGCGCTGCTGCAACCCCGCCCACACGGAGCACAGCACGCGTGGGAAGAACTCCGCCCGCCACCACCGGGAGAAGGAGAAGTGCCCGGCGGGGCACATGTACGACCGGACGGACCGGCGGGGTTGGCGCAGTTGCAGCACGTGTGCCAACACCCGGAAGCGGAAGCGCAGAGCCGGTGGTGAGCTGGACGTTCGCCGCGGGGGCGGAGGTGGTCCGGGGCAGGTCTCACGGGTTCTGTGAAATCTGTGGTAGCCGGAAGGGGCAGGCCGTCCAGACTCATCACCGGCAGCCGCGCGGCATGGGCGGGGTGTCCGGCGTGGGCTTGGCCGTGAACGCCCCGTCCGCCCTGCTGCGCGTCTGCCTGGACTGTCACGGCTGGCTGGAGACCCAGGAGCGCGGCGCCGCCCGGGACGCCGGGCTGCTGGTTCCCCGGCCGCTGGTCCCCGCGGAGACCCCGGTGTACCTGACGCCCATCTACGGGCCGGGCTGGTACACGCTGGACGATGAGGGCTCCTACGCCTGGTGGCACGGCGAGACCCCGGCCGTACCACGGCAGCTGCTGCTCCACCTCATGTAGCAGGCCCCACCCGCGTATCCTGGTCTCAGCAGGGGCTCCGCGCGTGCAACCTCCTCAGCTGGGCGCGCGGGGCCCCTGCTGCATGCCCGGCCCGTCCACTCTCAGTGCACGCGACGGCGCGGACCCGCGTACACTGTCCGTGCACGCACACCCCAGCCAGCTGAGGAGCTGACCGTGACCCAGAGTCCGCAGACGCCCGCGGAGCGCATCGCCTCCGCCCAGACCGTCACCACCCCCACGCCCATCCCGGCCGGTCCCCACGTGGAGGCCATGGCCGCGCAGGAGGCGCTGGAGGCCGCACGCGCGGACTTCCGTGCACGCCTGGCCGCGGCCGCCCAGAAGGTGGTCAGCGTGGACGGCACGGTGAACGCCGGGCTGATGGTGGGCGGGACGTGGCTGTACGACCGCTGGCGGTACCACGCCGGGGTGGGCGCCTGGCTGTCCCCCGGCGGGCTCATCGTCTACTCGGAGGACGTGCAGGCGCGCATGGCCATGCCCAGCGAGGCGGTGAAGCTGTACGCCTTCCTCCTGGAGGAGGGGGACGCGGCGGTGGCCGCGGAGCTGGCCGCCCAGAAGCCCACCACCCCGTAGACCCGCACCGCCCCCTCCGCCCAGGTGTGTCGTCCCCGCGGCGCACCTGGGCGGAGCTGTACCGTCCGCCGTGACCGCCCGCAGTCCCCCGCCTGCTCCCGGTCACCACCAGCCAGCCGCCCCCACCGGCCACCCGTCTGGAGCCCTGTGCACCCCGCCCTCATCTACCTGGCCGCCGCCGTGGCGCTGCTCCTATGGGCCCGCGCCGCCCTCCGCTGCCACCGTGAGGTGAGCGGCATGCGGACCCGGGCCCGCACCCGCGCGCAGGCGCTGCGCCTGGTGGAGCAGGCCCGCTACCGCTGGGATGCGGGCACCGCCGCCATGGCCGCCGGCCTGGCGCCGCTGCAGCACATGGCCGGCACCACCGGGTTCGGGGATCAGCTCATCGCGGAGGAGCGGCTGCGGAACGCCACCGCGGCCGCGGCGGAGGCATCCCGGTGACCGTCCTGACCTTCCACGTCCCCGGCGTCCCCATCCCCCAGGCGGAGGTGCGGCCCGGGAACGTGAAGCCCAGCGGGAAGCGGGCGCCGTCCTACTACGCCAACGGGAAGGACCTGCACCCCTGGCGGGACGCCGTGACCACCGTGGCCCGGCACGCCGCGGCCCGCGCCCGCGCGCACTACCCGAAGGAGCAGGCCGTCCGCCTGGACCTGGTGTTCTACCTCCCCAGGCCCCGCACCGTGACCCGCCCGCTGCCGAACGTGAAGCCGGACGTGCAGCACCTGGTCCGCGCCATAGAGGACGCCCTGACGAAGGCCGGGGTGTGGGTGGACGACGGGCAGGTCACGGACGGCTCCGCGTACAAGCGGTACGCGGACACCCACCCCGCCGGTGTGGCCGTCCGCGTCTCCCCCGTCACCCCGGACGGCCCGGAGACCAGCCAGTGACCGCGGCCCATCCCCGGTCCGGCACGGACCTGGTGGCGGAGTGCACCCTGCTGGGCCTCCGCCTGGCCGCCGCCCTCCGGCACGGTGACCGCGCCCAGGTGAACCAGCTGCTGGAGGAGGTCCCCGGCGGCCGCATGGACGTCCTGGCCCTCTCCCTGGCCGCCCTGGTGAACCCGGACCTGGAGCTGTCCACCACCACCGGGCAGGTCATCAGCGGCAGCCGCCGCCCACCGCTCACCGGCGGCCCGGAGCCCCTGCCCCGGGAGCACGGCACCCGCCGCGGCTACCGGCAGCACCGGGACCGGGAGGAGCAGCCCTGCCCGGACTGCACCGCCGCGTGGGCCGTGGCCCGCCGGCCAGCCGCCTGCCAGGTGGAGTACGCCCGCCTGCGCTCCCTGCACGTCTCCGTCCTGGCCGCCGCGGAGCTGTCCCGCGCCGTCCACGTCCTGTCCCGCCCCACCCCTCCTGAGGAGTCACCGTGAGACCAGCCCCAGCCACCACGCACCTGCCCGCGCACGTGCCCGCCAGCGCGCAGCGCATCCCCACCCGGGAGCTGGCCGCGCAGCAGCCAGCCGCCCCCGTCCCGCCCACGCAGCCCCTGCGCCGCGTCTGCGGGCAGACCGCCGCCAGCGGGGAGCCGTGCATGCTGCTCCACCCGCACTGGGGCAGCTACCACCTGCCGGTCCCCCGGCGCCGCCCCCTCCAGGTGCGCGGCCAGTGAGCGGCCAGCACGCAGCGCCCCCGCCCCACCCCGGGCACCGGCCCGTGCAGCATCGAGACGGACGCCCCCCGTGGTGCCGGGAGTGCGGCCTGGACGCCACCGGCCGCGCCCCGGCGTCCCGCCTGCCCGGCCAGCGCCCGCCCACGGCCGCCAGCCAGCCCGTGACCGCGGACGCCGTGGTCACCACCGGGGACGCCGCACCCCGCGTCCCACCCGTCACGTTCCTGGAGCCACCCCCGGCTCCGCAGCCCCCTGAGGAGGACACCCCGTGAGCGACACCCAGCAGGACCCCCGGCCCGTCAGCCAGCCCTCCACCGTCACCGTGCAGCTGCCCTGGTCCTGGTTCCAGTACAGCGAGCACGGCGGCCCGCCCGTGGGCAGCACCCTGGGCGTGGCCGGCCAGCAGGGCACCGTGACCGGCTTCCGCCGCCAGGGGGAGGACATGCTGTCCATCGACCTGGAGCTGCCGGAACTGCCCTCCGCCCTGGTCGGCCTGCCTGGCTCCTACTCCATGGACGGCGGCCAGTGACCACCACAGGCCAGGCTCCGCCCTGGGCGCTGCAGCTGGTCCATGACCTGCAGCAGGCGGAGGAGATGCACCCCCAGTTCTACGTGGACCGCGGCATGGGGGAGTACGTCCGCGTCGGCTGCCCCATCACCGTGGCCCTGGAGCGCGTCCCCGCAGAGGTCCGCGTGGCCGTGGAGCTGGCCGCCCGCTGGCAGCCGGAGCCACCGCCGGAGGAGCCCCCCGCCACCACGGAAACGGCACGGCAGGGCGTGGTCATCAACGTGGCCCCCGGCCAGAACGCGCAGGACGTCGGGGAGCAGACCGCCCGCGCCCTCACCCACCACCAGCAGACCCACGGGGAGGACCACCGTGCCTGAGCCGGAGAAGCCCTGCGTGCTGCCCGCCGTCCTGGGCTGGTCCAACACCGGGCCGGACAGCCTGCAGCTGTACGCCCTGGACGCCGGGCCGTCACCTCGCTGGATGGACCCGCCCCACGGCCGCCGGCTGGAGACTGCCCTGCGGGAGCAGGGGGCCGTCATGGACAGCAGCCCCTACGTGGAGGGAGACCGCTTCCTGCTGGTCCACGTGGGCCGCGCACAGGACGTCACGGAGGACCGGCTGCAGAGCCTCCGGCGCACCGTGGAGCAGGCCCTGGAGGACCACCGTGGCTGAGGAGAAGCAGTCGTACGTCCTGCCCGCCTTGATGCAGGCCGTGAGCCGCACCGGCCACGTCACGGACAGCACCCTCCGCCTGTTCGCCGTCCAGGAGCCCCGCGCGGACCAGCTGCTGGAGCGCGTCCTGCAGGAGCACGGCAGGGCAGAGCTGGGGGGCTACTTCCTGGTGGCCCACGTCGGCCACGCCCGAGACGTCACCACGGAGGAGCTGGCCTCAGCGCAGCGCGCCGTGGAGCACGCCCTGACCCCGGCCCGTGCCACAGAGCAGGCCACCCTGCCAGTGGGGACCCAGCGCGGCGGGTACGTGTGGGACGGCTCCCAGTTCGTCCCTGGCCCGGATCAGCCCCTCAGCCCGCAGGACGAGGACGACCCACCGCCGGTGGGCCTCACCGCCCAGCAGGCCGCCTGGGTCATCCGGCGCCTGACCCGGCACCTGGGAGAGGCGGAGCACGAACACCTCCCCCTCCGCGGCGGCCAGCACGTCTCGGTCATCGCCACGGACCTGGTGGAGGACTGGCTGCAGGGGTTCGCCGTCCGGGTTCAGCACGGGGAGCCCCTGTGACCCGGCCACCGGCGCACATGTGGGTGATGGAGCTGGACGGCCTCACCCAGGAGACCGCCACGTACCGGTGGGCCAACCAGCAGGCCGGACCGGACGCCACGCTGACCATCACCCGGCAGCAGTACGAGGACACCGGGCGGCTGGCCACCGCGCACGTCCACCTGGGCGTCTCCGGCGCCGTGGGCTTCCTGCCCCAGCCCGGGAGCGCCACGTGACCGGCCCCGTGGCGCACGTCAGCGCCAGCCCCGTGGTCCATGACGGGCCCGGCCACGCTGCCGCAGACCCCGGCTGGTGCGGCGGCTGCTGGTGGGAGCAGCGCGGCCAGTACGCCCCGCCCTCCCTCACCCAGCTACCGGACCACGCCCCGGACTGTCCGGCCTGCTGCGTCCGCCCCCCGGTCGGGTACGCGGTCCGCGTCTCCCAGGCGGTCAGCGACCCGTGGCACGGCACCGTGGTGAAGGGCCACCGGGACCTGCCCCGGCACCAGGTGAACGTGATGGAGCACCCCACCGGCCGGGTGGTCACCGTCCGCCTGGACCAGCTGGTGGAGGTCTGGGACCCCTTCTCCACGGACAGGAGCACGACGTGACCGCGCGCCGGGCGCCTCACAGCACCGTGCGGCTACTCCTCGTCGGTGCCGTAGTGGGGGTGAGCGGAGTACGCCACCTCCGTACGGTGCGCGCCCTCCGCCAGGCACGCAGGGAGGCCCAGTGGCTCCAGGCCCGTCTCCAGAACACGGAGACGGAGCGGGACATGGCGGAGAGCACCCTGCGGGACACCCAGGAGGAGGCCAGCCTGCTCCGCTCCACCGTCTCCACCCTGCTGGACAGCGGCCTCCCCCTCCCCCCGCAGGTCATCCCCCCGCAGGTGCGCACCCTGCAGGCCGGCGGCCTCATCCAGGGAGACGCGGGCTGGCAGTTCCACCTGGACCAGCCACCCACGGACGGCGTGATCCTCACCGTGGAGCACCGCGGCGCGGGAGACCCCCCGTTCATCACCCCGCCGGACCAGGGCGCGGAACCCCTCCCCGGCGGGTTCACCGTCCACCTGACGCTCCGTCTCACCACCCGGGAGGAGCCCCTGCACGTGTGGCTGGTGGAGCACGCCACCGTCCAGATCACCCAGCCCACCTGACCCACCGGCTGCCCCGCGGACCCCACCCGCGGGGCAGCCCCACACCCCACTCCCGGGCAGACACGCCCACCACCCCCACCCAACCCACACGCCCAGTCACCGTGAGCCACACTGGACCGCAGCCAGTAACCAGTCAGACACGCGGGGGAACCAGTGGCAGAACCGTGGGAGCGCCTGGTAGGCGAGGGCACCAAGCGGTTCGAAGCGTTCGCCAAGTACCGGGACATGGGCCCGGAACGCAGTCTGGCGAAGGTGGCGCAGGCGTTGGGCAAGACCACCAGTCTCATGGAGCGGTGGTCCGCGGAGGATTCCTGGGTCCACCGGGTCACCGCGTGGGATGAGGAGCAGGACCGCATCTGGCGGGGCCAGCAGGTCTCCTACCGCCGGGAGGTGGGCCGCCGTCAGCTCCGGATCGCGAACGCCATGCAGGGCCAGCTGGTGAACCGGCTGGCGGAGCTGGACGTGTCCACCCTGGGCCCGGCTGACCTGGCCCGGTGGCTGGAGGTCACGTCGAAGGTGCAGCGGCAGGCCCTGGGCCAGGGGGACCGCACGGAGCTGACCGGGGCGGACGGTGGCCCCGTCCAGCTGGAGGCCCTGTCCCCGGACCAGGCGCGTGCCCGGCTGCGGGACCTGGCCGCGGAGATAGCGCGGCGCACGCAGGCGGACCCGGACGCCGTGCCCCTGGCCGGTGCCCTGTGACCGCCCCGGGCGGGAAGGTCAGCGTGGACCGTGCGCTGCTCCGCCAGGTCCTGGAGCGGCTGGGCCAGAACCCGGCGTCCTCAGAGTTCGGCATCGTGTCCCAGCTCCGGGACGCCGTGGCCCCGCGCCCTGAGCCGGAGTACGCGGGGCGCATCCCCGCGGAGGTGCGGGAGCGGCACTTGCTGAACGTGCTGGCCCGGGTGCTGGCCCATCACCTGACGGAGCGCAGCGCGGGGCGGACCGTGACCGGCTGCTCCTGTGGACAGCTGCGGCTGGGTGAGTCCTGGGCCATGCACGTGGCCGGCCACCTCCGCCGCTCCATCTGGGAGGAGCCGCTGGTGCAGCTGCCGGTGGACGTGCAGGCCGCGGTCATGGCGGCCATGGGCATCACCCTGGTGGCGGAGCAGCCCCAGGCAGGACAGGACGGGGACCAGGTGGACGGGGACCAGGCGGACGTGCGGCCGGTGTGGCTGCAGCAGGCGGAGGAGCGGGAGGCGCGGGCCGCGGAGCACGCGCGCATCGCG